TCATAATAATTACGAAACGGCAGCGCATCGGTTAAGCCAGACCCGATACGATACGGCGATTATTAAAGTATGGAGAGGGCGCTAAGTGGTGGAGGCATTCTGCCCCCACACCCCCGTGGAGGCATTCTGCCCCCACACCCCCCCACACGGATTAATTCTGCACCTCTGCACCTCTGCACCTCTGCACCTCAAAATCCCTACAAAATTAATCCATGTAGGGGGTGTGGGGGCGGAACGCCTCCACGGGGGTGTGGGGGCGCTGGCGCCTCCACCACAGTGCGTTTAAAATCCAAAAAAAGAAACTCTCCAGAGAGTGGGCTGCTGATAGCTCACCCGCCGAAGGCGGGGTATTGCTATGATCATGTTGCTGGCGCCTTTGGCGTCAGCAACCTGCTGATAGCTCAGATGGTAGAGCGGAGGATTGTAGTCGGTTTCGCAATTGTCCTTAGGTCGCTGGTTCAATTCCGGCTCAGCAGAGAATATACTTTTTAGAAGCGCTTTGAGCGCATCTAAAAAGTATGTGTAGAAGAATGAATATATGTCATCGTGGGGAGGTGTTACTAAAAAACCAAAGCAACCTCATGCACCACAGTCCAACACTCCTATTCCATCCAAGTTTGTCATTCCAAGTACAGCACCCAATCATGCAGTGATCTGTGCAATTGCACTAGACGAAGAACCCTATATTGATGAATGGATACACTATCATTTGAATTTAGGATTCTCGCATATTTATGTCTACGATAACAGTGATAAAAATACATTGCAAAACAAGACATCCTCTCAGGTATCTATTATCCATTTTCCAGGTAAAAAACGTCATTTGGAGGCATATGACAGTTTTATAGTACAGCATACACATCAGCACAAATGGTGTGCATTCATTGACATCGATGAATTCATTGTTCTAAAAAAACATAAAACAATCATGGAGTTTTTACAAGCGTACGATTCATGTGAATCGATTGCCTTAAATTGGATTATGTTTGGAACCTCGCATGAAACGGTTTATAAAAATGAACCTGTCCTTTCGCGATTTCAACTGTGTTCCGCCGATATAAATCCACATATTAAATGCATTTCACAGTTGCGCGCCATAAAACTGTATATTTCGTCGCATTATCCTCAACTTCGTGAAGGAAATATTTATGATCCTAATCGCACCATCGTTTCAGGACCTCCCTATCACCAAGGGTCTGTCGATATTGCATGCATTCATCATTATTATACAAAATCAGAAGAGGAATTTCGTAAAAAGATTTTGCGAGGAACAAGCGATGAGCATCCTACACGATCCTTGACAGAATTGGATGGGATACATTTAAAAAATAATGATGTTGTGAATCGCGATGCATATGATACATCGCGGCTTCGCTGATTTAATTCAGGCTCAGCAGAGAATATACACATATACTATTTTATGATAGCTCGGCAATAACATCGCGTATTCGTTTATCTTCCACATCACGTTCTTCAGGTTTACTTGACGGTATTTTACAATACGCTAAGAATCTATCGCGCTGTGTTTTTTGTATCATTTTTCCATTTGGTGTATCTTTAAACCACTCGTTATTTGCACCTATAAATCCCAATGCTAAGAGTGTTGCAATATTATCATATATTGCTGTTTTTGCTTCCATAACATGTTGCACCCCTACATTATTTGTGGAATTATTGCTATATTGATTTATAGTATTACTATGTATCTCAAGATCATTTAGTCTTTTTGGTGAAATTCGTTTTATTAATTCTAAAAGCGACTCCTCAATTAATGTCTTCGTACATGTATGATTTGCATTTTTTAATAAAATAGCATAGGATAATAATGGTCTGTTCGCAGAACGTTCTATATTCCATTTATTCACAATTAATGCAGATAATGTATCTGTAACAGATTTGCCACTATGTTTTAATATATTTTTTCGGAGAAAATCTATATTTATTGATGCCTTTACAAGTTGTTTTGCATGTTCCTCGTCGTATTCATCATTTGCCTTAACATGATTCTTTTCAACCACTACTTGATATTTTGTATTATTTGAAAACTTGACAGTAAAAGAGGATGCACCGCCTTTCCATTTGCAAATCCTCCGCGTGGCTTTACCACGCTTGATAGCTGATTTGGGGGTTATAGGAGCATATTTCTTTTTACGTATAGGTTTCTTTCTTGTTCTATTCATATACTATTTATATATTCTATTTTAATATTGATTGATTCCCTATCTTTTTAGAAAAGGTATACTATATACTGATTTCCGTACTTAGTAATAATTGAGCTGTACATACTTTTGTTTTTCTTCATCATATAATACTAACCATAAATTATTATAAAATTCTTTCATTGACATAGAATATATAGTATCAAATACATTGGATGTACGAATAACTTCTTCATGATATTCTTTTAGATGATAATTTGGTATTTTACTATTCATATGGTGAATATGATGATATTCAATTCCACCAGTGAAATAGTTTAGATAGGCAGGTATCTGAATAAATGAACTACCTTTTATACCACTATCTTTTACAGACCAGGTTGTATTTGTTGCGATATAGGGAGGATTAAATGTGTGCTGATTATGAAATAACATAACGCCAATATTACTTGCAATCCACATTGATAATGTCCAATGATATAAAATACCATATTGAAATAATGTACATAAATATACATAAAATAATAGATTATGAATAAGTTGGTCAGCTAGTAAGTAGCCTAGTTGACTATGCTGGCGCGTTTTTCGATAAAGTAATTTGATTGCTGAAAATCGTTCGATTAACATAAAATTAATAAAAGGCATACATGTATAAAAAAATTCAGGAGAAATAAGAATAGAAATAAGTTTACGTTTAATAGATGGCAACTCACGATATGTTTTTACTGTATAATAAATATGCTCATTCTGTCTCCAGTTGTATTTATTTTCAATATTTCCACTTGTTGCATGATGCGTATCATGACGAATGCCCCATGAAAAAGGCGTTCCTACAATTACTCCTGTTGTCATACCAATTATGGTATTTATCAGACGACTTGGAGTGTAAGAATGATGACCACAATCATGAAAAATAATGAAGGTTTTCACATGTAATAATCCTAGAAGAATCGTTGGAAAAACACTCCAATAGGTATGTTGCGTATACCATATACTATACCATGTAGCCGATGTAAGAATCATATGTCTAATAAAATCATAAAATGCAGCCGTATAAGATGATCTGTATTTCATAAACAATTGTGATTCGTTGCATTCTAAAGGAGTGCAAGACATGGAAACAACTTACTATATAAAGTAATAAAAAGATATAGATTTTTCATGTATATCTTTTTATTAACATAGTGTCATTTCTTCCCCTCCCTATACCGTTTAACCCGCTGTGCAGTCATAAACTTACTACAGAGTTTTTTCAATTGCTCTTCGTCTAGTCGGTGCTGTTCCAGACTCTGAGTAAATGCAGACCATCGCTTGACCCACTTTGGATTCTCTGGTTCTTCGCCATGCGTCGTTTCCATAAATGTTTTAAACTTCTCCAGCTTTCCACTCAGAAAGGAGCGCACCACCGTTCCAGTCGGCCATTGCTGTCTGTCTTCTTTATCCACAATACTGATATTTTTGTCATAACACAGTTGATTATGGCGAATGTTACGCAACGTGTCAATAAACGCTTTGATTGGTTCTTCTGTTTGTTCAAATGCTTTCCCTTTTATGGAGGAGACAAAGGTGGACCATAACGGAGGCCAGGCGGGATTTTCTATAATATCATTGTGTTCTTCGCAGTAGACTTTGTACAGTTCTTCGTTGTTTTCTTGAATTACTTCGTGGATTTGTCTGGCTTTCCATTGTTTAGGAATAATGTTCTTCTTTTTTTCTAATACTATCTGAATATCTTCTTGAATTGGCACAATCATTTCATTTACAGATGTATATTCATGCTGAATATCGGTTTTCATTCCAGCGTCGTTATTAGGATCCTGTCGTTTTTTATTATGTCGTTTACGATCATTGATTCTAATTTTATGAAGGCATATAGTACACTTTACCTGATGCGCTTCTAAAACAGTATAGCATCCGCGCGCAACATCACAGTAGCGTATGTTTTCTATTTTCGCTTTATCTAGGATGACGTGTCGTCGATGCTTACCGCAATACGCATCTTCTGTATTTTTTCCACAAACCTCTCCTTTTCTTTTTCCCTGTTGGATAGGAGCTTGACAGATCGGCATATTTATTGTACCATATATTACAAATGTACGTTTGGTCAATTTTGGCATGTTTGGCTAAAAACACAAATAGCCGAAGTAATAAAATTGACGCTGCAGCCGACACTGTGAAAAGTCAAACAACAATGGACTATGCTTCAAAAACGCTTTCTGAACTGAAGACAATCTGTAGGGAACGCAAGATTAAGGGGTTCAGTGGCAAATCAACTAAAGAGTTGATTACGTTAATTCAATCTAAAGATGAAGTTCCTACAAATACAATTGTAGAAGTGGAAGCACCTGCGGAAGTGGAAGCACCTATGGAACCGATTGTTTTGCGCCAAGATGTACTAAATGGCGATACGATTGTAATTCTTCCTACACTTGAATCTGATTCAGCACAAATTATTATCGCAGACCCACCTTACAATATCGGAAAGGACTTTGGCAACGATAGTGATAAACAACCGATGGATGAATACCTTATTTGGTGTGAAAAGTGGATTAAAGAATGCCTTCGTATCCTTAAACCGAATGGGACAATGTTTATATACGGATTTAGTGAAATCCTTGCTTTAATCTTATCCAAAGTTCCATATTCTGTCAATCGGCGCTGGATTGTCTGGCACTACACCAATAAGAATGTGCCATCTCTAAACTTCTGGCAACGCTCGCACGAAAGTATCCTTGTTTTATGGAAATCAGACAAGGTCTTCCACAGGGATGATATTAGGGAGGCATACACGGAAGGGTTCCTAAATGGTGCTGCAGGAAAAGAGCGCAAGGCAACAAAAGGTCGTTTCTCAAAAGGTGATAAGAGTACAACGTATACCGCCCACGCAAATGGAGCATTGCCGAGAGATGTCATCAAGGTCGCTGCTCTTGCTGGCGGTGCAGGTATGAATGAGCGAGTCAATCACCCTACACAGAAACCGTTGACACTATGCGATAAATTAATTCGTTCTTGTAAGCAATCTGCCACAGATGGATATGTTCTTGTCCCATTTGCAGGATCTGGAAGTGAATGTTTGGCAGCAAAAAAATTGGGATTGCCCTTTGTAGGCATTGAATTAAATCCAGAGTATGTTACTCTGATTCATCAGAGGCTTGAAGAGAAGACGCAAACTGAAGAAGTTGTTCCTCCGTCTGAATCTCTGTCAGCGAATCCTTAACATCCGAATAATTAAACCACATCCCCTCAGAACTCTCTCCTGCCTTATTCCCCTGATTTGTAATTTTTTTCTCAGAAATCAGGCGACTGCATGTCTTTCTATCCATGCCCCAAAACATAACACGCTCGTAATCAATGCCACATAGAAGAAGCATATCCCATTTGTGCTTATCCTCTACATGTTGCCATTTATAGTCGTCTTCCCCCCAATGCCCTGATGATTTTTGCTCCACAAATATATTCTTTGTATCTACTTTTATCAAATGATCGTATCCAGTCTCCTCCTTACCCTTTCCCCTCTTTTGTAGATTCTTGAACCGAAATCGTGCATACTGTTCAAGTGTTGTTCCCATCTTTGGACCTCCACCAATCGCAATAAATTTCTTGATGCCTTCAGGTGCATTCTTCTTTTCATAACGCTGAAGCTGTGTTGGCTTCTCCTTTCCAGAAATAGACTTCCAGAAATTATCAATCTCTGTTATGGAGGACATGATGTTTTTTTGGTCTTACCTACGTTCAATGCCGTTTCAAATTTTGTGAATATGCGCAGCGTTGTAGCGGTCGCGTATGTATTTATGCAAAGGGTGTTTTCTACTGTAAAGTATATATCCTTGCATCACATAGTACATGCTATATATTATTTAGTAGTCATTTTATGATACACTAAATAATATTTAATTTTTATAGAAATATAATACAAATAACACATAATGCGTTTAGTTGCTGTATGCCAAGCCACCCATGCCAGACATGATGCGCAGAACGTTGTAGTTCGTGGCGTACACGCGGACCGTGGACGACAGGTTGGTGCCAACAGCGTTGTTCGAGACCGTCAACAACAAGGTCGTGTTGTCGATACGCGACAAGTTGCACGTGCCCGACGGCTGGTGCTGCTCAGGCTGCAGAGCGAACGAGTACACGTTGATACCGACGGCGGGGATGTTGGTGTGGTGCTGGAACGGCTGGACCCAGTTGAAGTAGTTGCCGTCGCGAACCTGGAAGCGGTCGTGGCCGTTGAGCTGCAACAGGGCCGTGATCGTGGGGTTCTTGCCAGCCATGCCTTCCACGCGGGTGACGGAGTAACCAGACTCCAAGACGGAGCGATCCCACCAGTCCGAGTAGTTGAACGGCTGTTGGCCCTTCCACGGGTTGATGATGGTGTCGTCGCACGACACGTATGAGTCGCGCTGGACGACCCACACCAACTCCTTGCACGGGTGGTTGAAGTTCAACTTCAACTTGTTGGCCGACGAGGTGATGGACTCACCGCCAGTGAACTGGAGGACATCAATCAAGTACTCGTGCGACACCTGGGCGAACTTACGACGCTCATCCGTGTCCAAGTAGATGTAGTCCACGTACAACGAGGCGGCGGCCAAACCGCATTGGCCAACACGGTTGCGAATGGCGTGGGCATCCGACGAGTTCGAGTAGTCCCAGCACAAGTTGTTCAACGAGTTGAACTCCAAGTTGATGCGGACCTCGTGGTACTGCAGGGCGATGAGCGGCAGAGCCAACCCAGGGTTGCGGCAGAACCAGAACTGCAACGGGATGTACAGGGTGTACATCGGGGCGCACGACGTGATGACCTCCGAGGTCAACGGTTCGCCGCCATAGCAGTCGTTGTCGCATGACGAGCCGCCCTGGTAGAGCAAGTTCGTCAACTCGGGGACGTTGCCGACCATCTTGGCATAGCCAGCCTGCTTGCCGGCCTCCTGGGTCAGTTCGTTCCAGATGTGCATCCAGTCACCGTACTGCTTGTCAATGCGCTGGCCACCGATTTCAATTTCAACGTAGTCGATCAAGTTGTGACCGATCCAGTTCAACCAGCGGAACTGAGCACCAGAGCCGTCCGAGGTCTGCAGAGCGACCTGGGGCAACGTGGCCTGCAAGTACATGCGGTGGATCAAGTCACCGTTGCGCTGGATCGTGCACGTAACCTTCTTGCCGAAGTTCGGGGCACCGTTAAACGGGTTCTCGATGGACTCCATGGCGAAGTTGGTGTGACGTCTATAGACCACTTTAAAAAATGTGATCTGAGGGTTGCCAGTCAGGTAAACGTCCTGGGCCCCGTAAGCTACGAGCTGCATCAAACCGCCGCCTGTCATCTGAAAATGCTATACCTTACTATTAGAAAAAAATTTTGGAAAATATCGTTTTTTTAAATTTTTTAATCTGTCGGAGAAATTCAAAATACCGGAAGGATATACATTCTTAAATATGATTCACATGCAAATAACCGTATACATCTTTCTACACATTAATTCTTCACATAATTAATATTTGACATTATCATAATTTATGCCGGATGATCTAAATAAATAAAATTTGAATTGGTACTAAAAGTAGAAGGACGGCAAAAATGACCGAAGAGAAACCAAAATATATTCGTAAAAAATGCGAACATGGTAGATATTCCTTTCAATGTAAGGATTGCAAGGGATCATCCATTTGTAGTCATAATACTTATAAAAGTATATGTAAAATTTGCAATGGTCCAGGATTATGTATTCATAAACGAATTAAACATAATTGTATAGAATGCCATGGGGCAAGTATTTGCGATCATGGTAAGCGACGAAGTCGCTGCATGGAATGTAAGGGAGGAAGTATTTGCTCACATAATAAGCTGAAAAGTCGATGTATTGAATGTGGTGGAACCGAAATATGTGAGCACCATATACGAAAAGAACGATGCATTGAATGTCATGGCTCCGCAGTTTGCGAACACAATATTCGAAAAAGTCGCTGTATCAAATGCAATGGAAGTGAAATTTGTATTCATCGACATAATAAATACTGTTGTGTGCAATGTCATGGCAATAACATATGCGAACACAACAAAATACGATGCCAATGCATAGATTGCGGAGGAAAACGTACATGCGAACATAAAAAACGAACCTCCACATGCATCACCTGTACCCCATCCAGTGCCTGTCAAAACTGCCTTGCCATCTCCATCATCGGTTCCAAATGGAAACCCCACTGTTTCCGCTGTCACTGTGTTCTAAACCCTGACGCAAACATCCCCAGAAAATTCATGTTAAAAGAGCATTATGTTCGCGATGCCCTCCAGGCCCACTTTGGAGAAGAGCTGACCATGATTTGTAATAAGCAGGTGGAAGGCGGATGTTCGAAACGCCGGCCCGATATTTTCATTGACTGTGGTTCACACTGTCTAATAATCGAAGTGGACGAGCATCGACATGTAAATTATTCCTGTGAAGAGAAGCGAATGGTGGAACTGTATGAAGACATTGGTTTTCGAAAGATTGTCTTCATACGATTTAATCCTGATGCCTATGAAACGGAGGAGGCCTACTATGATTCGCCTTTTCACTATACCGACTCTGGTGTCGTTCATTTGGATGAAGAGGAGCTGGAACGTCGTGTTGCACAGTTAATCAATTGTATTAATTTACATAAAGGCGTGGAACCTGCTGAGCAGCTCACGGTAGAGTATTTGTTTTATGGAAACATGTAATTATAAATTATCTTCTCTTTTTTTGCGTCGTCTCTCTTCGTTTACCCCCTTTTTTAAGTTGATATGAAATATGTAATTCTTTATTAGATATATCTACTGAAAAAATATAGTTTATAATGTTAAATTTAAGAACAGATCTTAAAAACTCATCAAACCACCCTTTATGCGATAACCATATACAAAAAGCAGAATCCCCTTTCTCTGTACGAATCCACTTTAACCATTCTCTCCACGAAGTAGATTGCTCATACTTTTCTCTAAGTTGTTCTTCAGATATATCTATGCTTTTCCATGGCATTTCCTTTTTTGCATTATCCCATGTCATATGTTGTTGTGTATCATTTGCATCAGATATTATTTTATAATATACATCTTTAAATCTATCGTCTATTTTTGCATTAAAATGTGATTCATACCATGTTTTACCATCTGTAAAAAGTTTCATCGCTGCTAGATTAACAGAACCACCATTATCGCACCGTCGATTACTAACATCGTTAAATTCAGCATATTGTACACTTGGATAATGATCCTTAATATAGGAGATAATCAATTTAAATATCATAGTAGTATCCTTTCCCCGTTCAAAGTCTTCGCTATAGGAGCATTCTTTTTCCCATCGTATTTTATCAATAAATGCAGTGTCCTTTATTACACCGTCTTGACGTTTTGACAAATGTGCTTTTGCACAATAAATAGTTTGATTACCTATAAAAATATCAATTGACCATTCATATATATAAGATGTAATTGTCATTCGTTTATCTCCAACAAATACATCTTCTATCGTATGACTTATAAGTGTGTTTTTACTACTGGATTCAATTAGACCATTCCTCTTTGCTCTACGACTCATCTATATCGTGCGTTTAAATAATACCGTATCTTTTTACTACGGTACTACAAATCTCATCATATGCCCTACCTAAAACGATAGTATAACATACCAAGTAAGTGTCTATGAACGACAGCGCTTTCTTTAAGGTAAAAAGTTCTAAGAGAAGCAATGCAGAAGCGCGCACAACGCTGGATGCAATTCATCATCAAAAAGTGCAGAACATGATGGAACAAAAAGACAACATTAAAGACATGAAAGATGAGTTGGATAATCTTAGAAGAAAAATCCGTGAGGCCACCACCGATATGGAAATCTGGCGGTTGGAGCGAGACGCAGAAGCGTTAGAAAAGCGAATGAAAACAATAGAGGATGGATCCGATTTGATGGATTATTATCTTCGGTCAGGCGATATTTTATACAATTACTACGATATTCAAGATCAAATCCAGAAAGGTACACAAAACTTTAGTGCAAATAAAGCCAAGCCTGGTTCTATCTTAGCGATTTTGGAAGAGGTGGCACAAGATGAAGAACAGGATGATGCATACAAGACATCCATGTTGGGATCGGCGAATAAGGGGTTGCAACGCAATCAACTTCTCAACGATTATTTGCAGTTAGAGGATCCCTCTATGGCACGTAACACGGCAGATGAATACGACGATCCCTGGACATTGTGTGAACGGTGTGGAAATGAAATGATTATGTGTCTAAATGAAGCCAATCTGACATGTTCCAAGTGCGGACATCAGGAATTTATTTTGGTAGACAGTGATAAGCCATCCTACAAGGATCCGCCTCGCGAAGTATCGTATTATGCCTATAAAAAGATTAATCATTTCAATGAGTGGTTAGCGCAATTCCAGGCCAAGGAAAGCACAGAAATTCCCGCCGATATTTATGATACGATTTTGGTTCAACTGAAAAAGGAGCGAATTACAAACATGTCTTCACTAAAGCCCACCAAGTTGCGCGAAATTCTACGAAAGATGAAATGCTCCAAATACTATGAGCACATTCCCCATATTATCAATCGTCTCAATGGGCAAAATGCCCCGTTTATGTCTCGTGAAGATGAGGAGAAGTTGCGACACATGTTTCGCGAGATTCAACCGTCCTTTAAGAAACATTGTCCAAAAGGACGACGGAATTTTTTGTCATATGGATACGTGCTGTATAAATTCTGCGAACTGTTGGAGATGGATGAGTATTTGGCGTGTTTTCCTCTTCTCAAAAATCGCGATAAACTGTATTTGCAGGATAAGACGTGGCAGCGCATATGTCAAGAGATGCGTTGGTCATTTATTAGGACAGTGTAATTTCACTTATTCAACATATATTTTTAATAGTTTACTAAAATAAATGTAGCACTAAAAACTTTTCTACATTTATTTTATAAAAATCCAACCCTCTAGAAAGATGGCCTCCCAGCTCCTCTATCAATTGGCTACGCATACAGCGGTTCCCCTTTTGTCCTCCAGTATATCTCGTCTTTACACCTATTGGTATACCCCTTCAGAAACTTCTGTACGAGCTGAAACATGCCCCACTAATGCAGAGCAAGAACTGGACGCCATTCACATGGATCGGCTGTTAAAATGGATGCATATCATTTTTGACAGTGATGCACACAGTAATGCACATAGTGCATTAACACCTGGTCAAGAATCGCACAAAGAATACAAGAAAGAACTGTATAGCATATATGTGGGGATTGTATCAGATTACAAACAATATCAGCAATGGAAACACTATAACCGCACACTCTGGTTAATGTCCTCGTATCGTAAGAAAAATACAAAGGCACTTGCTGCCAAGATTCTTGGTGATATTAAATCCTTTCATGATGGATTGAAGATGTTTGCGCTTTTTTCCAAGTCCTAAAGCACATGCCCTATACTATGTATACTGTGATTTTCTAAAAGTGCAATGTCCTATTTATTACAGCATCTCACCTTTTTAGAACAGCGCATGCGAACCATTCGGCACCTCCCAAGTGCATTTGAGTATTATGCAGCGAAGCAGATGACGCTTTTCCATAAAATACCATTTTATGTTTATCAGGATATTTCACCTGTTCAAAAGCAACGGTTTGGATTCCCTCTTCAGGACAAGGGTGTTGACTTAGCAGATGAACACTTTACGCACATCGCACAAGTGAAATATTATGGGCATGGGAAAATGATTCATTATGGAGCCCTTTCTACCTTCTTGGGTACGCCTATTCTGGTGGGCAAACGAAATCTTCCTATGACACTGATTCGAACACGGCATTCTGTGCTGCACCCAGAACTGCAAAATATTGTAGACCGACGCGATATTACCGATTTCAAACTGTGCTCGACAGAGTTTCTGGGGGAGATACTTTAATTACGTACGCATCCATCCCATAATAGCACTACTGTGCGGATTTACAGTGCGTATTCCATTTCTTGCCGAGGTGTTTTGCTCGGCAACAATGACTGCCGACTGGTTGAGAACTTTGATAATGATGGCAACATGCCCTGATGTTTTATACATCCCAGCCTGTTTCCATATGAGTATGTCGCCTACGCGGGGCGGTTGCTCTTCTGTATTTGCAATATAGCTGAAGGGATGCTGTAAAGATAGGATATCCATTGCGTGATACATGTAAGGAATGTAGACACGATAGGCATGCATATACCATCTTTTTACAAATTCAACCGATTGATCGCCTATTGGTTTTAGGACACTACGTTTATTGACATAGGTACTATCATCGTAGATAGGTATCCCGTATGGAGCATAGCCTTTGATGTGGCGCATCTATTATGGGGCAATGAAAAGGGGATGCCCCACGGTAGGACGCACGACCCGATACCAAACCCAGAACTTAAATAACTTTGACCCTCTATATATAGAGAGAAATGCCTTGTACTATACAAAGTAAATCATTATGTGGCAACACGGTATGTAGTGTATGTACACATCGATCTTTTGCAAATCATCCTAAGGCAAAGTATTGGAGTAGTAAAAATGATGTTGATCCCGAGTATGTTATGTCATTTAGTAATAAAAAATACAAGTTTGATTGTGAGGATTGTAATCATGAAATTGAAATTGGTCTTAATCATGTATCACTTGGTGTATGGTGTTCCTATTGTAACAAACATAGTTTATGCGATGCAGAAGACTGCTTATTTTGTTTTAAAAAATCATTTGCTTCCCATCCTATGGCATCACAATGGTCTTCTAAAAATAAAATTACCTCTCGACAAGTAACGCATCGAGCTGAGCAAAAATGTTGGTTTGATTGTTCTACATGTAAACATTCATTTGAATCTGCACTTTATAGTATGAAAAAAGATAAACATTGCCCCTATTGTACAAATCAGGCGCTATGTGAAAATGATGAATGTAAAGTATGTTTTGAAAAATCATGTGCATCCCATTTCATAAAAGATGCATGGTCACCTCTGAACGAAAAAAAGCCTCGGCAAATGTTTTTGCAATCCAATAAAAAAGCAAAGTTTTGTTGTTTAGTTTGTAAACATGATTATGAAACTACCATTACACATTTTTATAATAGAAATGGTTCATGCCCTTATTGTTCGAATAAATATTTATGCGACAGCGAATCCTGTCAAGCCTGTTTTCAGAAATCATTTGCATCCCATGAAAAGATTCATTGTTGGAGTTCGAAAAATGAAGTCAATCCTCGAAGTATCTTCAAAGGGTCTGAAAAGCGCGGTACATTTGACTGTGATGTATGCCATTCGGAGTTTGAGGCAAAGCTATACAATGTTCTTACAGGCTATTGGTGCCCTTTCTGCAAAAATAAAACAGAAGGGAAAATGGTTAGGTTTTTGAAGGAAAAGTATCCAATGTGTAAATCACAGGTTCGTTTTGACTGGTGTACCTTTTCAGACACAGGACATATTATGCCATTTGATTTTATGGTAGGTGATGTATTAATAGAATTAGACGGCGAACAACATTTTACGCAGATTTCAAATTGGGATACACCTGAAGCAGTTCAGACAAAAGATGTGGAGAAGATTCAGAAAGCCATTGAAGAAGGATATTCAGTCATTCATTTGTATCAGATGGACGTATGGAATGATACGTATAATTGGAAAAAGGTTCTTCATGATTTAATTGAAGAACTCCAAGAAGCACCGCCACAGTGTGTATTTTTAGAAAAATCTACCTGTAATAAGTATGATATTCATATCTTAAAAATAGGAGACACTGTACAATGCATTTTGAAACATCCAAAATAAAAACCGAAGGTTCGATATTTTGGAGATTTTTTGAGAAATGGGTCAGGAGGGGGTACACAATGCTTTTTTATTAAACGTGCACATGACTCTTATTATTTCAGAGAATGGGTAAATTTAAATACATTTACATCGGGAAGCCGACCAATTTAAATCCAAGGCCGATCCCTGCGCCCTGTCGAGTTGTAACACCTACCGAGGGCGACACCGCATCGAGCACCGCGAACACAACGGCAGCCAAGACCGCCAACGTGGCAACCTCGTCCAACGGCAACGAGCGTTTCGGGATAAAGATCGCGGCAGCGGCGATCACAAGACCTTCGATCAAATATTTAATGACGCGGTTGATGATTTCAGCGAATCCGTAACCAGACATGTTTCTATAATCAAACCTAAGAAAAAAACTCACACACGTCTCAACTACTCCGAGTCTAAAGCACATAGAAGTTCTATCTCATAGAGATGAGTAACAAGCAAGAGCCCGTAGAAGACTTTCTCGACGAAGATACCGAAATCCCTGGTCAACGGTACGTCCTATTGAGCTTTCTCAGTCCGGAGAAAGTGCTCGATAAAAAGGAATTGTTCTTCTTTCAAAAGTTCCTGCATGCGTATGAAGTGGATTGGAAGGTGAAGAACTTGGAGAAGTATTTGGTGGAAACCGTAAAAGGTATCAATGCGGAGTTGGACGAGAAAGTGAAGGAACTCGAGAAGAACGACCAATTTGATAGTGCTGCGATTTGCCGTAAGAACCGCCTGCCAATTGATAACATCATGTCAAGTTACACCGACTTTGTTCAGAAGAACAAGAATGATCTGAACAAGACGAAGATTGTGGAAGCCTACGATGATTTTATGTACACGCACAAGACGAAGTTGGAAGAACAGTTTCATGTGGCAAATGATTGCCATACAACGATGCGCGGTGTCAAGGTTCGGGGTGTATACAACACTACGAAGGAGGCTGAGCTGAAGGCAAAGAAGTTGCAGAACAAGGACAAATACCACAACATCTTTATGGGCGAAGTTGGCAAGTGGACGCCGTGGGATCCGTCTCCGCATGAAGTGCAGGACCAGGATTACAATAACGATCAGCTCAACACGCTCATGAAGAAGTACAAGGAGAACGAGGACAATCGTGAGCAATTCTTTGATGAGCGTGCTAAGGGTGCCAAAGGATCTAAGCAGGTGTTTGGGGGAGCGAGTGGCGATGCTTCAGCCGCAGGTGGCCAGTTTGACAGCATGTTCGGTGGTTCGGGCGACTTGTCGCATCAACGCAAGGTAGGAAACTCCATTGAGCGTGTTGCAAATGATGACAGCGATGCCAGTGGCAATGTGGTTGTAAATGCGACGGAGGAGAAGAGCGAATAATCACACGTATAAAAAAGCCTACTTAAAATAGAAAGAGATACATATCTTTAATGGAAAATATACAATTTATCATTAAAGATTATCACGTAGACGTATTGGGGATTGGAAACATTTTAAAATGTCTGATTTCATCATTAAGCGTCAATCCAGATACAGTAATTAAATGCGAACCGTCGTACATGTATGGTGCATACGATACCATTTTGGATGATCGATTTATTTATAAACCAGAACAACCGCAAACGAAAGAGCTTGTCAAAGTGTATACTTGCCGATTATTGATTCTTAGATCAGAAGAAACCTTACAAGCTACGCTTCCCAATGAGGAATGGTATATGAATGGATTGGCCAATCATCGTTTTGATTCTTATCTTTCCTTGACAAAGCGTATTGATTGGAATTATGATGCTAGCAAAATTCATGAAACCGTGAAACAGCGCATCTTTCATATAATTGATCAGATTCGCTTTAAAGATATTGTAACGGATCATGTACATACCATGACACAGTCCTTTAAAGACAATTGTCTGGGTGTATCTGTGCGCACATGGAAAGCGAGTCATGAAAAGAACATTCCACGTTCGTATGCCTTTGATACATACAAAAAGAAGATCATAGACATTGTGGCAAAACATCCTGAGATTAATCAACTCGTATTTTCATTTGATAATCACAGTGTAGTAAATGAATATGTGGAGTTATGTGCTGAATTGAATATCGGCTATGTTATTTTGGATAAAACAGAGGATATCAATGCTATACAGTATGCGATTATCAAAGCGTTAGCCTTATCACACTGTACGTATTTTATTGGCAATCGGATGAGTACTTTTTCGGAACTGGTGTTTTGGTTTGGGAAGTGTAAACCGGTTGTGTATACAGTCGGCTAGTGGAGGGCAAAGCCCCCCACACCCCCACACGATGTATTTTATGCTAATACTCCTCATACCCTCACATGATGTATCCCACTGTCAACTACCACTAAAACGGTTACAACGTGTGAGGGGTGTGGGGACGCTAGCGTCCCCACTAGGCATAGTAACCCTGATCTGGCACAGCTCCGCCCATATAATTCGGGATGCAGGACTGCGTCAAGCCATCGCAGAAGGTTCCCTCGGGGCACGGTTCTGATCCGCCATGCGGGGCACGGCAGAGGTATTCCGTATTCGCATCGGGGACATAGGTTTGTGCCGACGGCATCGACGGAATTTGGGGAGATTGCATGCCTTCGGGTTGTTTATTTTGAGGATCTTGTTGAGCTTGTTGATTCTGAAATCCAGAGATACTGTAATGAGTCTCCATGCGATTCAAATACTTGACAAGGATAGGCAAAATCACAATTGCCACCACGAGAACAATAAACATTGCGCCAATGCCCATCGCTTTAGAGTGTGCCATACTTTTCTAACACGCAGTGAGGTTTTATTGTGGAGGGCCTTCGGCCCCCCACACCCCCTCCCAGTGGAGATGTGGGTATAGTCCTAGTGGAGATGTGGGTATAGTCCTAGTGGAGATGTGGGTATAGTCTATCCTTCGGAGATTAGGGGGTCATCGGAAGGGGAGAGAATGGCGGCAGGGTTGCAGGAATATCGGAGCGGCAATAGCCATTGATGCACCGTACGTGTTCGCCGACGCAGGAGGGCAAGTCTACTCCACATCTGGCAGGGCCTGCATTGGCAAATGCATCAATGTACGCAAAAGGATGCAATGCTTCATATAAAATCATAACAATGAAAAGAATTATAAATACAACGCTAATGGATAGTTGATGAGTCTTATGCATTTTTGCACTTAAATCAATTATATCCTTATAATGTATGTATATTTATTTTTGGCCAAATTTTTATACTATTGCAAATCATTTGAACTTAAACCTGAATAGTATAAAGTTAAATTATAAAATAATTGACATTAGAATGAAGAATATTTTTAATTTCTCTATGATTAATATTAAATAATTCGAGCATAGCTATTGTTTCGCCTGGAAATCGTTTATGATGAATTTCATCAAATGCAATAATAGAACCCTTTGCCATACGTGGCATAAAAGTTTCAAGTGCAACTTTTGTTGGTTGATAAATATCAAAATCCAAATACAGCAAACTGACCATTGTATAAGGATATGATTCCAAGTAGACTGGAATTGTAACAGTTGCATCACCCTTTATCAGCCGAATTTTATTTGTTTCAACAAAATGTTGTTCTGTATGAATTTGACCTAGAGTAGAAATTTCTTTTTCATTTGAGAATAAGAAATCATGTTGTTTATTTACATTAATATTATCATTTTCATTCAAATTATGAAATCCAGTAAAGGTATCAAAACCAACAATATCTCGAAAATAAAACCCTGGCTCTAAAATCAAATGACTTTGTAATAAAGATAATAATCCACGACCACCACATACACCACACTCTATAATATCTCCAGGTACATCCTTAATTAATTTCATTAATTCATAGCGAACTAGAAACTGACGAAGTGATTCGGTTGGTGCATATTTTGGAAAATCTATCATTTTTTCAATACTTTCCGTATTGGTGTCATATATATGTTGTAATTTAGAATAATAATCATCGCGTTTCTTTGTAAAAGCATTTGTTGCAGGCAGTGCATATTTTTCACATGACATTTTTATGTATCACACTATATATTTAACTTAAATTGGCATTGTAGCTTTAAACTCATATAATAGTTAATATACATTATTATTTAAGGCACATCAAACTTTTATAAAAAGTTCAAATCAATATTTCTTCTGCACATTAATGGCCGGTCCTCGCAACCGTTGCGAAGAGCGCGAATCAAACATATTAACATCTTCTTCTTCTTTTACACGGGCTAACATCTCAGACTGTCTCCACAACTCAGGTGCACCCATCTTAAATTCTCCATGAATTTCTGCTTTGTACCAAAAGATAGTATCTTCCAATTTATTACTCTGCGTATTATTGTTAATGACCAAACATTCATAATTTTGCGTACATTGATCCATCATCTGACAAAAGAATTCAAACGACGGAAAAGCGGAACCATAGTTCACATAGAGACGCTGACGATTATTCATATAGGGCTCACGTAAAATAAAGACATAATCTACATTGGTACGAAGAGCAGGCGGAATACCAAGTGGGAACTGCATGGTAATAATGAAAAATACCTTAAGCCAACGACCATTCATAAATAAATAGCGAATGTTTTTGTCATGTGTCCATGAATCATCGTACATACAATCATCGAGAATCATAAATGCACGCGGGTCAATATTGCATCTTGTACCTTTCTCTTCATCTTGCATAATACGTTGCATAACCAATTTTTGCCGTTTTACAAAATTTGCTAAAATAACGGGATTATACTCGCCATGAATAAACATCGGTGGCACAATCTTTTTAAAGAAACCGTTTGACTCTTCTGTGCCAGAAATAACACAACCCATGGGTAATTCTTGATGATGAAATAATAAATCGCGCACCAATGTTGACTTACCTGTTCGGCGACGCCCAATAAAGATAACCACTGCGTCTTGTGGAATAGACTTCATTGTAAACTTCCGGAGATTTACATTTACACCTCCTTGTGATGCCATGTCTAGTAATGTTCCCTTTTTCATATTGTGCGCTTCATACACGCGCCGACAAGTCTTGTAATGAAGGAGATGAGATCTATTCTGAAGGCTCTTCACCAAGAGCCATGTAGACCACATGATATTACAGAGAATGAGCGCGAGAGCTTTTCCTCCTTTTCACATCTTCAACGTTACTTTCCAGCTCTGGATCTGTTTAAAATTCCTGAATCAGCACTTGCATCTAAATCTATGGAGCTACCGACAAAATACAGTATCTCGCAATGGATTTCACAAGATACTCCTTTAGGATCAAAGTTTTGGAAGGCAATACGAACTACGCTAGATAAAGATGGGGAACCCATTGCAGAGGAATGCTCTGTTTTTACAAAAATTGTACATTTATTGAATCCGATTGATATGATCAAGGAAAAATACAAATGTCCTGATCATCCGTTACTTCCTCAAAGTGAAAAAACATGGAAAAATACACTTTTAAAACTTCATAGCCACAATAATCAGGCGTATGTAGATGCTGTAGCAAATTTTGTATTGAGTCGTTTTCGTGAGCTTGATTTAACACCTCACTGTGTACTCTCCTATGGATCCTTTACAGGTATTAGTAAACTATATCAATTTAACATTACAAATGAATATGATACCTATCGTCAGTGCAGATGGTTTTGGAATGGAATGCTGTCACATAGTGCAAAACTCGCTGTGATTCAGGGTGATCAAGATATGTCAGCCAACCCTGATTTTGAAGAGATGTACAAAGAAATTACAACGTGCCCCTTTGAAGATGATGAAGATATTGAATTAGAAGCACTTTGTATAGATGATCCGAGCGATACAGAGTCTGTTCAATCCTTCACATTCGATACCATTGAAGAGGACGCTGAAAATGCATCGAGTATGTTTGAGATTAATAAGAAAGGTGCTGCGAGAAAATCAGTATCAAATGTATCGGTTGAATCAGATGAAGAAATAGATGATGTAGATGAGATAGTTAGTTTTAACGGTTCGGACGAATCCGATGGATCAGATGGATCAGACGAATCCGATGGATCAGATGGATTAGATTTGGACATCTGTCTTCAGATTCCAAATATGCCCATTATTTGCATTGCACAGGAGGCACAAGAAGGTGTAATGGACACATTGATGGATGAAGATGTGCTTGATGGTCATGAACGTGAATCACAGGGATGGGAGGCGCGATGGATTGCATGGCTCTTTCAAGTAATTGCAGCGCTAACTTTCTTGCAACGCGCAGTATGTTTTACACACAATGATCTGCATTCCAATAATATTATTTGGAGAAAAACGAATAAAAAGTTCTTATATTACAAAATCAAAGACGGAACGGTGTGGCGAGTGCCGACATTTGGTAAGATTTTTAGCATTATTGATTTTGGGCGCTCCATCTTTCGTCTAGGAAGACACCTTTGGATTTCGGATGACCATTGGCCTGAACAGGATGCGGGAGATCAATATAATTTTGGGCCCTTCTTTAATCCGAGTTTGCCAAAAGTGGTTCCGAATCCATCTTTTGATCTTTGCAGATTATCCGTCAGTTTGATTGATGGTCTGTTTGATGAACCGCCGGCAAAGAAGAAAGGAAAGGGTGTGCCGATTATGAGTGCAGAGGATTCGTGGAAAGTCTACGAAACCAAATCACCATTGTATAATTTATTGTGGAGTTGGACCGTGAATGATGCGGGAACAACTATTTATGAAAAAGAAAATGGCGAAGAAAAATACGAAGGGTTTGATTTGTATATACGTATCGCACAAGATGTACACAGCGCGGTGCCAAAAGATCAGATTCATAAACCGATCTTTCAACAATTTATTTGGAAGACGAAAGTGCCGCAAGAGGATACTGTGTATTCGCTTGGTGTTTAATAGTGGAGGGCCGAAGGCCCCCCACACCCCCACACCACCCCATTGGAGCGAATCTCTACAATTAGTTAAAAAAGTTGCAGCACATGGTTAGTTTTTCACTAGGAGGGGCTAGCAGAACATTTGGTTGAATAGTTTTCTCTACAGATGACACTACAGATATCTGAACTTTATTAGGGAGGGGGTGTGGGGGGCTTTGCCCTCCACCACAGTCTTCTTTGCGTTCCCGAAAGTAATTCATAATATCCTCCTTAAATTCTTCAAGAAAAGCCTCCGTTGGAATAAGAATACCTTGTGCATCATAGGTTAGATGAGTAATCGGTGAATAACTGTGTTTCATGAGAATCTTCCATCGCTCAGTATACTGGCGATTTTGTTTGGTTCCATGATAATGATGGCGAATCACCCCTGGTACATACCCAAGGCGCAACTTGCTCGCTGCTACTTGATAGTTTACCATACTGTCATTGTAATCAGCATGATACTCTTCGTTATGCAACGTGCTTGCTTTATTAATGAAAGCCATCGCCATAATACAGTCTCCTGAGCCTAATACGCCTTTATCATAAAGACCGCCCACTTTTTCATACGCTCTTCGTGTCATCGCCCATGCATACCCAGGATGCCAATAATCTTTTCCTTTACCTGTGTATCGCTTCTCTTTACTGTAACTGTAACCAAATCCATTAAATATATTAAGGTTTGTCTCATCCAGATCCATGTCTACACAATGACTAAATAGCTGTACCACATCTTTACAGCCATTTAGTACTTTTAAGGTATCACGTGCCCACGTCGTATTCTCAAATTCTACATCGGCATCAATCCAGGCAAATGCCTTGTAGGAAGGAGGTAGCAAATACTTCACGCCGAGGTTAATCATGTTCTCTTTGTGCCAGATAGGCGTTTCCGTTCTAAGTTGCAGGTGCCGTTTATTTTTCTTATCGGTTACAATGAATTTCTGCCCAGGATATATCATTTCAACAACATAAAGAGTCACGTGTTCTTCTTCCTCTTCGATGCGTTTTACAAAATCCTGCAGCAAGATATACCGTTTGGCATATAAACAGGGATTGGACACTACAATGATTACATGTAGTTTTTCCTCAATAGGCTCATTGTTTTGAATGGCGTATTTGATATCATTTACTTTGTAATTGATAATATCGATTTCAATACCGTTAATAATTGTCATGCGATACTCTATATAGAGATGGTTTAAATAGGTAGGTTATTACCAATGTTCCGCTAACATTGCGGTTTTTAAGACGTTTAATAACAAAGTTATAAAAAGTCTAAAAGAAATAACATGGACTTTTCCAAGCACATCTGGATTTTTGGGGACTTTTTTCTAAAAAGTCCTAAACGTCCTAATTAGTAGCACAGGCTCCTGTAACATCCGCACACGGGCACCCGTTGTCTACAATGGTAGTACCACCAAGACCTTTACGAAAATATTGCATCTGTCCCTTTTTTACTGTGTTAATAATGGACTGATCATAGATTCCCAATGGTGCAGCGTATCCAGTATTCGGATTACTTGCGCGGGTGATGCGGTTGATAAAGGAACCGGATTCAGCTTTATTTTTAGCACGAGACGTTAACAAAGAACTATCATAAATGGTAGTTGGCATTTCCTAATGTGGTAGAGGAAGATTTATCGACCGAATAATCTAGGAGGCCCTACTTGTAAATCTAGGTCGGGAAGAGAATCGCCATGAAACATGACAGGCATCTCCGCGGGTAATTCCATTTTAGGAAAGAGATCGGGGACAAGAAACCCTGCAAAGGCAATAAAAATGGACCCGCTAATAAAATCCTGTAGAAATTGAATTTTTTTGTAGTCCTTATCACGATATTTTGTTCCGATAAAACTTAGCAAGATAAAGACAATACCTCCAACAAAAATCCAGGGGAACCAGGTGGGCATCATTATTCTGTTCATGCGATAAAAACACACTGTGTAAACCCGCGCTTACGAAGTATTACAAAGAAGTAATTATAACTCTTCATAGTCGCCAGGACTCATGGTTTCTGTATCCAATGAATCAAAATCTAATCCCTCCTCCAAGGATTCTGCTACAGAATCAATCGGGTCCGGAATCTGTTCATCCAAATCTTTAGGATCATAAATCATATCAGATTCGGATGGATTTTCGGAATCAAATACTGCATCAAATTGTCCAAAGCGAACCGTAGGTTTATCTTCAATGATGATGGTTTGTGATTGTTGTGGCATAACCGATTCGATCGCAGAGGAGATCGTGGCTGGAATATTCGCAATAGATGACATCGCAGATGAAATACTGGACGATATTCCCGTATCCGATGGAATCACTATTTCATTTTTAGGGGCAATAGGTTCAGGAGTAATAGGGTCAGGAGTAATAGGCGTAATAGGAGAAACAGGAGTAATAGGCGTAGAGAGTGTATCAGGAGCAGCAGCAGGGACATCCGCTTCTACTTCAGCTGGTTTTGATTCCTTTTCGTCATCGCTATCATCCTCGTCATCATTCGTCTTAGAAACATCATTTGCATCAGACGAAGTCTCCCCATTCATAAAGTCTTTCAAAATGGACTTCACAGGCACCAAATTGCGAACTGCTTGCAAAATGCCATCGTTTAGAATGCCCTCAATCGCACGATAGTTTTGTTGCTTTTCAATCCCAGGTACATCACGAAAGAGATAGGTGGAGCTCCATAGTAGTTTTGAGGTTTCGCATAATACTTTGAACAAGAAGTGCTCAACCTTTGGAATAGTAATATCTACTTTTTTGTTATTGGAGGACAGACGAATGGCAGTCAGCACTTTTGTATGTGCAATAAAGACAGCGGTCAGCAGATCTTCCAAGTAGTCGCAACCTGAATTTACATAAATCGTATGAATCTCGTTGTTTACTTTTTCCATATTCCAGTCGTGAATTTCATTCAAATAGGTTTGAAACTGCCAAAGGGCCTTTTTGGATTCACCTGCAATAAGTGTAGCCTGTTTTGCTTTCTCCAGCAATTCTACAAAGAATTGAAAATAAGCAGGTACAAGAAACACACACAATTGTTTGGTGTACTCCGCGCGTGCATCGGAATACACCGATAAAACGGAATCCGTTCCTCGATTCATTCTTCTTTCTTCGGTGTTGTTGTAGAGACCGAATGGAACGCATACCTTATGACTTCGGTGTCTGTCCCAAAGCGCTTCCCAAAAATGCCCACAGGGACCCCGCAACTTCAGTGCATTTACCGTAGTCTTTTAACAAAGATTCATTGGATAAAAGAGAATGAATAAGAAGTTCGGGATGATATCCTTTTTTAATGTACTCTACGAGGCAATCTGGGGATAGTTTTGTAATTTCATTGTATTCTTCCCGTCGATGTGCAAGTGTATGGTTCCATGATTCAGGATAGTGAAGTTGCAGAAAGGCACATTGTTTGGCACGGCGATAGGAATACTCGTTTGGGATTAAATATTCCTTTATCTCTGAAGAGCGAATGCCATGAAACGTACTTGTAAGATACTGTTCTAGATTCGTCCATGTTGGGAGGTGCATTTTTTTAATCACACAACGCGAACGAATAGGTTCTTGTAAGCGACCCGCATCGCGACATTCAAGAATAAAGAGCACATCGGATGCATGGGTTTCCAAGATACGACGTAGAAAGGCTTGGGCTTCGGGCGTTAAATCGTCGGCACCTTCCAGCCACAAAATGGCGGGTTCTGTGCGCCGCGCCCAGATATGGAGTTTTTGTCGTCCATCACGCAGGGTACGATCTTTGCGACAAGGGCAAACAAAGAGTTGTTTTTTCACATCCATTGCATACTTCTGAATCCAGTAACTTTTACCGCATCCAGGAGGACCTGTGAGAATGAGAGGTGTATTATCTCGTAGAGAGTCCATTATCATATATAGGGTTATAGGGTTTAGATTCGCGTAGGTTTTTAGAAATATTATGCCCGTAAAGAACGATGCTTGCGAGTACTACGTTTGCGAGTACTACGTTTGCGAGTACGACGTTTACCGCCTTGCGCTCCTTGTGCTCCTTGCGCTACTTGTGCTCCTTCTACATGTTGATTGGTAGATTTTGTAACATAAGCGTATCCACCTACTAATGCAAATGAACCTAGAAGCCCTAGCATTGTATATCCAAATATGTTAGTTGCCCCTTTATTTTGTGAAATATTTTGTAATGCGGCGGCTTGCGTTAATGACATATATTAGATAAATAGAAAATAGTACAATTATGCGCGACGTTTACGATGGGTTCGTTTGCGATTGGTTCTTTTACCACCATACCCTAACAACCCCCATATACCTGTGTATTTTGTTTTCTTGTCAGCACTACACTTTTCTAAAATTGCTGTATGTTTGTCTATTTTTTTAGAAACATGCTCCATGTCTTTATTTAGTCTAGCTTTATCATTGGGTGATATAGTAGCAGATCCAGTAAGCATGCCTTGTAACGTTTCTAATCTCTCGGTATACTTCTGTAATTGTTTTTCAGATTCGATACATTCTGGAATATCACCTCCACGTTTTCTAGTTTTTCTCATTCTATCTATATGATATATTTTTAAAATGAAAATCTAAAGTTCATCTCCTCTTTTGCGATCATATAATATCCCCATCACCTGATTTGACGCGCACAGATATCGCTCTACCACATCCTGAACGCACTTCCTCGTAATCGGAGCAATGCATTTGTCGTAGACTTTTTCATAAGGAACAAACTCGCAATGAGGTGACAGCGCACATTCTACCCCATTATACTCAGCAATCGTATCAATCGATTGCATGGAAACCAATAGTTGTCCCTTCAGTTTCTCTTTTGCCACCACAATTTCTTCAGCCGTAACCCCGTCTTTTCGCAAGGAGGCAATAAGTCCAGTGACAAGAGACACTACCTCCTCTAACTTTTTGGGATCTGTTTGTAAATAAATCTGTAAAAATCCCGTATGCTCATGATAGAGGCTATCACATGTGGAGCGATAGGTTAGACCGTGATTGGTTCGAAGTAATGTAAATAACCGGCCACTCATCCCATTAAGAACAGATTGCAACACATTTAAGGCATATTTATCCTTTGAAGACCGACTACATGTTCTAAATCCAAGAATAAGCGTGTTAGCAGCAACCCCTTTCTTGGAAATGTATTGAACGGGCGTATTTTTAATGGAAGTTAATTGTAAAGAAGGATACAGTGCCACCTTCGGCAAACATCGCCGATAGCCGTTGTCTTTCATGGTTGCAAAATCCGTTTTAGATAGAAGCGTACAAATATCGGAAAAGGAATGATTGGTGACAATACTACATATCATGTTGGAAGGGTGATAAAACCAGTGATACCATTCGCATATATCTTCATATGAAAAGCGCGTGTCATGGTATTCCTTCGCATCAATCGGATATTCGTAAGAACTTCCTTTAAAATACACAGTATCCATCTGTGTCTGCAAAAGATCCTGCTCGTCATCTTTTAACCGAATGGTCTCTTCCACTACCACGCGACGTTCCTTCTCAAATTCCTTTTTTGAAAAGGTAGAATGGAGAAGCATGTCGGAAAGTGTAGTTAAGCACTGCTCCGTATGTGTATCGTGCGCTTTAAGGACATAGGAAGTGTAGCGTTTTTCCGTATAGGCGTTTATATTTGCCCCCATTTTATTGTATTGTAGTAGCAACTTTTTGGGGTTATGAATAGCGGTTGTACCTTTAAAACACATATGTTCTACCAAATGGGATGCTCCGCGAATAGACACAGGCTCATATGCCGATCCAACATTGCATAAAACATAAATACTGGTTAATGGGTTGGATTGATTTGATTTTTGATAAATCATATGAAATCCATTTTCAAAGGTATGTGTTTTTATGTCCTTTGACGACATCCTAACAGAGCGAATGATTATAAAAAAAAGGGGCGTTTTAGTACAATAGATGTACGAAACATGGAGGCAAGTGCTCCTGTAATAAATCCGACAATAAATGGTTGGTAATACGAAAAAAAGGAGGGCGCTTCTTCCACGGCGGGTTCTGGTTCTGAATCTTTTTGGGGATCTGCCGCAGGCTCCGTTGGATAGATCGTTTGATTCTCTGCAGTAGGCTCCAATAGATCATCTTTTGGATAAATCGTTTGATTTTCTTCAGGTGCTATGGTGCTAGCCACCATTCGATTCGTTTCATGCAACAAGTTAATAACTTCGGCGGTATGTGCAGATAGGCGCTCTTCCATCTTTATCACATTCTCTGTAAGAATCTTCTCTATGGTTGACTCGAGTTGAGTGGAATGCTGTACTAATGTCGCATGAATAGAAGTGAGGGTTGGTCGTTTTGATTCGGATTTTGTAGTAGTTTCGGCAGAAATGGTATCAGGTGCTGCGATGGATGCTGCGATGGATGCTACGATGGGTGCTACGATGGGTGCTGCAATAAGTTCTGCAACGGCATCCACTGGCGCTACCATAGGTGCTGCAATAACGGGTTCAACAACATCGTGTTCTACCACAACTTGTTTCTTTTTAGAGGCTCTCACCATATCTTTACTAAACAACCTAGCACCAGGCTTTAGATTTCCTAATGTGCTGACAAATGTTGTCGGTACATCTTGACCGCTGCTTCATCGATCTCGGCATTTTTCCGCAAACTCTGATTCTGCATCAACGGATTGGTATCCGCGGCCTCTATCACCGAGTAGGTATTGCGCTCACGGCTTACATCCAGTTTTAACGGAACGCGGTATTCTACACGACCAATGTCGCCCACACCAGGGGTAATGTCGAGCGAACGATTGACTGCAAGGGCACGATCATTGATGATATCGGTATCTAGTTTTTTGGATAATTGCACGCCAGGATTTCCGTTGAAGGTCGCCGACCCACCCGAACCAGCAATCGGTTTACGACCTTTCGCAATCTGTTCCTTGTTTGGATTGGAACGCATGTTATACGCAAAGGTCGGATCCATCGCATCGCTCCATGCCCCATTGCCACCAGGACCCGTCCACGCGAGACCATTAGAGAGTTGTGCCTTCTGCGTCGGTTTTGCAATATCCTCAGGGTCATACACCTTCAAGCGATTGGGGGCAGATGCGCCGCCACCACCTACAATACCCATGCGATCCAAATAGATAGTTGACTCCTTCACCGTCGTACGAGCAATATCCTTCGGGTCCCACACGGTAATCGCAGGGGCTTTATCGGCATGATGCACGGCGTTACCAGAGATGCGAATGTTCCCCACGGTTTCACCACGGCGAGTCGGCCGCGCATCATCGGTAAAATGCGTCGTAACCAGCTGATTATCCGCAGGGGCCGCATTGAGTGCCATGACGCGTTCCGAGGTTTCATTGCGTTCATTTGGCCGAATTTCAATAGCCGACTTTCCATAATCGGCTTCATTTCCTAGATCTTTGGTGTAGTACGTGGTCATGTCAGCATTACGATAGCCTGCGCCACCATACTGCTGTGCCATCGGCATACGATACGAGCCCGTCACGTAACTCTCCCCAAAATCCTGCGAAGAAGCCACACCTTCGTATTCCACGGACGTTTCAGGGCGTGTCGTGTGATTCAATACTTGTGTGGAACGAACCGTATCTTTGATCATGTCACCCGTGGTAACAAAGAAGCGTTCACCCGTTTCATCAATGTAGAAGGTATCAGGCTTGTACTTGCGCACTTCACTGGAATCCTTAATATCCACATTCGTGCCGATGAAATGCTGTCCAGGCACCATCGGTTTGTCATAGGTTTCCTTGGGATTGGAGAGGACGCGGAGGTCATTGGTGTCCTTCGGACGCATGATCTCATTGATTTCCAGCTGTTGAAAGCCACCCTTGCCCGTGAACCCAAACTTCTCCCCAATACCTGCGCCAACCTTGGTGGGTTCAAAGGGGCGTTCGCCGTTGCGCACCACAGGAGCTTGCGAGGAAATCCGCGATTGGAAGAAGTCGGTATTGTCTTCCATGCCATAAGGATTACCATAGGGAGCACGTGAGGTTTCAAACATATTTTCCACTTCGCGCTTCTTTAACTGTGTGGAGCCCGAACCATTGTACATATCGAGGACCCCTGTATTTGCCTGGGGTGCCATATTTTGCTTAATGCGCCCTCCAAAGAAGGGTTGCATGTTATTGTGTTTAAAGGTGGAACTGGGCATGCGTTGCCCAGATAACGGACTTACCACATAATCGCTGTCGATGTAATTGGAGAAGGATTCGGTATTGTCGGAACGATATTCCACCATAGGAACATTAGAATCAATGGGTACTTGTGCTGGTTTCGTACCCGGGATACGTCGAGGTGCATAGGGCGGGTTCTGTGAACCGTATCCAAAAGCAGTACCGTAAGGGCCATTGCTCGGTTCAGAGGGATAGGTTTGTCCATCGGGCATTTTGTACATCATGTCCAATTCGGGCCCAAATCCAGTGGCAGAGGATCCTTTGGGTGCTATCGTGAGGGGATCAGCATTGGGGCCTCTTGCGGCGGGTGCAAACCCTTCTCTCACAGACCCCTGCTTCGCTAAAAGCGGATAGGAATGGTCGGCAGGAGGAAGCGAATGAGCTGCTTTGCGATTTTGATGTAATGCATAATTTGCGTTTTGTATATGTGGTGGTACTTGTGGGGCTGCTTTCTTTTTCTGGCTGGCCTTCGAGACCACGTATCCTAGACCAAGGAGACCTGACAGAGCAGCGAGTTCCATACTACATGTTTCATGCTTTAATTTTTCGACGAATATAAAACGGGGCGTCTATGTATACGTACTTACCACTGTAATGTTCAATGCAATGTTACAAATGGATATAGAGCCCTATTGCATAGAAGAATCTACCGTGATGACAACACTAACCAATTATGGATACCTGCTCTACACCCTCAATATGCTTAAAAGCTTGAAACCGTTTGGCCTTGATAAGAAAGTATTGATTTTTTGTATGGATCGGAAAGGGACACTCATCTTAGAGAACAAGGGGTATCATGTCATGTGTATGGAATCCAAATTAGCCTCCTTCTGCCCCTGGAATTCAAAAGGGTATGACGAAATCTGTTTTGTAAAACTTGAAATGATTCATCGTATTCTTTCATTAAAAAAGAATGTGTTACTTATTGATGGGGACATTGTCTTTCAGAAAAACCCGATAACAGATCTTAATCAATGGATTACAAATACAACCGCGGATGTATTTATTCAAAATGACTCTACCGATAATCAAAATACAACAAATATGTGCACAGGATATCTTTTCATTCGATCCTCGCCGAACTTGATTCAGTTATACGACTGTGTATCGGAAGAAGGGAGAAAGAAATACGAGAAATGCGCCCTGGACAATAACGATCAATCCTATTTCAATACGTTTGTGAAGCCATACTGTACGATGAACGCTTTACCGTTGGAACGCTATCCCAATGGAAAAATGTTTTATGATCATACTGAATATGTGAAAGATACAGCTGTGCTCGTTCATTTTAACTGGATCAAAGGACATTTGAAAATGGCCAAAATGAAGGAACATAAAATGTGGTTGTTAACGGAGGACGAAGAGACTTTTTAAAAAAAAGTCTACAAAAATCCCTAGAAGTTAAGCAAAAGACCACATTATTTGTGTATTAGGCTTTCACGCGAGGGTAAAAGTCGTTTTGATGCCCTAACTCCGCAATGGACGGTTGATCAGCCGGTGTAAAACACGTACGCGAGCTATGCGTATTATATTTTTCCTTATCAGAACTGCGAGACGGAATAAAGAAGTCAAATGGTGTTTCAAAGGTCTCTTGCGGATTATGAAAGAGGGGTTGCCACCGATTCCAACCGGTAGCACGTAGTGTACACGGTGGGTCAACGAGGCGGGCAAAGGTGAGCGGGACATTTTCGTCCTCAGCATGGGCCATACTGCGCCCGTTCATGGCATTGGTATCAGGATTGTACTGAACCGCATCGCACCGAATCTTTGTTCCAAGTCGGCTAATCCCTTTCAAGTCGGACTCTACGTCGGTTTTCCACTCACCTTCCACCCAGGAGGCACCGCTGTATTGAATGCGCGAGGTGGCATTGACGGGGAAGGTTGTCGGACAGTTTTTGTAGGGGCTGTTCAAATAATAGCGGGCAGCGTAGGAGGTAATGCGCATGTCATCGGCCTGGTGGAAGGGATCATTGCGGGGGTGCGTTAATGCTTGTTGGGTGGTGTAACAGGCTGATGCCATTCTCTTATTACTTGCACTTTTTAAAAAAAAGCACTTTTTAAAAAAAAGTGCGCAAAAAGCCCTTCATACATTTAGATAATTCGGGATAATTCGGAATAATTCGGAATAATTCGGAATAATTCGGGATAATTCGGGATAATTCGGTATTTTTGCGCACTTTTTTTTAAAAAGTGCAAAAGTGCATTAAAATTTTTCAGGCCTCATGCAAACCTCGTTCTCCATCGGAAGCGGGGCAACCACGGACGGATATGCCATCATTTGATACGTCGGCAAATGTTGCTTTTCCACATTGATGGTGACGGCTCCTTTCACATTCGCGCGAACAATTTCTTTATCGCCTCGTTGAGGCGGCTGATATTGTCGCCACGGAGCAAAAGTATTGGGAATGTTAATGCCGCGCAAATCCGATTCGAGGTCTACCATGTTGCCTTTGATCAAACTAGCTTCATTGCCACCTACAATACCTAGAATGTGTCGCTTTGGTGCATCGTTTACAAATTGGGAGGTCAAATAGTCATAATGTTGTGGGTCCTCTTTCTTTTCCCAATGTTCCGTTAGGATCGGGCCGTATGCCTCTTGAATATTGCTCAGGTACACTGCCATTCTATCCTAGTTAGTTAATTTATATTCCTTAGACCTTTACCCAACGAAAACGGCCAATAACATCAAGGACAGATTTATACATTCCATCTTTTCCTTTGCGGATCTTATGCTGACACTGCCCAGCAGGATAGGGCGGAGATTTTCGTGTAAGGTATTTTTTCGTAGTCATTTTAATGCACTTCATTTTGCTGGTACGTCGTCCAACTCCCATGTTTTATATTTACTATTTAGAAAATTTGATTGATTATTTTGTATACATAAGGGCAAGACCATGCCACATATTATCATCTCCTTAGACGGTAACATTGGCTCGGGTAAATCAACGCTTCTCAATGAAATTCGTAAAGAACTTCATGACGTGCATGTCGTAGATGAGCCTGTCGGTCCATGGACGGCGTTGAAGAATGAAAAAGGGGAGAATTTGCTCGGACTCTTTTATGGAGACAAACGACGATGGGCCTATACTTTCCAGAACTGTGCGATTCTTACTCGTCTAAAAAGTATTAAGGCCGCTGTAGATAATTTGGACAATACCGTAAAAGGCCCACAAGTCATCTTGACGGAGCGTTCGGTTCTCACGGACAAACATGTCTTTGCGGAAATGCTTCGTGATTCGGGAGACATTGATCAACTGGAATGGGAACTGTATGAGAGCTGGTTTAACATCTTTCATAAGCAACATCAAGTGAATGGAATCATTTATCTGTCCACGGGTTCTCAGACATCGAAGGACCGTATTCAGATTCGGAATCGGCCGGAAGAAGAGGGCATTGCACTCGCTTATCTGGATGCACTGGATCAACAGCACAAGAAGTGGATTGAAAATACGACGATTCCTGTGTTAACACTCTCTACTGAGCCTGGCAGTTCAGTAGAGGAGAATATTCAGAAAATCAAGGAATTTATTCACAAGTTGAAGCAACACTATGTTTAGGAGGGGATGCTAGACGAGGGGTCAGGGGGACGCTTGCGTCTCCCTAATCAGCGGCATTCCAAAAACTGTTTCGGTAGTTCTTGTGTTGACGCGCCTTCCTATTTTTCTTGGTTTGCGCCAAGACCCGCTTTTCAGCGGCAGCTGCCTTTCTGGCATTTGCCGTAGCTTTTCGGGCATTAGTGGCGGCCTTCTTGGCATTTTTATTGGCAATGGTAAACATATTGCTCACACCAATGGTCGCGGCAGCGTTCAACTTATTCTGCTTCTTCTGCGCAGCTTCGGCTTTCTTCTTCAACGTGGCTGCCTTTTTGGCATTAATGCGCTCTCTCTCGGCTTTCTTTTCAGCGTTTTTACGCTCCTTTTCAGCGGCCTTCAGTCGCAACTTTTCGGCATGGTTCAACAGATTTTGAGCGGTTTTCACCTTACGTGTTCCTTTGACGGGGCTGGGCATGTTCTAGTATAGAATACGATAAAATACACAGTTGTTAATATGGGTTATAAAATCACATGTTATCCCAGGCGAATTGCAGGATATTTTAAAACATCCCAGACTTTTTGCAGGATATTTTAAAACGTCCCAGACTTTTTGCGGCCTTTTTTCCAAAAAGGCCTTAGCAGTTCACATCGCGCAAATACGACCGCGACGGAATACCACCATTAATCCAGCCAGGCGCAGCAACCTCGGGAATAATGTTCTTCGGATTCTGGATGTTTTTCTTCAGAATCGGGATCATCGGGGTGTATTGTTGCGAGAAGAACTCTTCCGTCACCGTACCACATTCTTTGCCCATACGCACTTGTTCGGAGTGGAGCAACAAGCTTTCCACATCACGCGACGGGTTTCCGCCTTGCATAAAGGGAACGGTGAGGAAGGGGCGAGCTTGGGGACGGGTCTGGCACCGGTTGTTCTTAAAGCCGATTTGGTTCTTCAACATGGAGTCAGCGTCGATGGCGGCGTTGTTAAAGCCGAATCCTTCACGGGGATAAACGAGGAGCTGGTCAGATGCAACAGGGTTCACGCCGGTAGCTTTGGGAACCAAGTTCGTAGTCATATAACGGCCAGGTCCGACAGATTGTGAATAAAAGGATTGAATACCACACAGGTCATCTCTGGAATGAGTTAATCGGTTAATCTCCATGAGTCTCTGAAGTACGTTCGTATAAAAAATACATACTTAATAAATCTAACAAGTACAGGCAGTCTTCATTTATGGGATTAATATAATACAATATGTATATGTATTTCATGGTGATTTATGCGTTCGTTTATGCAATTTATAGGTAAATTTCTTTGGATTTTTAATTAATTTTGATGATTGATGCAAATTAATATAATTCATCATCTTCTTCCAATTTTTCCTTGTAGCAATATTAGGATTATTATTCATATTAGACAATAGTATATTAGTTTTATTCTCTATTGGTAAAACTACACGCATTTCATCATTTCCTACGAAATATTCCTTATTATCAGCATCAAACATTTTGTTTAACACAGAAATAATAACATCCATTTCTTGTTGTACTTCCTTATCATACGTTGATGCTAATGGAGAGTCAGGGGTATTATAACCTGATACAATGGAGAATCGCAATGAATTGGAATTAGGAGATTGTTCAACGCGTATTAGAGCGTAATATTTATCTATATTGCGACAGGATCGTTTTACTGTATAAATATCTTTCATTATATGTATCATTCCATCTTTTGATGGATCTCTTTTTTTTTGAGACAAGATGGATGCTAAGATGAACGAACTCTTTTCCATTTTTAAGTATTTTTACGATTAATATTGAAGTTGCTGATTTGTCCTTTTCTGCTTTGCTTGTAACAACCACATTAGTACTATCCAAACCTCTTTTACTACGTTCTTCTTCAATAAATCCAGTAATAGTTTTATGTGTGAAATGAGCACCTCTACAGCAATCTACGTCAAATAAATGAACAAGACTATGCATAACATCAAGGGTTAAGAAGTTAATAAGTAGTGTATGTGTATCAAAAATAGCAGCGCGTTGTTGAAGATTCATATCAGAGTATACTTTTTTGCTCATTCTAATGAGTAAAAATATTTTTTATCCCACTCTGGAATAGACATATCAGATGGCATAATGTATGTATTATCTGGCTGTATATATTCTAATGATATATCTTTCCATCCATAAAATCCTAATTGTAAATGCAACTCATTTCCATCTTCATTTGGAGAATGATCAAAATTATAAAAATAATCAATTATCAATTGAAAATAATATTGTTTATAAGGAAACAATATTTTATATCCTATATATGCACGTGTATAATCCCATGTTTCTGAACAAATTTTCCAATTTGTTTTATCAAATAATTTCTCTGTATCGCGCTCTTGTCTGATCCATTGAAGTAAATCAGGCTGAATAATTGCTTCACATTCTTCTGTTATTTTATCGAGATAACGATATGAATACTTATTTGGAAAATCTCGTATTTCAAAGTATTTTATATAGTTATACTTGTCTATGTCTTTCGTGCAGAATTGACTGCACATGTAAGTATATAGATCACTTCCATTTTCACGATATTTTTCTAATTGACGTGGGGATATGGACATTCTTGCTGAATATAGAAGGTATAGGTTTATATAGTGTTTGAGAGTGATCAAAGTACTCCGATAGTTATTTTTTATTTTTTGTGAACGTTTTCTTAAATTTTTGTTGGGAACTTTTTTCTTAAAAAGTGCTAGAATGGCAAATAAAAGTCTACTAACTTCTTTTTGCCATTGTATAAAACAAGTGCGGAAAACCCTGAAAGGTGAGAAATCCGCAATTGCTGTCTGTGTAAAATCAGTACTTCATTCAAGAGGGAAAACTATTAAACGGTTTCAATGCAAAACACGTAAAGGTAAAAAAGCGTTTATTACTACGCAGTCTCGCAAGAAATAAGGCACTTTTTAAAAAGTGCAGTGCATTTATTCGATGAGTGTCATCTGGGACAACTCCTTCAAGTACCGCTTCGAGCACGTCTCTACCAACAATCCGCTAGCGTACACTCCATAGTTCATGTAGTAATCGTCATTCTCTAGCGCAATGTGGTAAATCGTATGCACCCCTTTCTTGTCATAGACAGCGGCGCGTAAATCGGCACAGGCGGGAAGCCGCCACATATTATCCGTGATGTAGGTGTCTCCGTTGATCTCACGGGTTCGCTGTTCGTCCCCTTCCTTGAAGTCGTCTACCAAAATGGAGTGGCACCCTGTGATCACCAGATCCTCCAGTAGTTCAGGATAATTCGCAGGGGTGCACACATACAGCTGATCCTTGATTCGTTGTTCGGACCCGATGTGTACCATGTCTCTCTTGCCGATCATGTCAATCGCCTTGTAGCCGTGCACAAATGTTTGCACCAGGTCGCCCTTTCGTAGATCCTCAATCGGTTTGTACCCCTTATCGGTGAGAATCTTGGAGCCCTCCTTGAAACAGACGACATTGCCTGAAGAGCCCATGGTAAAATTAGTAAACCATCCACCAAGTTCAACTAACGAACCTGATGATACTGTACTTGTAACTACAATACGAAAATAGGTATATGGTGTAGTCGCATTAGAATAGGCGGTAGTATTAACGGATACAGTAGACGAACCAGTTAGTGATTGTGTACCCGTATTATTTACCAAAAGATAGGTAGAGCATTTTGTAAAATTAGAAGAGAGTGGAGGACTTTGTATCGTCGCCGAATGAATAGGATGCCACGTGGAGCCGTCATTTGATCCGATAATATAGAAATTATCTGGAATATTAAACCAACCTCCTGCGGCAAATGTATAGTTATTCATGATGAGCGGAACAGAGCTTTGAAGTTGTAACCATTCGCCATATACTGTTCCAATGCCATCTTGTATCGTTGTATTAATAGAACCCTGGTAGTTGTATGGTGGATTACTATTATACGTACCTGATGATGAACCCCACGAATAAACAGGTGCTCCATTATATTTATTATTGAATGCTCCATAGGCTGCAAAATTATTAATATCTAATAGTGATGAACAACTAGCTGTCCATGTTACTCCGTCCTGTGTCCAGTTATTGGAGGTTAATCCAGTTTGTATGGGAGATATAGTCGCCATTCTATACTAGATGTGTATTATTTATTTAGATAAATAATATACACAATACGAAGTCTATCCGAAGGTCTTACTTTTTAGTCCTCAGACATTTTTGCTAATGTTTTTAAAACCCCCAGACATTGTTGCTAACATTTTTAAAAACCCTCCCGTATTTTTGTGAACTTTTTAAAACCCTCAATTGTTTTTTGCAAACGTTTTTAAAACCCTCAACTGTGTTTTTTGCAAACATTTTTAAAACCCTCCCGTGTTTTTTGCGAACTTTTTTTTAAAAAGTTCAAAAAAGTTCCATGTTGGACAACTCCTTCAAGTACCGCTTCGAGCATGTCTCCACCAACAATCCGTTGGCATACACACCATAGTTCATGTAGTAATCGTCGTTCTCCAACGCAATGTGGTAAATCGTATGCACACCTTTCTTGTCATAGACAGATGCGCGCATGTCCACGCAGGCGGGGAGACGGTACTTGTTGTCCGTGACATAGATCTTGCCGTTGACATCGCGAGCGCGTTCCCGTTCGCCCTCCTTAAAGTCGCTCACCAAGATGGAGTGGCAGCCCGTGATGACGAGCTCTTCCAAGAGTTCAGGGTACTGCTCTTGCTTGCAACTATAGAGCTGATCCTTGATGCGCTCCTCGGACCCGATGTGTTCGATGTCACGCTTGCCGATCATGAAGATGGCCTTGTAGCCGTTCTTGGAGGTTTGCACAAGGTCTCCCTTCCGCAACTCCTGAATCGGCTTGTAACCTTTATCCGTAAGGATCTTGGAACCTTCCTTGAAGCAGACAACACTAGAGGGCCCTGGCGGGGCTGGCAATGGTGCAGCAGGATTTGCTCCATATTGAGGAGCACCAGGAAAAATATTAAAGATAATACTACTGCTGGGAATGGTACCTGTTTGTACCGTAATTGTACCAGATGTAGATGATGTATCGCCAACAAGATGATAATCGCCACTGGATACGTTTGAATAATACCGAAATGCGGTTAGATTTACACCACTCGCATCGAATGAATTCCATCCAGGCTGATACATATTATCTGGACTACTCCATGATCCACTAGAGAGGCGATCATATACATCATTACTATCATGTAAATCATAGAAATTTTGAATAATATTGGACACTTTATCTATCCAGAAGAATCCATATTGAATAAGTGTTGTATCTGGTAATGTGATTGTATAGTTATAACTTGATTTACTATTAACAATTGGTGATGTAGACGAAGGAATTGAAAAAATGAGTGTAGTCGTAGCATGAGGTGTAGCTAAAAAATAGGTATTGTTAATAGACAAGCCCCAATCACCGCCAGAATGGATCCACACCTGATTTGAATTGGCAGTAGCCCCGTCATAAAAATAAGGAAAGCTTGTTATACCTATTCCGTTGGAAGTTGATATTAAATCGGCAGGATCAAAAATGTTATCAGGGATTATACTATATAATGTACCATTATTTGTAAGAATATCTACAGAAATATTGGATGTATCGTAAAAATGTATAATTGTGTTATTGACAGATGACATAACAAAATATCCATTAAATATAACGGTTGTATCAGGCAATACCCATGATGTAGAATACAATGATGTAGATGCTTGAGAAATAGGAGAAGTTGACGATGGGATGCTTCCAATAGATGTAATTACATATAAAATCGGAATGTGAGAGATTTGATTAATGTAAAATGATCCTGTATTGTCTGTGGTAGTACCTGTTAATTTAAAAGTAGGGGATGCAGTACTTCCATAAATATAAGGGAAGGATGTTATTAGAGTTCCATCAGAATTGAACGATGGTGTATTATCATAATAATTATTAGATCCAATAGTTGTTCCAAGAATATCCACGCTAATATTCGACGTATCATAGAAATGCTGGATTACATGTGTCGTATCATCCACCTCAAAATACCCGTTAAAGATCGGGGTGGTATCCGTCAACTGAACCTGAATAGAATACAACGAAGTCATATACTTATCCCTCTGATTTTATTTTTTAAATTGCGCGCAATCGCGTATACCGTACAACTCTCCTCTTAGTAGAGATGTCCGCACTATTCCAATCGATAGAAACATCCCCGTTTTTCAGCAAAACGTTTGATTCCACTACCGCGCTTACTTCACTTTACCTCTGGCTCCTTGTAGGCTTCCTGAGTACCATGATTAGTTGTGATTTCAAGAAATGGATGGAGTCCAATATTGTGTTTCGGCATATCATCGGGCTTATCGCCTTCTTCTTTCTTTTTACCGTCATTGATAAAGATAATCGCACCTCGCTCGGGCTTACTTGTCTCAAAACCTTCTTCGTCTATGGTGTCTTCTTGTTCATGGTGAAGAGCAAATGGTACTTTTCCTTACCGGTTCTTGGCTTATTGGTAGTGGATCAAGGTATCAAGGTTCATTTGGAACACGCGAAGCAGAACGAATCCAAGCAGGGTGCTAGTAAGGACTCTAGCATACCCTTGTACGAACGCATACGAAACATTCTCAATATTGTCATCATCGCGATTATCATCATTGGGTTCTTTATGTATGCAATACGGCAAAAAGAAGAATTTGGAGCCAGCTTTTCATGGATGAAGCTGTTGTTGCATTATGGGTGCAGACGCACTTTTTAAGAAAAAGTGCCCAAAAAGCACGAAAGAAATACTTGTAAATGTAAAAAAGTAATATCATATAATGATGTATCTTTTATACCTAAAGTCTACTGCAATCGTCCCACGATTTTTGCTAACTTTTTTTTAAAAAGTTAAGAGGCCTGGTTCAACCACGGAATCGCCGACCCATCCGATCCCGCCAGACAGGCTTCCCTACCACCCTCCTTGCACGTCTTACCAGGAATCTTGTAGAGCCAGTCGGCAAAGGATCCTTGATCGTTCGGCACGGTGGTAGAAGGCTGTGTCACAAACTGTCGCTGGCCCTGGTTCTTGCCAAAAACGTCCGTCGGATCGGAAAACCATTGAACGCGAAAGTAATCGTCCATGGTTTGCTTGACGGTGGGGTCCGAAACAGGGGCAGCAGCAGGACGACCAGGGTTATATTTCTGCTCGTCCACGAGCACGTTCATGAACAAATTGCGAGAGGTCGGCGGAGTATAATCGGGAAGATTGGGTCCTGCATAGGGGAATCCGTCCACTTCTTCGACACCGATTGGTCCCGCATTCAGATGACTCACGGTAGGTTGCACACTCCCTTTTTCAGCACCTCCATTGACAAAGTGTTCCTTGATGGGAGCAATGTATCCAGAAGGTTCTAAGTGAGGGGCAGTGTGATAGGGTAATTGACCGCGATCTTCATGTTCTCCGTGCACACTTCGTAACGCAGCGTATTTATCATCACGTGAAAGCTTGTCACTATGCTTGCCGCCATGTGCATGCTTGCCGCCATGTTTTCTTAAAGGCGTCGTGTAAATAATAACAGCAGCAGTAATTCCTCCAAATAATAAAAATACAGGAATTGCCGACAATCCGCCAACCACACTGGCAATCATCCCCACAAAGAGGGATAGAATAAGAAGCCGGGTTACAAAATTTATAACGGAATGTTCACAGGTTGGTTTGTATTGTAATGAAAAATGTTGAAAAAGAATGGATAAATCTGCCCAGAAGGGTGGTTCGCATTCTTTAGGATTCGCTTTGCTATCCATGCTATCTTTCATCTTTATTTTTTGCCAGGGGCATTCCCTGTCGCGCTTGAAGCTGCCTCTTTCTTCTTATCCAGCTTCTTCCGCAAACGGTCGCGGGCAATCGACATACGCGCTGTCCCTTCTTTACCCGCCTTGCGTGCCATGTCCATGTCCTCCATGCCAAAGGCCGATTTGATACCATTCATCATTTCCACAAATGTATCATTCCCTGCAAATTCCTTCATGAGTTCTTCCGCTTCACGGGCAATTTCCTGAGGGCGAATCACACCCGTTTGCACTTTATGCTGGAGACGATTTCCAATTCGTGCGATGGTCTTTTGGATAATATCAGGGTTGTTGCTAAATGTGGAAAACAGTAGCGTAAATGCCCGGGACGGATCCTTCTCGCATTCTTTGATCATTTCAGGGCTAATTCCCAAATCACCTGGCGTGATATCCTTGACAATTTCTTGAGAGAGACGGGCCAAGTGGCCTTTTAGGAACCTCTCGGGCAACTTGGGGAACCCGTTGGCAAACATTCCTTCAAGGCCTGGCATGGCTCCTGGAGCCCCAGCATCCGCTGCGCCAGCATCTGCTGCTGCGCTAGCACCAGGATTCATAAACCGCATAAACTTCTTGATGATGTCTTGGAAGTCAACGCCCTCCATTTTCTTCTTCATTTCATTCATCGCATCCTCCATCCACGATGGCTTTGACTGTTCATTGAATCCTGCCTCCATGTAACAGCAAATGGACAAGACACGAACATGTTCCCAGATTGCCTTCTTCGTAGCATCGGACAGAATGGCCCATACAGGTTCAGCCACCGTTACACCAGGTAGAATGGTGCACGGATTTGCAGTGAAATCTTCAGAGCTGCCGCGCAACGTGTGCTGCACATTTACTTCTTGCTGAAACCGCTGCAACTTCATACCGTCCTCCAATGACAAGGCTGCCTGAAGATCGGCCGTATATTCGGGAAGGGCACCCAAAAGATCATCGACGAAGTCGTTGTATTTCTGTTGAAAGACAGAGTCGGATGGGTCCATTTCAGGCTTTGCTTGAGACGCTTCATTGTTAACGGAGTCCATTCTTCTTAGGGGTTATCAAAATCGCTTTATATTATCAGCGCACTATCTCAAGAAGTATACAGTTGTGAGGGTAGCTCCCCCGTGTGGGGTGTGGGGGTAGCTTCTCCGTGTGGGGGCAGAATGCCTCCACTTCAGTATTGCGTATGCGCCTTCTCTGCAATATGGCACAACACCGTCAGATACTGCCAGATCGTCTCTTGATTCTTCGACCCCATCGTTTCCCAGTGCTTATCAAAAATAACCAATGCCGAAATCATTTCATTAAACTGACTGGCAATCTTTTTCTGGGCAATGTTGCGGAAATGCACAATGTCGCGGGCATAGATTGCCTCGGAACAATCTTTGTATACATGATCACGGAACAGGTCGAGAATGAGGCGTGGATTGATTTTGCGCGCGCCTTTGATGCCCTCCGTGGCCATTTTAATGTCTTTTTCTTCAGGAAAGGTAACACATAACTCTTCAAACAAATTAACGAGTTGTGTATTAAATGCACTCAACAAGGACATGCCTACTGAGGATAATATGGGGGAAATCTTTAAACGCCTTTGTTATTATCTCAATTAAACGATGTGTCGTATTTTTGTAATATTTATGAATTACTGTCGTGATATACGTTTTGGAAGGCCAATATCCCGATTCTCCTTATAGGCCGAAATTTGGGCATCAAGCATTTCCTCCTTCTTACTACGTTTCTGGTTCGAACTGGTCATTTGAAAGGTTGATGCCTCGCGCGTACTCGGAGCATCCTGTCCATTCAGAAATCCAAAACTATGTTTCATAGACAAACCGCCATCACCCTGTGCCGAAGTATCCGTTCCAAGAAAGGAGTAGCTGTCGCCAAATCCTCCACCCATTTCCATATCCAGATAAGGCTCGGGTTCCATGGGTCCGGCCTGTGCACCTCCTTGGGCACCCTGACCGCCTTTCTTACCGCCGTCTTTCAATTTCTGTTCGTATAACCAATTCATGACCTCGCTGTTGGTGCGTGGCTCGGGCTCACCCGAAATAACCAGTGTCGGAGCTTGTTTTAACCAACTGGGAAGTGCAGGGCGTTGAGGAGAGGGGTCGACGCAAATAAAGCGAAAGTCTTTGTGATAATTCGTTTTTGAGATCTCTTCGATAAAAGCTTTTGACCAATCGCATCGGTTTGAATAAAAACAAATATGGACGGGCTGACTCATCTCTTTCAACACTTTTTTAGAACTTCGTTAATAAAACCTCAAAAACAGCCCCGCGCTTTTTAGAAAAAAGCGCCCAAAAATCCCAGGACGTTCAAAAAGTGCCCAAAAATACTTGGCACTTTTGTGGAATGTTACAGATATATACTGTTATTGGTTGGTACTATGTAAATGTGTCTTGGGATTTTTGGGGCCTTTTTTCTAAAAAGGCCGCAAATTTGAAAGCGCAGATCTATCGGAGGATAGGGTAGGATCAACCATGCAGTTCACAAATATTAAAAAGAGCAACTTCGATCGTACCTATACGTTCACCTTATCGCCCCTCCATGTAACCTATGCAAATACGCTTCGTCGCCTCATTCTTACAGGCGTAGAAACGATTGCTTTTCGGTCCGATATGACGACGCTTGGCACTACGACGGACGTGCAGGTAAAACGGAATGACACTCCGATGACCAATGAAATGTTGGCCGACCGTATCGGTCTACTTCCCATTCATGTGACGGAACCACTCAAATGGAAGGATTCAGAACATGTCTTTCGGTTAAGCGTTGCAGGGAATGCAGACCATACAACCTACGTGAAATCAGGCGACTTTAAGGTAGTAAAAGTAGCCGACGTAGAATCTAAAACGGAAGAGGACGATGAAACAGTGCTTTCTGCCGAAAAATTCTTCCCTCGGCATCCTATCACCAATGATACGTGCCTGATTGCCATGCTGCAGCCTGGGTCAGGTTCTTCGCAACAGATGATCGAAATTGTAGCCAAGGCCACCAAAGGAACGGGGCGAGAACATGCTCGTTTTAGCCCGGTTTCACAGTGTTCCTACGAATACAGTGTGGATACGGACCCTGTACGTGTAGATGACATGTTTATGAAGTGGCTCGCTTCTGCTAAGAAGGTGGGGACGATTGATAAGGCATCCGAACGTTATGCCGAATTGTTGCGTGAGTTCAATACCATGCAGGTTAAGCGTTGTTTTCAGATTAATGATAAGGGTGAGCCATTCAGTTACGACTTTACAGTGGAAACGGTAGGGGTGTTACCTGTCACGTATATTGTGCAGCGTGCATGCGAAGTAGGGGAGAATATTTGCAGTCGTTATGTGAACACGGACAAGGGCGAACTTCCCTCTGAAATCACCATTTCGTCGTCGGATTCGCGCATTATTGGCTACGATTTCTTAATCCGCGGGCACGACCATACGCTAGGCAATCTCTTGCAAACCTGGTTGGTAGAACACCATATTGAAGGCGATGCGCAACCCAAGATTACCTACGCGGGTTATTCTGTACCGCATCCGCTCCGCGACGAGATTGTGCTTCGTATTGGTGTAGAGGATGGCGAACAAGGAACTGCACGTCAGGCATTTGCAGAGGCAGCAAAAGGTTGCACAGGTCTCTTTCGTCAATTAAGGGGGGCATGGCAGGCTGCAAATGGAACCGCCCCTGTGATTCGTAGTCGGCCGGCCGTGGCACCTTCTTCGCTTAAAGCTCCTTTAGTACCTGCGGTTGTACCTGCGGCTGCTGCCCCTTTAAAGTAAATTGACTAAATCCCATTATGCCAATACTTATGGTGAGGTACCCAATCATAATCATACATGCCTTATAAAGAGACATCTTGGAATATTCGGGCAATGGTAATAAATCAAATATACATGCACCAACGATAAATGCAATAAGAAAGAGAAACCGTACTCCTATTTTTTTTGCACTAACTTCTTCGGGAAATAATTTAGTCTCGATAGCAGCCAATAACAAAATTCCACCGACTGCCATTAAAGAGAATACAATATAAATAAATCGATGATCTTCTTCATTGAAAAAATTTATCACAGTAAGTACTCCTGTCACCGCAATTAATGATTTCCAAAAGGGAGTATCAATCCCAGATTCAAAAAGAGAGAGAATAAAACAGGCAAAAGACAAATAGAAATCATTCATAGCAATCCATGTGATAAACAGTACAATAAGAGAGGAGAGGGATTGCAGTATAACCTGATTACTGGTCAATTTCATATCGATTGCATCGTCATATAATTTGATAAGTGCTCCCAGTAAAATAGGAGGACCTATTTGACGGCTCATCACTACTCAGCCCATTGAAATTCATCTTTCCATTTCATGCACGCCGGTTCCCATTCCTCTTCTTTCATAGACCATAATTGTTGTTTAAACGATATATACTTTTCTTTGTATTTCGGTTCATATTCGTCTTTGTGCATCATAAGATGCGTAGATAGGAATATCATTTGTTTAATCATGCCTTTTCCTGAAAGAGGGGAGTGAATCACTTCCTGTTTAGTGATAGTTGGGAATGCCATAGTAGAATAGGGTAACCATAAAGTAGACAAAGGAGCAGTTTCTAATGAAGTACTACTATTCGTAGACACATGTTGTGTAAAATAGGTTTTCATAAAGGACCCAAAGGGCGTTTGAAACCAACTTGGTCCAATACTTTGCATAATTTTCTGCCATATTTGTCCATACTGTTGCAGAGTATGTTCAGGCGCTTCATTAAAGGCATTACGATTTCCCTGTGCAATATCTTCCTCACGATCTAGCCAATCGTCCGTCCATTGAAAGAGTACTCCAAGATGGTTTCCCCATTGTCTCCAAAAGTCGGCATCCAGCGATAGACAGCGTGCTACGGTTTCTGTAGCGAGTTCAAACAGTACGCCGGTTTTTAAAGAGGCAAGCTCTACTAAACTGCCTTTCTTTTCCAGGTCGTACCATTGACCCATCATGAGACGCTGAAGTTTATGTACCATGAAAGACTCCCATGTTTTCTTATCGATATGTGCGGGCTTATTCTCAGACCAAATCAAATAGGCGATGTACATTACGTCATGACAAAGAAGCAGTGCCTTTTTCTCAGAAAACACAATGTGTAACGTGGTCTTACCTCGGCGTGTTTGCGCATTGTCCATCCAAGGACTATCGTCTAAAATCAAACTGGCTACATGAATGCATTCAATGGCAAAGGCAAGTTCCTGTGCAGATTCAGATGATAGACTTGATTGTGCGTCTTTCAGTGAATCCGGAGAAAGATAGGACCATAAATCGCAAAAGAGGCGTGATCGAATCTCTTTTCCACCGGTAAAGAGGTAGTTCCAAGAATATTCTGCGATGTCTGGCGGATGAGTATCAAACCAGTATTTTTTCCATTTGTCTTGAATGGGCATTTTGAATGAACCCCCAGACATCTGTTTAGAGGGATTTATTACATGATAGATAAATACGCGTGTATCATCATACTCGCAATACGCGGAAGTCATCGGCAAAAACACATTCCAAATCCAAGTGATCTACTTTTTTCCACTGTGCCCCACAAATTCGCACGTACCTTGCAAAGGCCTCTTCAGCCGATTTATACAATTGCATCGTACGAATGGAATACAGCTGTAGCCATTTACAGCGTATCGCATACAACCCCAAAATGCAATCATCCAAATCGGTCTTCAAACTGCATGCTCCAAAGAACTTGACAAAGGCATCCACTTTTGGTTCCGCCATCACTTGTTCAAAGAAAGATGGCGATAAAACGGTATAACGCCCTGTAAGCTTGATGATCATATCGTCGGATTTTATTCCCACTTGCCGAATCACTTCTTGAAGGTCAAGCAATTCATTGGCGCCCTTTGTAGTATACTGTGTAAAGTTGTTATCAGTATAAATAATACGAACAGGATATCCGCCGTGATAAAAATGATCCAAATAGGTTTCTCTTACTCCATTATTCTCTACGAGGATAGGGGTAATAGAACTAGGAACGTGCTTCAGGGTTTCAGAAATGGCAGAGATATACTGTTCTTTTCTTTTTACATCATGATGCAGTCCATAGCGATTCTCAATCGATGTTGTTATAATTAGATATAACATACTTAATTATAATTACATATAGTTGTTTAGATACTTTTTAGGATACGTTTAAATTCAAGATGTGCCATACGATTACATATTATAGTAGTTTGATAATGAGCATGATGTTGCTCTAAAGATGTAAACGAATTCTTACAGAATTTGCAAGTCAACTCTTTATCAGCTGTAATGGACTGGCGCACATATTCCATGGCTACTTGATACACTGTTTTGACAGGAACAGGCTCTTGCATCTCGTCAGGCAAAAAAGCCCATTTTCGACAAAGAGGCGATCTGTCATAGTGCACAATGAGGGCACCTTCAGACAGAACAGATAAAAGACATGATTTACATTGCATGCCCTCTTTTTCTAGTATGGGTGGTTCCTTATCCGCATCAGAATGTGTAGGTTTTCTTCGTGTATAGGTTCTTTTTTGTTTGATAAAGGGAACTATATTATCTATCACCTCATTCTCTACTGTATCTGTGTTTTCTATTGTGTTTTGGATTTCAATTGCCGCTGCATTTGGCGCTGCATTTGGCGCTGTACTTGCCTCTGTACTTGCCGATGTAATTGGTTTTACCTTTTTAGCAGATAAGTTTGCAAGAAGATTATATAATGTATTAAATTCATCGGTCTTACTCATAAACCGAGTATATTATTCTGTATATCGTGTTCACAGTTTAGGTATCACTATACTGCCTCATTTGAACAGTATCTCTATACTGGTTAAACCCTGGCGGGTCATAATAGCATTTTATCTTAGGATTTCCCTTACCAATGTACATTTCTGGATCCCAATATTCATCGCCAATCTTTTCAGGCAGGGATGTATAGTATGCTCCTGTTGTCCACCAGAAATTTCCACTAAAATGCATGTATTTCACTCCCTTAAATTGGGCTTGGGGTGTTCCATGCCACATAATACCTACTGCATCGTGCGTATCCAAATCGGCCAGGCATTGTTCATGACGTGCAATCAAAAAATACTCCATCATGTTTCTCCATGATGCAATTGACAAACGGGCTACTGAATCGGTATGCGTTACACCCTTACTGTGTATATATAGAATCTTATCCGCTGGCTGAACCAGCGCTTTGATTTTTGTCATGGTAAACCGTTCAAAGGTTTTATCATTTTTACCATAGGCTAAAATGGCGAACTTCTTACCATGCTGTTCTAACATGCGTGAAATATCGTTAATGATAAAGCCATTCACCCCAACCAACCCGCAATAAATTTTGGTCACTTTGTCATATAAACCACTAAAGATAATTTTAGTAATCTGATCTTTGACAATGGCAAATGCTGCATCGGTACAACAAATATGATAAAATAGATAGATAGACATCTACACTTTTTATCAATTAAATTCTTTATATCAGTCCACTTCTTCCACGCTGGGGCCCTTTGTACTTGATTCGGCATTTGTAGCGCTAGTACCATTTGCGCCAGGCGAGCCCGCCTCCGCATACAGTTTCATCATGACAGGGCGAATCTTGTCTTCATACAGTTTCTGCTTTTCATCATACACCGATTTCTCCTCATCGGCGTGTTGCTCCAGCCATTGCAGACCTTCTTGTACCCAGTCGTCCACTTCCTTAACCGTATTTAACCCCAAGGTTTCCTTCACCTTGTCTTCTTTGATGGCGTTGCGTGAATTGTACAGATAGGTTTCAAGACCATTGCGTGCCTCCACCCGCTCCATTGCCGCCTTGTCCATGGCCGCATTCTTCTCGGCCTCCTGTACCAATCGCTCAATTTCTTCCTTAGACAACCGACCCTTATCGTTGGTAATCGTAATTTTATTTGACTTACCCGTTGACTTCTCCACCGCCCCCACGTTCAGAATCCCGTTCGCATCCACGTCAAAGGAGACTTCAATCTGCGGTTGGCCACGCGGCATCGGCGGAATACCCTCCAGCTTGAAGTTGCCGAGCTGGTTACAATCTCGCGTGAATTGACGCTCTCCCTCAAAGACTTGAATGAGCACCCCAGGCTGATTGTCAGCATACGTAGAAAAGGTCTGCGTCTTCTTGCACGGCACCGTTGTGTTCCGCTTGATCAGGGCCGTCATCACGCCACCTGCCGTTTCCAAGCCGAGCGACAATGGGGCCACGTCCAACAGAATCAAATCCGATGTGCGATCCGTTGAATCCTTGCCGGCCGTCAGAATGTGGGCCTGAATGGCCGCGCCATAGGCCACCGCCTCGTCAGGGTGCACGGAGTCATTCAGCTTCTTGCCGTTGAAAAAGTTGCTAACCATTTCGCGAATCTTCGGAATGCGCGTCGACCCGCCGACCATGACCACTTCGTGAATATCGCCCTTGGACATCTTGGCATCGTTGAGCACTTGTTCCAAAGGAGCAATCGTGCGACGAAAGACGGAATCGCACAAGGACTCAAACTTGGCACGCGTGAAGAGGAGCGTGAAGTCAATACCGTTTGCCAAAGAATCCACTTCGACCGTTGCCTGCGTGGCAGTACTCAAACTGCGCTTGGCTTTCTCACAGGCCGTGCGGAGACGGCGTAGGGCGCGATCGTTGTTTTTCAGCGAGTTACCTTTGTTTTTCTTTTCAAATTCTTGAACACAGTGATCGACCATGATATTATCGAGGTCCTCTCCACCGCACCGCGTGTCGCCTCCCGTGGCTTTTACTTCAAATACACCATCATCAATGGTGATTAAACTTACATCATGTGTACCCACATTGTTATCGCATAGGCTCTTTATCCCATGCTTCTTCTACTCTCATAGAAGGTCGGACTATATCTTACTATTTCTCTTTTATGAAAAATAGCCCTGGCACTCGTGGATGTTTTTCCATGTAGGTGTAAACCTATGTAGGATACTTCATCTAGTCTCTGAACCTTGACCCTGTTTCCAGGGCCCTTGGCTGCGGATTGTCCATTACATGTACATATGTATCATTTTCTTTTTTACTTCGACAAACAAGTTGCCATACCGCAGTTAATTACACTGCGCCCTCATCTCTGTTACCAGGATAAGTTAGTAGAAAATGCTTTAGGAGTTCCCCGTCAATTCACCAGGTTCGCATGCGTTATGCATGCGGGGGTTTTTCACCCCAGGAAGCAGTAATTTTAACCTCCAAAATCGAAGACAACAATATGTTGTTCACCTGTCACCTTCTTATCTAGACCATAAGCCAATGCTGCTGCAGTTGGCTCATTGATAATTCGCAAGACATTCAATCCTGCAATGATACCTGCATCTTTGGTGGCTTGACGCTGTGAATCATTGAAGTAGGCTGGCACAGTAATAACCGCATCGGTTACATCTGAACCAAGATAGGCCTCAGCATTCTGCTTCAACTTAGTGAGAAGCATGGCCGAGATCTCTTCCGCAAAATAGGTTTTACGTTCACCTTTGAAGTTCACGCCGATCAAAGGTTTATCATTCGTGTCAGCCGTTACATCAAATGGCCAATGTCGGATGTCCGATTGTACGGCTGCATCACTAAATTTGCGCCCGATCAAACGCTTCGCATCAAAAACAGTATTTTTTGGATTTTGTGAAGATTGGTTCTTAGCTCCATCGCCAATGAGGCGTTCAGAATCAGTAAAGGCTACAATGGAGGGAGTGGTTCGGTTGCCATGTTCATTTGCGATAATTTCTACTCGATCATTCTGCCAAAAACCTTGACACAGATTTGTTGTACCTAAATCAATTCCAATAGCGTATTTCTTGGTAGTACTCGCCATTTCTATCTCCATATCGTCGTCTATTTTTAAGTACTGTGATAAGACCTTAGACCTGTGCGAATTTTAAATGAGCATTTGTACCGTCTAGACCCCATGAAGCTTTCCCCCACAACTACTGTTGCGGGGGGAGACATAAAAGGTGGGGGGGGGCTTCAATTAATTATTATGTCTTGTTTTCTGTTGCTACAGTAATCCGTCATAGATTGATTCTAGACCGTATCCACAAGTCTAAATCCATCCCTGGGGGATAAAATTCCATTCATAGATCATCACTTTTGGAACATTACTATAATTTGTCTGAACTGTAGCCAAGAAAGTATCAAACGTTGATTCATCCCAAATACCAAATGCATCTAAAAGTCCACAAATAGCAGATTTTGTAACTTGACCAGTCCCAGCGCTCGGGGCCGTTGCAGTAAATTCTGTTCCAGGTATATTCGATGATGCTCCGCATAAAATAAAGTTTGTAGTTCCAGAAGACACGATTGTGTATTTTACTTTCGGGATCATATCAGGGGCATCAACGAGGTCCGTGTTATAGCTTGCCACGCATTCTCCAGTACCCTTTGTCCATTTTTCAACCGAAAACATCGCCCATCCTTGCTGATTTTGGTTTGATTCCGAAAAACTCTTTAAGGCATTCCCTATAGGCCCAGATAATAACTTATTTACATCATTGAGGGAAGTACAATAATCCGTTCCATTCTGAGCAGACGAACAGGCATCCCCACCTCCTGCAATATTGCATGCAGGTGAAGTTTCCCCAACCCAATATATTTCTGGGTATCTTGCGCCTCCAATATCAAGGGTTGAATCACCTCCTATTCTTCCTGAAGCCCATCCCCAATCAACAGGAACACCTGGTAAATATGTTTGAAACATTTTAGTGATCCACGATGAGCCGTCTTTAGTAGAGTAGCCAGTATCTTTTACTCCCCCCAAATACAAATTTTCCGTGTCAAATCCAATACAGGTAACTTTTTTACTTATTGCAAGCGAATTAAGCCTTACAACCTCTTGAAATGCAAGCTCCATCATGTCATTTGTTCCTCCAATCGCTGTCCAAGGATTGGGAGAACCATTCCAAGGAGAATCAGGTTCAGTGTCCAGTACAAACCCTGCTTCGCAATTAGACGGTAATTTATCTAACCAATACGTAACGACCCAATTTTGTTTAACATAGGGGCAGAAAAATGGATCTTGGATTAAAAAGAAAGCCCTGGTTATTTTTTTTTTGGCAATATAGTTGATGTAATCATTACAATAGTTTTTAAATTGCAATTCTGTTTTCTTACATTGATTTGGAATGCTCTCGTGCCAGATACCAATTTTTTGATTGCTCACAGTTGAATGGGGATGAAGAAAATTTGTATGTTCATACTCATTTAACGTTGAAGAAGAAGTGTGCATGGTTAGCAAATTGTGGAGTGGAGTGGTAAGGTTTTGAAGGCCGGAAACTAGTACTGTATTTTGTTGTGTTTCTGTCTCCATCTCTTTATACTTAAATGTGCTTATTTTAAATCATCATGGGTCTAAAAATTGAATTATTACCTAATATTGTATATTTAAGCCGGCACATTCGTCCACGAAGATGCCCCTGTCTGCAACATGTGCGCCCCGTCGCAAATAAAGCTAAACATCATGTCAGCCTTCGCCACAGTAAGCGTTGCCACGCCAAATCCAGTAGAAAAGGTCACATTGCCCGTGCCCACCGTTTGAATAAACAAGCGATCACCAAAGTTAAAATTGGTGCAAGTCAGCGTATTATTGCCGTTTCCATCAATGTACACAAAGGATCCTTGCGAGACATCAATCGCAATGTTCGCGGCAGTGCCAGGTACCAAAACGCGGGCACCCGTAGCACCCACGCAGCGAATCTGACCATGTGCCGAGATGATACCGTTGGTGTACACCGCCGAGCCCTCATCCAATAGCCCGCCAACCGGATCAACACTGTTGGCAAAGAAGGAGGGGACATTTGCAGAGTGTGTAGCAAATACCGGCGAATTTGGGTCAATGTACCCCGTCAAAAACGTAATAGAATCAATCACACCCACCATGTACGTGGTAATGTCAGGGTGAACGCCAGGGTACAGCTTCTGGCCACTTTCCCGTAGGATGCGTCCCGCGGGGCAGTTGGTGGCCGTAGCTCCCGCGACGGCAGCGAGTGTTCCCGTCTTCACATAGGTGCTCGAATTGGTTGTAATGGTGTAGGAGAAGAAGTTGGCGTTAAACGGAACGGCGGCAACGTATTGCTTGGCAGGTTGCTTGGACGCAGATGACTTGATCGAAGACATTTCTATGTAGCGCACAGATTATTCCAACGAGGACTCTAAAGAAGTTAGTAACGATGTAACTGACTGATTCATGGTTACAGCCAATTGTGCAAAATAAATCTCCTTATGTTTTTTCAATAGAAACACCAATCGCTGCCAGGCTTGTTTGTGAAAATAACGCTGCACAACCTCCCTGGTAATTTTTTTACCAGCCGGCCGAAGACTGGCAACATACTCGCCATGAAGATGGTACAGATGGGTATGGTACATTTTATCAATATCGGCCAGTGCAATTGTTTTTGTAACACGAACCCCAATGTAATACTCGTACACAATGGAAATAATATAGGACATCAAAAATCCGTAAAAGGAAAAATCAATGGAATCTTCGGGGTAATACTGAAGATAGGTTGGTACAAGTTGTTGAGAATGCAATTGTACAAAACGGTCAATAGACTGCGAATAATTGCCTCGCAATGATCTCACTGCCATATATTTTTCGGATCGGTTACGCCATCGGTTACCCTTCTCATCTTTCCAGACAATCCCCTGAAAATCCCACGAGTTGGTTTGAAAAAACTCATGCACCCAGTCTGTCACACGTGTAGCATCATTCGGCAGTGTCAGTAAATCTCCATGCTGTTCCAGGCAAAACCGCCCATCTTCATAAAACGTGGCAGTATGAATCAACTGTGCTTTTGATTGCTGAATCGGACGGACAATCCGATGTTCGGTATGTTGTACGAGAAAACTGTAACATATTGCTACCTCTTGCCGATCCTTGTTTGGTGCCTCCAAATGAATGGTAGAAATTGCATCTTCTAACTCTGCAGCGGAATCAATAGGACGTTTCAAATAGGCTTCCACAAAAAGCTGACGAAAGGATTTTGCAGAGTAAAAGTGTCCGGTTGCATCCAGTTTTGAACGACTCGTAATGAACAATGACGTTTCTCCAACAAGATGAAAGCAATTAATCATAAACCCTTCAAGAAATTCCTCGCATACCAGTTGTTTGTCAGCCACTTCTTGCATCGTATTACATGGAAATGCATCAGTACATGTTCTGGGCGGTGCAACCGACACAGGGCAATGAAGAATCGTATTCCATACCACGGAACGAAACCAAGCAATGTGAGGTACATTCATAACAGATGTATCTTTATCGTAATGAATCATACACATACCCTTCTCATTTGCTTCACTAATTTGGAAGGCTCCTCCTTTGTCTGATTCAAGATAGTTCTTTAACAAAGGCCATGTGGGATAGGATGTAATAAGTTCTTTAAAACATTCTATGGAGGTTATCATTACACTTTTCACTATTACTATAATTATAAGAATAGCTTTATATGGTATGCTATTTATCCCTCAATAGAATCTCTATAGGAAGATAGGGGGACAATGGAGAATTCCGATCCAGAAGAAAGTGTCATAGATGATGATATTCACGATACTGATTCTCCGACAGTAGAAACAATAGAGATAGACACGGATACAGAACAAAAACAAGAAACAAGTGACACAACTGTTTTAGATGAATGGGATCCCATGATGTTTGTACAATTGGGTGACAGAATTATGGTTGATTCCGCTAAATATGGCGGAAAAACGATAGGCACTGTCTATTATCGAAGTGAACATCTCATTCGTGTCAGGCCTGATGGTGTAGCCAATTTACTTCGCAGTTTTGATCTGGAACAGGAGGACGGCATAGAAACATACAAAGAAGAGGATGGTGTTCGTACGATTTACGTTATTGAAAAACGCGTATTTGAATCGTTTGTAGAACAGCAAGATTTTCGTGTGAATCAAGTGATCAGTACCTTTGACTTGGATGGAGAACTCTATAAAACCTATAAAATTATTCAAGTGGATAAAGAAAATGACGCAATAACCATTCAAGAGGAGTCATCCGAGGAATCCCATGAAGTACGATTTAATTTTGAAGGAATTGACCCCAGTGAGGACTTTGTGGTAATTAGCATCAGTGAAATGATTCAGGGTGATCAAAACATAGAACAACCGTCTCAACCAGAACAGAAATACGTAGAAAACGATGTGGAGGATGAGGTGGAGGAGGATGATGGAATAGAAATCGTAGGGGTGATTGAAGTCACACGCCCGAATGTTTTTAAAGAAGCGCTATCCTATGAGCAGTATATTCCAGATAATCTTCAGCGCATTGATGCACTAAATGATTTCTTATCCGAAATCGATCCGATTCTGCAAAAGAATCCGCGAACCATTCGTGCGGTCCGAATTCTTGTAGAAACACTTTTTCATCTTAAGCAAGAGAGCATTCTCTATAATGAAGATGGATCTGTAAAGGGACCTGCGAATCATTCGGCACATACATTATCCGAATTAATTCAGCGCTCTTCCATACCACTTGGCCGGCCTGTTCTAAATGTTATAAAAAAATTATATAGCGTAGACGATAAGGATGAGGCACAACAATCTACAGAAAATGCTACATTTACCAATTTTGCTTTAGAGCTAGAGGAAATGAAAAAGAATACATCTGTGGGAGGTGCTGTGATTCGAGAATGGAATGATCAGAAGGTATTTTTAGATAAATATGGGACCCCATGGATGAAAAAAGGCGAAGTGGAACCTATATGGAGAGCATTAACGGATTCGCAGTTTTTTCGTAGCATAACACCATCTGTCACAGATGGAAAGGTCGATGCAATTATACCAGGCTATATTGCGAGTCATTCCATGGAGCATCCTCCTATCTTTAATACTGTTTCCGTTGCTACAGAGCGGGCACTTGCTACTACCTATCGTAAAGGTGCTGATCGTAAAAAACAGGTGCTTATTGAAAATGAATCTGCACCTATGAATTCCTATCTCTTGTTTCCTATTGCTGCGCGTAATTATTTGGGTAAAACACGTACACAGAATCTGGCAGTAGATAGTGGACGAAGTAATCTTCCTCTTAAAACCATGAAAATGCTTCTGGAAGAGTTAGGCGATCCAAAAGAAATGGGGGCTACTTCCAATGATATTGTAGTCTTATCTGTATTAGGTGAAACGCTGGGTAATATTCCTTTTGCGGATTACATAGAGGGCTTACCTATTCCCTCCCTTGGAATACACGATGCCATGGATGTATTAGAACAATATGGTGTAGATGATCTTGAACTCTATCCTGAATTGGTAGAGGTCCTTGTAAAGAAGATTGAATTATTCCAATCGCAATTGATTGCATCTCTGGCAGAATTACGAACCATGTTACAGGACACTAAATCAGAAGCCGAGCAGAATCCGTTTATTGATAAACCTCTCCTTTTAGAGGAAATTCGTGGTCAACCAACACTAAATGATGCATTGTTAGAATATGAACGAATCAATGTATCACTTGCACAATCCGATTTAGGTAAAGTAATTTATTTGATGAAACATTATCCTAATTATTTTCAAGTAACATGTGGAAAAAATCCTGTATTGATTGCGAAAGCCATGTTAGAATCGAATAATACCGCATATTTGTCACAACTCCTTATTGCAAATACAATTAAATACAATGAGAACAATGCAGGTACTCGGCCGAAACGAAATGCATGCACGCATGTCTCGGATTTAGTACTGATACGAAGAATCAAGGAGGATAGTGAACGTTTTAGATTGCTCACCACTTTTTATAAGAAATATCAAGGAAAACGCAATATAAATTGGATAGACTGCAATGTATGCAAAGAACATTTGTTATGTATACATGAACGATTACAACTTCAGGCCTATTTAAATCCAAAAGAGAAAGACAGTATTGAAAAAGAAATCATTCTTTCCTTTTCAGGGGGGCAATTTCAAGGAAAATATATTTGTAGAAACTGTGGGCAATCCATACATGAAATGGAGTATGATAATCATTTGGAGTTTGATAGTTCTGGCAAACCAAAATCGGGAAGCGCGGTTTTATTGGACGATGATGCGCTCCTAGATGAAAAGATCAATGAATTAATAAGTGTTCCTATTGAGTCAAATCCATTGCCCTTCAATGAAAATGAAATGAAATGTTACACTATTATACGTACCTTATCTGAACACGCTGGCATCTTATTAGATAATGAAAGTTATCGAACAATCGTTGCACGTGCGATTGCGCATATTACTAAGTTTCCAACGAGCGATGAATACGCCAAGAAGAAGAAGAGTAGTACTGGCATTTATGCGCCTTATCAGACAGCGGTTGCGCGAAATGTGATTGCGTCATGCGCAGTATTCCTATTGATTGAGGTTCAAACAAAAATACCTGCGTATGTTCCGCGATTTTCAGCGAGTGAGTGTGCCGATCCAGGATTTGGCGGATATCCGTTAGATCAAGATAAGGCACAGATGCAAGGTATGAAATATGTGACTTGTATTGTTTCTGCGATTCGCAAAGATGAGACACCTTGGAATGAAACTGGATTTCAAAAAGTAGCGGATGATGTCAAACGACAAGCTGGTATTTTATATTATATCACAGATATCATGAATAGCATTATTCGCGATGATATTATTCAGTCACAACTTTCTGAAAAGCGATTGTATGTGGAAAGAACCTATGGTATGGAAACTTCGGAGAAAAAAGACATAATTTTTCCCACTTTTTTGCCAGAGCAGCTTATCATGACACCTGAACTTGCTGCGAAAGATGTCATCACGCCTGAAGTGCTAGCTGTCATGAAGGACCAATCAGGATTAGCTAGACTGTGGATTCGTCAAGCGCACATGCATGCAAAGAATACAGCATCACTTACAAAAGGGCTGCCCTTTAGCGAAACGACATGCTGTATGGCTACCATTCAAATACCTGGTACATTTTGGCAAACCATTGCGGAGCAAATGCCGCCTATTGGAAAGCGGTTACTTATTCCCAATCAACAAGGTAACTTTTTATTAACAGAATTTATACCGAGGGCATCTGCCACAGATGTAGTAGAACCTAATAAGGATTTGTACTATCGTATTTTCTTAAAGTATTGTTTTCAGGGGGAGAAAATGGGTCATGCGCATGCGCCTGGTGTAACAAATCGGTGCAAATGGTGTGGATTTCAATTTCCTACACATCCGTCCGTGATGAACTCAGATACAGAAGGAAAGACAGCGCTCAGTTCACAGGAGGTCAAAACCGGATTAGACGAGTTTACAGAGTTACTTGATAAGATCCATACAGTAAATAATGTAGATTCAATACGCGCAAATACAGTGTCACCATTGCAAGAAGTGATGAATGAATTGGGCAATATTGTTCCGCCGCTATTTATGAACGTAGAAGGTGCATGGAAGAGAATTGTGGCAGAAACTGCGAAACGATTGCATGAACTTCCACCAGATGCATCCGTTGATTTAATCGCAGAAGCACAAGAAGTTATTTCAAATAGTACAAATCTAGCAAAACAGACGTTAATGAATTGTTTTACTGCAAACATGTATGAAATAATAGAGAATATTGTGACGCTACCATGGGCAAGTTTCTTTCAAGTAATCCAAACGTATTTTATTGTTCCCTTTCAACGATTATTAGTAAACTTCTCGCAAGATTCCCTTTTTATTCCTATGGAACTTCGTAAGGTTCTGTCAGACATACATAGTACAGAAATACTGGTACCTATTTTAAAACAGGATATGGTTCTATTGAAAGACGGTACAGAAATGAATAAACCATCTCATGCAGTAGCAAGAGAGCAATTAGAACAGTTTATCAACCAACTACGTGTTATTGTTCCATTTAAACATAAGATTCGTGCAAGTATGGTTATAGGTGGACAGACCACACTTGAATATTTTCAAAGGGCATTCTTCTACGAACCACTTATGACACTAATTGACCCTGATCGTACACAGTGTAAGATGGCAATGGATATATTAGCAAATCCATCGATTGGGTTTCTACGTAATTTGGTTACAAAGAGTTTAGTAAAATATAATGTAGAAAAGTTGTCGTATGATAATGAAGAAATTAAAAACAGAATTACGATTCGTGACGAAAAAGAGCGTGTGCACATTGTAGCAGATTATGATAAACTCACCGAAGAAGAACATGTCATGGAAAAAATAAATCAGCGTCTTGGATTGGGCAAGTGGGCCGTTGGTGGTACAAGCGTAATTTACAAATATGACAAGGATTATTTTGATTTAGAACGTCAAAAACGAATTAATGCTGGAATTGTTGATTTTCCGGACCAAGCGCTCCAAGAACCGCAAGGTATTCCATTGGATCCCCTGGGATTTCCAATTCGTACGGATGCATATTATGAAAACGAAGGAGGATACGATAATAATCAGCATGCAGACGATGATTTTGAATAATTTTTCTATAAAGAACAATAAGAGATGTCCCTCCTTATCTATTCGGGATTATTGTACTTGATAGGTATTTCAATTATTCTCATGTTGAAGCCTGAATTAATGTTTTCAAAAGATGGTGCATGGAAAGAGTTTGGATTAGGTCGTGATAAACAAACTCATACATGGATGCCTTTTTGGCTCTTTGCCATCATGTGGGCAATCATATCATATATCATTATTTTGGTAGTAGCTAGCTATACTGGATTGGGAGGTGTAACAAACAATACGGCAGTTAATATGGTTTCCAATGAAAACGATATCAAACAATTAGAGATACCTGAAGAAGTAATTGAGCCCGAACATGTATCAACTAAATCCATGGCACCCGTGTCCTTTAACAATGGTGCAAAGAATAGTACAAAAAATACCAAAAAAAGTATTGCAGAAAATATGAAAAAAGGATATTACATTTTGGATACGAATGAAACGATGAAGAAGGGTATGCCGAAATACATTTATTTAGGGCCTGAAGCCCCGAATCTGGTGTATCATAATATGACAGAATCAGATGGACATGATGAATAAGATATAACACGACAGGGGTCTAGGGGATGTCCCCTAATTAACAGACTGTCGCAATTCCTGTCCCAATTATACTTCCAAACATAACGGAAAAGCTAATATAAAATATATAAGAACACATCTTTAAGAGTGGATAATTATCTTCAAGATCCGTTAAAAAGGCCTGTGGGGCACAACATTCTTCTTTTCCTTTTTTTGCAGTATTTTTTGAATTAGATGAACGTTTATTCATGCCACTATTACCTTTAACAATATCATTCGTGCTTTCCGTAAATAGTGGAGCAAATACGGAGGCAACCGGTATACGAAATGAATCTACCGAGGCCACTCCTAGACCAACAAGGACTGCAACAGGTGACGCTATTGCTCCCTTTAATGCATTTTTACCATTCATTTTACCGCACGCCATATATTGTGCACAAAAATTCAGTCCTATTGCGATAACAAAGGCAAGAATAGGTAATAGAATCCATAGTATTTTATTACGTATTGCATTATCTGCAAATTTAAATATGACAATAATCGTAATTAATAAAATAACTGCTTCCGCAAGTCCCATATAAAGACCACTAGCGCTTTCACTTGTAGCTTCTGTTGAACTCATAGCATTCGTAGAACTCATAGTATTCGTAGAACTCATAGTATCCGGATTTGACATAATACGTTCTACATAAGTCTAATTTTATTTTAGTAGAGTAGCTATGTCCGAAGAACTGAAGAAGTTTTATAAAGCGAAATCACATCCAACAAAAGGTATTTTATTTGGATATGACGAGGATGGTAATTTGGTAGAACGAAATAAGGACGGAGGGATTGTTAAAACCATACCACTTCCCACGTATCGTTCACTTACACTGGAGGAGATTACAGAAATGGAAGAGAAGCATAAGAAAGATATTGCAGATGCTAATAAGAATTTTGAAGATGCGCAAATGAAACTTCACCAGGAATTCATGAAGATGAATCCAGATGATTCTACTATTCTTATGCTTAATCGTAAAGTAGAAGAGGCTGATAATATATTACAGAAGATACGATTTCCTCATACCTATTGCTCCGTGCAACATTATATTAAAGTGAGACAATTAGATTTTACACAGCCGAGAGAAACTCGTGTATTTCCTTATCCAATTGTTATTGTACAGAACAATCCATTTTTATTACAGGAATACTATGTGCGTATAGGTAAAACTGCAGATAAACCTGTCGTAACTGTGGCAGAAGCCAATAAAAGGATGAAAAAAGAAGAACCTGTCCTCTTATTTTATAAACCTGATAGCAACGAATATGGTGTATTCTCTCTTGATTGGGCGGTGGAACTTGAGTTCAATGCTACTATGTATCACTCTGCTAAACAGGCAATTGCTGCCGAGATGGCAAAACAATTTGATGATCAGGTAAGTCTTCAACGAATCATGCTAACTGAATCAGCTGATGCAATTGATTATTCACTAAAGGATATTCCTGAAAGAAAAGAAGAAGTGCCTGAAGATAAGGAATCCTTGTGGAATGATCGACTAAAATTATTGTTAACCTCTGTTAATCTTCTAAAATTTAGTCAATACGAGGAACTCAAAGCAAAATTAATGGGAACTGCGACTGCCATTCTTGGCGCATATGAGGCAAATGATGCCTTGATTGGAATTGGAATACCCATAGAGGATCCGCGCTCTAAAAACCCGAACGAATGGACAGGTCAAAATTTACTAGGGAAATCGCTCATGGAAATACGTGCAAAGTTTGTTGCCGAACAACCACCTGCTCCAAAACCAATCAGAAAAAGACCAGGTGTTGCGGGCAGGGTTTCACGTGCTACTGCCGTTCCTGCCGTTCCTGCCGTTCCTGCCGTTCCTGTACCTGCAACTGCAATAGAATCCGTTGCCAAATCAATCACAAATGCGGGAGATAAGTTTACAAGCTGGATAAAGGATGAACTTTCGTTGGAGCCTAAGGCGGACGTTCCTGTGGCTGCACCTGTTGCTGTTCCTGTGGCCGCTCCTGTAGCTGTTCCTACCCCTGTAGTTGCTCCTGTGGCCGCACCTGTGGCTGTTCCTGCTGCAGCTCCTGTAGTTGCTCCTGTAGTTGCCCCTGTAGTTGCTCCTGTGGCTGCTCCTGCTCCTGTAGTTGCTCAGCCAATAAACCTCCCAGATTAAAATAATAAAAATAAATGCTATATTATCTCTTAAACACACAAAGGATTTTTAAGAGATAGTTAAAACACACAAATAGATTTTTAAGAGATAGTTAAAACACACAAATAGATTTTTAAGAGATAGTTAAAACACACAAATAGATTTTTAAGAGATAGTTAAAACACACAAATAGATTTTTAAGAGATAGTTAAAACACACAAATAGATTTTTGCGCACTTTTTTTAAAAAGTGCTTATTTGCTCAAAGGGAAATCCTTCAACTTCGCCTCATTTTTATCACAATCCACCTTTTTTGCAGAGTATTTGTAACACATTCCATTCTTGTCTTTGTATACCAGATCCTTTACAGTTTCAGGAGTGGGATACTTACGCACGATTGTCTCCTCAGGTTTCACATATAGTACTGCAATAATACCAATGGCCACACCGCAAATAAATGGCACAAGACGCATATGCTTAATCATCCTTTATAAATATCTAAGAAAAGAATAAGGTTCAGAATCAGATGGGGATTCATCATTTGTTAAAAGATGAGCGCTTTAACATTTTTTTCAGTTTCATCGTAGGTCTTGGTATTATTTGTATTATACGCCCTCGGTGTGTCGGTGCGGCGTGTAATGTCAATAAAGCCCCAGAAGATAAGGACTTTGAGAAGCATGTCTATCGTATGGGAGGTGGGAAATGCTACGAATTTAAAACAGAAATGACAGCATGCCCTGCATCGGGGGCAATTGAATCCTTTGTTGACAAACAAGACGCAAACGCAAAGGATAACAAAGGAAGTATATTACGCAGTCTATTTGCAGCACGTGCGACGCCTATTCGTCAATAAATGCAGCAATCATAGTTACTAAACGCGAGTAGTTCTTCTTAAAGGATTTCTCGCGTTTTTAAAGAAATGGCGACAGCGGGCACATTGTTAAGTGATCTCGATAGTAAAGCTCCGGTCTTTAGCAAAGACGATGATCTCGTAAATAAAATCCTGGCTGACATGAACATTCCAAGTCAATCCAATCCCATTATGCAACCTGCGATGCAACAACAACAACATCATCAACAACCTCCTCCGTCCGGTAATGGACAGCGGATGATCAATGCACCTAATCCGAATAGTACCTATCCCATGTCATCTGACCCTGCCACCGCTACTGCACATATGATTGGCAAGGATTATCCCACCGCGGCCGATTTTGCAGGGTTGATGCCACAGTATTCTCACGGTGGATCTCATGGCGGATCTTCCTATGAGCATGTGTCCCCGTATATGCAACCGCAACAACCTACCTTGATAGAGACCTTCAAAGGGAACATGTATTCGGATATTGTTTCACAAATCAAACAACCGTTGCTTGTTGCTATGATTATCTTTTTTGTAAGTCTGCCCATTATTAATGTTCTGATTGGACACTATTTGCCATCGCTGCTACGCATGGGTGGCGATTTAACTACGGCAGGTTTGGCAGTGAAATCCGTTTTTGGGGGATTTCTCTTTTGGTTTATTCAAAAAATTCTTGTTCCACTGATGATGATCTAGTGGGGACGCAAGCGTCCCCACACCCCTCACACGGAGGAGTTATTAATCCGTATGATGAAGTACTAATGCGGAGTACTAAGACGAAGAAGCTAATAAAAGTTTCCTAGCAAACATGTAGAGAATGAAGTTCAACGAGATGACACATACCCTTTCCTTGATCGTACTTGCTATTACGGCAGTGTATATGTTGGTTTACTCTGGACTAACAGGTATTCTATTAACATCTGCTGTTGCACTGATCACTGCCGCCTTTGTAGATCAATTTGAATTGGTAATTGGAGTCGCTGTCCTATTTGCCGTCGTGTATACACTTTTTCTAAAAAAATACGTGCGTAATCTGGAAGGATTCCAAGGCAATCAAGATATTATTAATCGTGTATCTGCTATGCAATCCAATTACAAGCCTGCATCTCAATCACTGCGCAGTAGTAAAAAGGAGCCGGCAGGTGTATATGACCCGGCTATTGAAGGATTTGAAGATGTGCAACCAATGATGGAAAAAGAGGGAGCTAGTCAAGAAAGCTCCTCTGCATCTACGATGAACACTACCAACCAAGTAGCTCACGATATGGCTGCGGAAGTGACGAGCGCGGTGAATGGAGCCTCGGACAAACAGATTGAAAAGGAGGATTTTGAATCGGCTACCAATACATTGTTCAAAGAGGGCAAATTGCCTTCAGAACATGCCGAGGGCCCTAAGTTGGACCCCGCCGAAACCTTGAAGAAGACCATGAAGTCCTTTGACCCGAAGACGATTGCTTCCATGTCGGCGGATACCAAAGAATTGTTGAAGACGCAGGAGGGTCTGATGAACATGTTGACTCAGATGCGTCCGATTATGGCCGATGGAAAGGAATTATTGAGCACCTTTTCAGGCATGTTTGGCGGAAACACGGGAGGCGGATCTGGGATGCCGTTTAAACTCTAAAGCACTTTTTAGAAAAGCACCTCATGATTGCCCTTCGGGCAATCACTCGGCCGTGCGGGGGCCGACCCCTGCAAAGTGCGCAAAAATCTTCAGGTAGTTGAAGTGTGCTCTAAAAATCTTCATAGAGAGATGCATAGTAAAATAGACAAATAGTTGCACTGTATTTGCATAAAAAATGCAGTGCAAATAGATGACCAAGTGTCCGCCAGGAGTATGGTGTATTGCCGGTCTTGAATTGACGATGGGTATTCTTATTATTGTGTTAGCTGTCTGTCTCGTGATTGCTGTGTTATTTAAACCGCATACCGTCCTCTCCATCCCTTCATCCAATCCTGTACAACCGACCCCTTCACAGGTTACGCATCAGACGATTGTTCAAGGCGGTGATTCCAGATACGATCGTGCCCCACAGCCCCTCCGCGATTGGATGGCTCCTCCCGAATTCCCTCCTCTTGGCGTACGCTCCGCAACAACGTCCATGCCTATTAACATTCCGACACAGGGTCTTCCCGAATCTTTTCAATCCGTCGGTATTATTAATGTCGGCGAACAAGTTCTGCCACTATACGGTCGTAGAACAGCCGGCGGTAGTGATCGGTGGAATTATTATACGCGTACCGATACGTATAATCCCGTGCCTGTTCCTGTTCGTTTTGGCAAGCGCAACTGTATGGACGACGTAGGATGCAATGAAATTATGTCTGGGGAAACAGTAACTGCGCTTAATAAAGAGGGGAAAACTGATATTTATCGGTTTGATGGTCCCAAATATATTCCAGGATTGATATAGACACGAGTATGAAAGCATTAAAAATAAGTTCGATTCTTTTTCTAACAATTGTACTTATTCTAGTTATTATTGTTGTATCTGTGTACATGCCTTCCATTTATGGAATAACACATCCCAACTTATTACTAACGACAGAGGAAGCCCGACGATCGCGCTTTGGTATGATCATTGATGTGCGTAGTCCTAAGGAAAGGGAGACACTGGGATATTATCCTAATTCTATCCCGTTGAACTTGGATACATTACCACAACAGATTGGAGCCCTAACGAGCAAGGCTACTTCCATCATGGTATATTCCAATGGAGACAGTAAGGCACAGAAGGCGGCAGAACGGCTATATGACATGGGTTACCATGGTACAAAATACATTGCAACCACGTATCAGAGTTTAATGCCTGGACAATAATGTCTGGATAATAGGTGAAAACCAGACAATAATAAATCGCCAATCAGAGAAGAATATGGCATGTCCATCCGATGTTACTACAGGATTTGTTACGATTCAGGGACCAATTCAACAATCTGATCTGGATGGTATTACGGTAAAGAGACATCCTCTAACCACTTCTTTTTCACCACGAACATCTGAACCAACTATTTTCAATAAAAACTATATTGATGATACTGTTGGCAGTACCTGTATTTATAAGAGCTCACGGTACAATCTAAGTGATATTCAACTTGTACAGCCTATTCATACAGGTTATATACTTCCTGGTTACAGGCAGACTCCTAAAGCAGAACTTATTCTGTCTTTTTCTGCAAACACTCCTGCATTATCGCTTGCAAATTATTCAGGTATTCTAATGTGTGTTCCGATCTATGATTCAGGAGCACCGAGTCATGATGCCTATCTTAATCAACTGATTGATACCACTACACCACTTTGCAAACATACACGTAATCCTGGAAAGGATTGTACAACGGATACGAATACGAAAGCAAAACGAACGCTACAAAATACAACCCTAACCGAATGTATTAACGCCGCATGCAATGATAGTAAATGTGTAGCATATACCTATAAAAATAAAACAAGTTATCTTTATTACGAAATCCCAAAAGAGACCAATACTACCAATCAAGATATTATATCTGGTACCATCGATCATACTACTGCACCTGTAATAACAAATACTTGTTCTACGAATAATACGAATACACCTCCTCAATTGGAGTCTATTTTTAATCATCAATCCTCCTTTGCCTATAAAACCTGTTTTGAGACCGTTGATAGCACGAAGGTACTTGAATCGCATGGTCTCTATGTAATTGTCTTTCCAAAGGGAATTACGATGGCATCTGCCAACTATGTACTGTTATCTACGAAGATTGGTAATCCGTCGAGATATCGGTGCCCTGTTTCCATTAGGGGGCCAGACCCAACGCTACTTACCTATCGCTTTGACGATAGTGGAAATAAAACATCAGTAACCACCTCCTCCGATGGATACATCTATACATCGCCGCTTTCAAGTTGTACGGCTGAATTTCGTGATCGTATTGAATTTTTTGAACATGCTCCGAAACCAACGTCCTCCTCCTCGTCTTCCTCTTCCACTGCAGGAAATGCTCAATGCAAATATACACGTAAGCAGTATAAGTGTGTACCGCTCAATAAAGTAAATGAATTACATGAGGGAGATATTGCATCTGGAAAATCAATTGATGATTGTATAAAGAATCAAGATATACCTGCTACGTCTAAATCATCTGAAACATCTGTTGAGGAAATGGAAGTTCTCGCAGGAGTTGTGGGATCTGTGGTGGTAGTTGTGATGGGCGCACTAGTATTGCACCATTTTTGGCCTAAAAAATCTAGTTAAGAAATCACATGTATTACATAGAAAGATGATAGAATTAGTCGTTCTATTACTCGGTATCCTCTTGCTATGTATTTTTATCTATTATTATACATCCGCCTCGCATAACGTTACGGAACCATTTGCACCTACCCAGGGGGAGTATTTGAGTGCATGCCCTGCAGGCTATAAAACATTCTATACATCCAACGGTGATATTAACTGTTGTAATGGTGATATTGTTGCAAATCGGTGTGTAGGCATTCAATGTACATTAAATGGAAAAGGAACACATGATATGCCACAATGCGTGGATGCAACCCTGCGTGCACATAAGGAGAAAGGTGCAAGATCGTGTCCAAAATCTATGACAACTTATTTTGAAGATCGAACAAATCCGTCTGCTATTGTCAAAGGATGCACCAATGGTCAATTGAATGCTACACTTACTGGTCCTAAAACAGCCACACAGCCAATGTGCAAAATCTATGCAACAGAGGAGCTAAATACAAATTCCATGGATAGTTGCTTCAATCAAAAGGAAATGGAAGCATTTGTGTGCAGTGATAAAAAACACTGTACAAAAACACTTATTCAGACTACAGCAGGAAAGCCGATAAAAGTGCAAGTATCGCTAACCGATCCTCAAAATAATACCTATGTGGGTACCACTCGTGAATCATTACAGCGGTTCTATGATGCAACTAAGCCTCAGTGGAGAGAAACAGGAATTGATCTTTCAACGAGTCATTTGGTGGCAGAAGTACTCCAAGAGGTATACATTGACCGTACCATGGAGGCATCGTCCATGCAGATGAACCCTTAAGGGTCTTACTGTGATCCCAGTGTCGTCACCCCATCCACGTGACCAAATCCCAACTTTTCATAGAGAGATTCCGATGCGGACGGAGAACCTGACGGGTAAATCGTAGATAGTACTGCTTTTTGGTTGATGGTTTCTGCTACCGGTTCAAAGAATGCCGAATCACTCGCTTCAGTCGGTAAAAAATCTGTTTCAAATGATTCGGGTACATCAAACGGTATAACTGGCACTGTCTTTTGAGGCTGACTGGCTTCTTCCACGGTGGCCTGCGGATGATGCAGTGTATAGGCCGAATCCATTTTATCTATTTTTAGAAGCGCCTCCGCTATTTTACGACGATTGCGTTCCAGATACAGAATCGCAATCGCCATAAGCCCAAAGATACCTGCCGTAGGACCAACACGCATCAAATACAATAAGAGCAGAACAAGTGCCATACGTATTACAAGATGATCCAATAACATTAAGAGTTTTGTTGGTGCAAACTGTGATAGTAAAATGACAATGACTAAAACGACAAAGTAGGATAGCTCAGTCTGATTCATTTCCTCCTGTATACTAAGCACTTTTTAAGAAAGTACCAATTGATTGCCCGTATCACGGGCAATCTCTCGGCCGTGTGGGGGCTTACTCCGTTAGCCCCCCACAAAGTGCACAAAAAAATATGTATAATCTGGTTAAAATAAGTATACACGAGTATTTATAGGCAATTTATCTTGTCTAAAATTGACAGAACATGTCTATATACATATAGGCACATGTCTGTGCAAGATAAAGATCGCGTACTAACCTGCAAAGGATATGCGATAAAGAAATCCTTCTTAACACCAATCCAACTAAAGCACCTTCAATCGGAATTAACAGTAGCTCCCAAGGTACTAGACAAATTTCAACGAGGGGTCGAATCGTTTCCCATTTATCATGAATCGAAAACACGTTTCTATGTCCCGCGCTATTGGGGTAAAAAAACATTCGGTGAACCGGAAGCAAACATTGTTTCCGAGGGTTTAGCCTTGCCAGATGCCATCACGCTTCGTACCACCTTTCCACCCCATGATTTTCAAAAGGAGATCATGACCACTTTTCTGGAAAAAGGTGCGAATGGCCTTATCTGTGTTCCCTGTGGATATGGGAAAACGTTTATGGCACTAAATCTGGCCGTTCAACTCAAAAAACGCTTCTTAATCATTGTGGATAAGGAGTTCTTAATGAATCAGTGGAAGGCCGAGATAGAGAACTTCATGGAGGGAGCACGAGTGGGGATTCTGCAAGCGGCCAAAATACAGATGGATGCAAAAAAGTACGATGTTACCATTTGCATGATTCAGACGATTTGTCGGCGCGAATTTCCAGATGGATTCTTCGATGAATATGGGTTTACAATCTTTGATGAATGCCATCACTTGGGAGCCTCTTATTTCTCCAAAGCTCTGCTCAAGGTGCAAACCAAACATATGTTAGGCTTATCGGCCACACCAGATCGCGGAGATGGACTGTCGCGTGTCTTTGAATACTATTTGGGAGAAGCAGTCTATAAAAATACGCAGAGGGCCCCTGACAAAGAAGCCGTTGTAAAAGCTGTCTGGTTTGATTCGGAGGATCCCGTATACAAAGAACTTCCTGTTGATTGGCGTGGGGAGGTGATTACTGCAAAGCTCTTAAATCAAGTAGCAGAGTTTGAGCCACGGAATAAGAAGATTGTAGAATATTTGGAGCCCTATATTCTGGATCCGGATCGGTACCTCTTAATCATCAGTGACCGAATTTCACAGTTGGAAGGGTTTCATGAAGCAATACAACGACTGCATCCAGACTGTAAAATCGGATTTTACATTGGAGGCATGAAACAAAAAGTACTGGATGAAAATGCAGCCGCGTGTAAAATTCTATTAGCAACATATCAAATGACAGCGGAAGGATTCTCTGTGAAGAAGCTGAATACAATCGTACTTGCCACTCCGAGAAAGCAGGTGGAACAGGCTTCGGGACGGATCTTTCGTGAACGCATGGATGAACGCAAAGTAGCACCGCATATTATTGATGTGATTGATTCGCATAACATGTTAACCAATCGGTGGTATGTACGGCAACGATTCTATAAAAAATGCGAGTATACGATTCATCACATTAATCACCCGAAACGTGCAAAAGAGCAACCAGGATTGCGAGAAGTAGAAGACGACGATCCAGACGATTTAGACGATAAAGAAGAAAAAGAAGAGAACGAAGTAAGTCTCTTTAAATTTTAGAAGGATAGAATAGAATAAATGGCGAACCGCAATTTTGACGCCAGTTCCATCATCCAGCGTCTAAAAGACAAGAATACAGCACAGGGTCTCTATCAAGCACAGCAATCTGGTAAACCGCGTATTGCCAATCCGCAGACATCGGATGCCTCGCCGCAAGTTATTGCGAGTTTTAAGATGGGAGCAGAAACAACCTATTCACGCACGTTACAAGGCACAACCATCATAAATACTGGCGGGACGTGCAATTAAGATAAAAGAGATACATAAAGGATATACACAGTGTAGTACATAATAGTCATGAGCGCACTATTGGAACCAGTTCATACGTTGTATAATGCATTAATGAATAATCGTCCGAAAGAGAAGATTGATATGATTTTGGAGCCTTTGCAGGCCATGATTCAATTATCGCTGCTAAGTACATGTCCCTTAGGAACAAAGCTACGTATTTATGAAAATATTTTGTATTTGCATTCGCCGACGATGACACAGCCTCTATCACGATGGTACCATGCCGACAAGAAAGACGATCTCTATTTTTTGTATGCGGTTATCAAGCGATTTATCAAATGGTACAATCCTGCAGTCAACAAAAATAGTCCAATTCCTGTGGAGCTCTATCAATTGATTACGTCCATGAGTGTTGAGGGCTTAAATCAATTATTCAAAACATATAGTTCATCGGATTCCAATACAGTGATTCATGTGATTCAGATGTATAAGAATTTGTTGGAATACAATAATGACAAGATTTTACTAGATGAATACTTGGTAGATGTTGAAAAACAGAAGATTAACATCGACGAAGTATTTGAATCCATTATACGCATTTATGATTCAAATATTGTAACCATTATTTATCCTATTCTTCTTATGATGAAGGAGGAAGTTAAAGTGGAGCGTCAAAAAAATATCACAGATGGATTTACGCTTATCTTAGAGAATTATCATTGTGCAATTAAAGAATGGATTAAGATGAATTTGGTCCTCTAAAGCGCTTTTTAGAAAAAAGCGCGCAAAAATACTGTAAATAATATAATTCAACTGTGTAATACATTTAAATTATAATATGATTTTATTAGATTTTTAGACTCGGCGATGACAATGTTTACGAGCATGTTTACGAGCATGTTTACGAGTGCGTCGTCCACCAAACTTCACAGGCAGACCTCCCTGGGTTCCATCAAAGGCTTCACGCGTAGAAACTTGCGATAGATCCAGTGAGGTATAGGGCTCTGCCATGTGTGCTACGCCATTTGCGCCACCACGACTCTTGCGTGTACTTCGTTTGCGCCGTGATCCACCCGTCTTCAAGCACGCCTGATTAAAGGACCGTGCATCATAAGGGGTTTGGAGCATCAGACCACCCACTGCACTGGTAGCAGGCATTGCCTGAAAATCATTGCGGTATCCCGCTGTCGGGGCATGGTATGCCATGGCACTGGCTTGACCAACGTGGACAACTGGAAAATGTGAAGAGGATGCATCAATGGGGGCGCCGGTCAGCTGTCCACCAGACATATGTTGATTCATCGGATTGGCATAGCCGCGCTCACACGCAATACTGTTGACGGGGGCATAAGAACTGGCTCCAATCGCTTGATTGGGATCAAGAAATCCAGGGGAAACTTCGTAACGACCGCCTGCTTGTTTCGGCGGTTGTGGCTGCGTAGTAGCTACATGGGGGGGAACACTCGGGGAGCTTACTACCGTATCAAATGTCTGTTGAGACGCAACACCAAGTTGCGTTCCACCTCGTTTCAAACGATAACTACGTTTTCTTCGTTTTCCTCCAGAAAGACCGGGCAGACCCATAGATGGAGTTCCAGACATGAATCCTGGTCTTACTGGGGAGCCAGCACAGTCCATGCCGACACCTGCATAGCGTTGATTAACTGGATTTCCCGCACTGATATAATCGGCGGGGTTGATGGACCAGCCTCCACCTTTGGATTTTTTGGTACGACGACGGGGCATTCTACTATACACTATTTTTTATGGAGGTGTATGCGCTTATTGTCGTCCTGGTGGTGCCTTCACTCCTGGTGCGCCAGTTCTACGTTGAATTTCTGCTTCTTTTTTTGCTGCGATTTTTAATTCATGTGCTTGTTTTTTTCTTCTTTCTGCTTCTTCTGCTGCTTTTGCTGCGTTTTGTATTTTTTTTATTCTTTCTGCTTCTTCTGCTGCGGCTTGTCTTGTTTTTTCTTCTTCTGCTGCTGCTTGTCTTCTTGCTTCGTCTGCTTTTGCTGCTTCTTTTCTTCTTGCTGCGGCTGCGTTTGCTGCTTCTTTTCTTCTTGCTGCGACTGCTTCTTCTGCGGCTTCTTCTGCGTGTAACCTGTTATTTGCAGCTTTCTTTATTTGTTTTCGGATAGATTGAAAACCTGGAGGTCTAGTGGATTGTACTGGTGATTGTAGTTTAGATACATCCGATGTAGAAATAGCAGGCTTAGCGTGGAGGAAATTGCTTAGAAGAGGTGGTGGTTTTTTGCCGGTTGTTTTTTCTAGATTGTTAAGCATTTGCTGTGGTGTCTTTGGTGCTTGTGGTGCTTGTGGTGCTTGTGACACTGGTAATGGTCCCTGTACTAGTACGGATTCCTTTACTGGTACTGGTGCTGGTGCTGGTGCTGGTACTGGTGCTGGTGCTGGTGCTGGTACTGGTGCTGGTACTGGTACTGGTGCTGGTACTGGTACTGGTGCTGGTGCTGGCAGAGGTATTCTTGGTGATTGGTTATTTTGCAATCTAATCAAATAGTCTCTATATAAATAAATAAATGCTTGTATTTTGGCCTTAATGTAACTTTCTGCTTTCATCTTACTGTTATTAAACGTAATATTAAGCATACGAATTAGCGCCTGTAATTCATCAGGTGTTACATTTTTACGAGATAATTCTTTCATTTTTGTAATAATAGGATCAAATTGTGCACGCGTATATACTTTGTCTACACGTTCTGTAAACTGTATTCGTAACCAATCATCCAATATCTTATACTGTTTTATAAAAAGTTGGAACGCATTATGTAGTTGGAGTGTATTGGATTCACATAGTGGAGACTCTAACTCATGTTTCATACAGATACGTCTGCAAAACTTATACTTGTAGGCACATTTATTTTTATCATCATTTAGTACACGGATGATATTATTTGCAGATGCAGTAAAGTCCTCTATGATACTTATTCGATTTAGCGAACCGCAATTATGAATCTTTAATCGGATGCCAGGTGCACGATTCATGTTTGCAAATCCATTTTTTATAGCAGCATCATATGCATTATCACTATATTTCTTTCCCTCTTGTATTTCGCGTATTTTTCCACTTTTAACACATCCTTCACATTTATATTGTTCTGAATAGTCACACTCTTTGCTTGTATTATGTTGCCAAATTAAGATAGCATTCCAGGATGCTTTATCACCACTAATTGTTATAAATTTTTTATATTTCTCGTCACATTTATCACTAATTTTTGCATATGTTGAAACACCGCACCACCCCAATGTTTCAGGTACATATAAACTGTATTTTTTCTCAGTTTTCTGTAAATAATCTATAATTGTGTTTTTAATTATGTCTGACTTAAATAAACTTCCTGAGCCACCAGGAGAATATTTACCATGTACAACCATATTCGTTATTTCTCCGCTAACTACTAAATTACTGAGACCCTTGACATTATATCGAATGGCAGTCTCGACAACAGTTGTATACACAATAGATTCTTCTCGATATATTCCTCCATCAATTGATAAAAATGTTTTTGGAAAAGCTGAATCTGCTTTTGAAAATAAGGAAATAATCGTTTTAGCCCAATGTGTTTTTCCTGCAGCACTCGGTCCAAATCCCATGATTAATCGCTCATTCTCATTGGGATTAGCAAACTTCATTGTAATATATGGCGAATCGTGTAACCATTCTCCTGTTAAATCTTTAATATATGCTGAAGGAACTGTAAATGTTAGGGCTTTTTTGGGATCAGCGTTGAGATCAGCAGATAATACACTGGCAGAAAGCGCTCTAATAATATAGGCAGTTGATTCTACTTCGGCTTTAAATAAAGAAGACAGAATAGAAACGCAGTTCTTATCGCATGTAACCCATTCGTACTTATTTTTAGATACGGAATTAAATGCAGCATTAATGCTATTCGTATTCTTAAATCGTTCAATTAACTTATCTTCAAGGTGTTTTTTAAGAGGATTTGATAATGAAGTATTATCTAAATACGTATTGTTCACCAATGGAATTGCTGTAGTTTTTGACGAAGATGCAGAAGATGACGAAGTAGAAGTCAACCTACTCATTACTTCATCACGAACGATTGTCGCAACCGCGTCATATATTTTTGTTTTAGTTTTACGGGTTACAGCATATTGTGCCCCCCCACGATGTCTCCTCGTATAAGAGACCATCCTCACTACAAATGTAGATGATAAAAAAACGAAGCTGTCGTAATCGGCGACTCAACCGGCATGATACGCACAATCTGATACTTGCGAAACGCATCATTCCATCGGACTTCTACAGGCAGGCCTAGTCCCATTTGGGACTTCATTTTTTCACGAAGATCCATCGATAAATTCATCGATGCAATGGAGGCCATCCCCAGGTTCTCGCCTTCTTGTGAAAAAAGGGAATAGGTATCAGGCAAGTTCATCTTCGTATAGGGCATGCAATTTGCACATAGAAGGACAGCCATATCAGCACTGCGTTTTAGCACAGGAGCAATGTAGTTTACATGAACGCGCTCTGTCACCGTATCCTTCCAATACCACCGCGGTTGCCTTTGATGATCGGGTTGAATGATCCAATAAATGGAAGGGTCATAATGTGATGACCAATCACTTAGTGCAAGAGGCTTAACAATCTGGGGTTTAAAGGCAAGTAGGGGCTGATCGGAAGGAATAGACTGCCAAAATTCGCCGAGGGATAACCAGCGCTCGGAAAAGGTTTTAGTGGACCACTGGTCTTTTCCTTGATGGATAACAATATCTTCAATTTGCAAAAGCGATTCGCCTGCCAAGATATTTGCCAAACATACTGTTGGACCATGCAGCGAAAAATTAGGAGGTAGCTGCCAGCGAAAGGTCATGCCTTCTTGGCGTTCAGGATACCAGATACAAGGAGCGAATCCTTCGAGAAATACGAGATAGCCGACGGGACGACGATCAAACTTTGGCCAGAGCCACAATGTGCCTGTGCTAAATGTGGGCTTGGCGCGACTAAAGGGCATATGGATTTCCATGCGATCTTTCAAAAAAGGGTACGATTTATAGAGAGATTCAATGGCCGAGATATGAGCAGTATCTAGGCGATGGAACCGTGGAACATGTTGCTTTTCGAAACGTGGTGCAGTACTTGTGATCGATTTGCTCATGATTTAATCTAACTAAATAGGGAGCATCGGCTTTAGGCTGCCCGTGGGATAGACTACATTATGTCAGGTGTTATACCCATCAAGAGGACGCTACAGGTATACATCATGTCAGGGGTTATACCCATCAAGAGGACGCTACAGGTATACATCATGACAGGGGTCAAGGGGAGGCTTGCGTCCCCTTATTAATGGTAAATACAATATCATCGTATCGCCCCTTGACCTCACGACGATCATACACATGAACAAAGGGTTTCAATGCATCGGGCGTAACTCCACGCAGTGCATCCAACCATTTGATATTTTGAACATCCTCGATCACCAGAATTCCGTCATCTTTCAAAAGCTGCGAATACATCGTCACAAAGTCAATCATAGATTCCAATGTATGCGGACCATCATCCAGTAGCATATCGAATTTCAGACCCTTGTTCAGAAACGTATTCACAAAAAAGTTCATGTTATACGCATTGTTTGATGTATGCAAATGAATGCGCGGATGATCAATTAATTCCTTGCGAACATGATCGATGGGAATAATATCGGCTGCATGAATTTGAGCATTTGTAAAATATTCGGCCCACATCATAATGCTCCCTCCATTTTCACGGATACCTGGACCAATGCCGACTTCAAGAATATGCGTGGCAGACTCCTTTTTAGATTCAAACAAGGTTTGGTACAAATCAATGTAGGAATGGATGGTGTTTTTATCGGTAAACCGATCGTCGCAAAAATTAGATAGCATACTGTATACTATACACAGTGCTATGCTTTAGACCTCTCCTATAAAAATAAAATGCCTTATTTATTCATCGTGGTTCTCCATCTGATAATAGCCCCTAATCGTCAGTGTACGTACTCCATCTACTATGTTTAGTGTTGCTGATTCACATCCCTCTTGATTCGCAGTATGATGCATGATGCGTGTTCCTGCAGAGTCTGTTCCGTGAAGGACTTCTTGTTTTTTGGCCTCATAGGAGGTATAATCGTCAAAGATGGTGTAGATAATTCGCGATACGGATTCCATTGTCAGCCTTCTTTTATTTGGTTTATTTTATTCAATTTTTACGCACGTGTGTTTGCTCATACGCACGAATCAGATTCATATATTTGTTATGTACTGCGTGTGATTTATTTTTATTTTTAGGTGTAGGTTTTCTATTGTTTGTTTGACGTGTTGGCGATACAGTATGATTTGGAGAGTTTACTGGTGATAATGTTAAGGGTGATGTATAACGTGGTTTCTTACGGGTATGTGCTATTGTATAATTACGCCCATGATTATTAGTAATATTATATAGGTTAGTACTATATATCGCCTTATTATTATGATGAGGATACTGTGTTGATCGATGACGTAATTTTTTTTGTGGATTTTCCTGTTGTATTAGACGGATACGTCGTTGTACAGTAGATGGTAGACCCTGTTGAGGGATTGATGGAATCCTAGGTGTTTCAGGTGTTCCAGGTGTAGTAATGGCCTTCCTTTTTTTAGTTGACATGTCTACTTTTACTGCGTTTCTTTTGTTTACGAGATTTGTGTTGTGTTGTTCTTTTATTTCGCGTTTGTATTTTCTTCCTTTTCCCTCCCCCTTGTGACCCTTGTGACCCTTGTGACCCTTGTGACTCTATCAAACGAGGAATAATATCTAGACTCTTTATAAAGTTAGGATGTGGTCCACTGTCAAATACTTTTATACCTTTATTGTTTCTAATATGATACTGTTCTATCATATTATTAGTATATTGTGCATTATGCCATCTCTGATAGGTACCTTCTACATATTTGTGTGGATTCTTTCTCATGTTGTTAATTGTTTCATTATCATAAATATAACCCACAATGTTATATTTAGATTTAATAGGTGTACTCATGATATTATAATTATTATCATTATTATTAGTCATAGGAGGATAATAATGATAATAATAATACATTGAAAAGTCAGTTGATAGTATATTTAAAACGCACTAAAACTCGTATCCGTATAGGTATCATTGGCAAAGATCCCAGGCATAAATTCGCCACCACCTTGTATTACTTCATGCTGAAACGTCTGCGAATTATCAGAGGATACTTGCACTCTGTCACTGGCCACACCTGATTGCACGGCAATGGATGTATTGTCGTTTATAGGCGGTGCGCGAAAAGACCGCTCAGGATGCCGTAAATTCTCGGGAATGTCCGAGCTTTCTTGATGTTCCTGATAGGGATCCGTCGCACGCGGTTCATGGTGAACAATGACTTTATCCAGCGGGGCCTCTTGGCTGGGAGCAGATGGGCCGGAAGGCGCTACCACTCGTGGCGGATAGATAGGTGCTTGACGGATTTCAATGGATGCGGGTGCGGGAATGGATTCAAATAATTCAGTGGAGTCTGCAGTAATCATATCAACTGTATCAAATATATAGTCACGTACGATCATGTACAGAATAAATCCTACCACGAGGATACCAAAGACGTACAAGTAGGATTCCATGCTTCTTTTTGGTCTCGTGAAAATCATAATCGCAATTGATCCACTCTTGGGCAAAGCCCATGCATTCTTGACCAAAAATTGATCCCATCTCTTCGGTTTATGTAAGCTACAACATCGTATAAAAACATAGTAAATGCCAACGTTATCTACCGTTATTCTTACTACAAAAGGTGAATGTCGAAAAGCCAATTTGCAACTTACTTCAGAGGTAACGCTTACCATAGAGATTATTCAAAAATATTTCAAAAAGAAGGAAGAACCTGAAATGGTATGCTCTTACGAACATGAAAACAAAAACATCTATCTTTTCGGTTATAAAAAGGGCAAAAAAGGTACCGAAAATAAGACGGAACTACCTGATCCCTATTCGGACCTCGTTCTCTTTGGTGATGCGCTTGTTGTCGTATCAGGTTCCACAGGAACGTGGGAGAGCCCCATTCCTTATACAACGGATCAATGGAATTCCTTCTATCAACAAGAGGAAGAAGAGGAGGAGGAAGAAGAGGATGAGGAGATGGTTTCAGACGAGGAAAAATCGGTGAAGGATGCATTTGAGGAAAGTGATTCAGAACTTCATGACAAGGAAGATGCGGAAGAGGCGGAGGCAGAGGTAGAGGCAGAGGTAGAGGACGAAGCACCCGTTGTTGTCAAACGAAAACGTGCAGCATACTCAAAAGTAGATACCAGCGCACTCAAAGAAGAGATCTCTATTCAATCCGAACCCGAAACGAACCCGCTTCGTCTAAAATGCATCAATGCATTTTCCTTTCTTGAGAACTTCTTTGAAAATGGTCTCTTTACGAAAGAAGATATACGGTCATTGGAAAAGGGAATCTTTGAAGCTACGTACCAGTTTGCTCAGAAGCAATATATTGCGCGAAGCTGGAAGGCGCCCACCTTTTGTGAAGTCTATCGTCAGACACTGCGAGCCATTTTGAGTAATATTCATCCACAAAGCCCTGTAAATAATACACGGCTTCTATTACGTGTAAAAGAGGGAGAATTCCCATTATCGGCCATTCCTTTCATGAATGCCTATGAAATGTATCCTGAAAAGTGGTTTGCGCTAAAGGATAAATTATTGCAACGAGAGCAAAAGATTCTGGAAGGAAACAAGAGCCGTGCCACGGATCAATTCAAATGTCGCCGATGCCATAAAAAAGAATGTACGTATTATGAATTACAGACACGTTCTGCGGATGAACCGATGACCATCTTTATCACGTGTTTGAATTGTGGAAAGGAGTGGCGACAGGGTGGCTAATAAAATAAATAAATTTGATATAGTAAATAGTAAATAGAAAAGATACACATGCACTACAGTAATCAATTGCCAATTATCCAAGAAGATGCCAATATGCCTGTTCTAGCAGAGAATGATTCAGATGAGGAGTACGCCGATATGCCGCCGCTAGTTCCAGTAGAGGTGTTGAATGATAATTTGGAGGATGATGAAATGCCAGAACTAATGCCTGCTCTAGTAGCTGGTCCTAATGTATCTGAACTGGCGGATCAATTTATTAATAATCTTCAGATTGGCGATACATTTAAGACGTCTGCCAATTATCATGTCATTTATCAAGGAAAGAGAGAGGATGAAGAGTTGTATGACTTCCAAATTCTTGACCTAAACAGCGGACAAACGTATGATACGCATTATTCTAAACTGGGTACTTACGTTTCCATGGGGCTACATGAAAAAGTAAATGCGCCATCGGGTTAATGATAAAATTAACACATATTCTGATAATAATGCAATTGCAAAGTAGTAGACGGAACTTGTGCAACCATTGTTACTTTAGAAAAAGGATGAAAGGTATAGGCCTGACCCGTGATAAGCTTTATATTTTTATTGGGTAAAATCGGATGATTTCCACGAATACTCGTTTCTACTGTATCAAAGGAGCCTTGTAGTACCTTTGTATGAACAGTAGAATAATTATTGTAATAGGTATTACTTCGTCCTTTCATCCAGCTCCATAATACAAGCTCCATGTATTCATTTCGAAAGAGAGAGAGCGGATAATCAGATGACATTGTCGCCCAATCATTTCCGTTATAGTGATTGAGAAGCGAGATTGGATCAATGACACGAGGACTTGCCAGATGATAAAGAAGTGAAGGGAGACAACGAATAGGTTGAATCATATTACATAGATTACGTATTCGTGCTTTAGATTAATTCGATGCGCACTTTTTAGAAAAAAGTGCTCAAAAAACTATTCGTTTTTAAACGAAGTGTGCAAAAATTACTAAATAAAAATAATAGTTATTCAAGTATTTTTGCGCACTTTGTGGGCGTCGGCGCATGCTGCGCTAGCACGGCCGAGTGATTTGCCCCTTTGGGGCAAATCAAGAGGTTCTTTTCTAAAAAGTGCTTTCGATGCGCAATTGAACTCCTAACAGTTTTTGAATGACCGAATGTTGTTTTTCGGTAGGAAGGTAACGATTACACTCAATGTCCCTAAACGTATGTGGTTGGAAGCAACATAACTGATCGGCTTTTGTTTGATTAAGCATCATGATAATACGCGTGCGAATAAGAGCCTGAAGAGATTCTGGACGAATTCGTTTTTTAACCGTGATTTCGGAATCAGCCTCTGTATGCGATGTATCTTGATTCGATTTAATAGAATTATCCGTTGAGAATGAATTTGTAAAATGTGACACATGTTGGGTATGTGGAATATGTGGAATATGTGGAATATGTGGAATATGTGGAATATGTTGCTTCTTTGGAGGGTGACGTTGTACAAGGGTCCACCCATCTCCGTTTGCGGAGATGGGTGTAACAGACGTTTTCCAATCTTGACTCATAGGATGACTTTCTTCTACTCTGTCCGCTCTCTCAATTTTTATTCCAAATGTTGAATAAGAAGTAGAATGTGCTCGCATGAACTAAAAAATATACCAATTTCTACTTCATTATTACACGATCAAGAATATCGTTTTCTAATATCCTATAATAAACCGCGTGAATTACGACGGTCAAGCAGCGAACGAAACCAATCAGAAAAAATAACAAACGTGTATGATGCGATACAGACAAGTTTATTTATAAAATTAGCAAATCTGCCAAACGCCAATACTCAAAGAGCCCGTTTGGCAACGGTCGTTTAATAATGTAGGGAAGTCTCTTCTGATCAAGTTCCAAACGAGCAATATCACGAACATCCGTAATGTGTTTCGGCACTGCAATAAAGGCAGCGGCACCCTTACTGAGTTGATTGGCGCGAAGACCAATAATTTTGGTGCGTTCAAACTTCGTTAAGAATGGATATGTCCGGTGGTTGTTATCTGCTTTTGTTCCACCAGGTGGCACAATTTGTAATGCAATCTTGGGAATAACTTGCTCCATGTAATCCAAATTGCATTCAGGGTGTTGTTGATAGAGTCGTTTTAATTCAGGATTAGAATCCATGGATGTATCCTCTTCAGCAATGGCTCCCGCATACTCTTCATCAAATTCTCCGTCATCGTATTCTAAACCAGATTCGATAATTTCATCTGCGTCCATCTTCTATCTATTTATCTTCTTTGTTTTTACAATCAAATTTGTGGGTGGAGGCGCAAGCGCATGCTCCGCTAACACACCCCCCACATGGAGGAACTGGCGCATGCTCCGCTAACACACCCCCACATGTAGAGATTTGGAGCATGCGCAAGCGCCCCACATGGAGAGGTTTGGAGCATTCGTCAAGTCCTCCACTAAGATCCTCTATGTAGGGGTGTTAGCTTTGTCACTCAGATCCTCCATGTGGGGTGTGGGTTAGCGGAGCATGCGCCAGGTCCCCCACCCACAAATTTGATTCATAATCTATCATTTAAATGTTCAGCATAAAGATTCTATATAATATGACTTCAGAAATGACCGAACAAGAACAAGTGACTCCTTCCGTGGAGACCCTTAAACAATACGAATCGTTTGATGATATGCGTCTCAGCGAAGTATTGGTGCGGGGCATTTATACGTATGGGTTTGAACAACCTTCTAAGATTCAACAATTGGCAATTGTACCCATGAGTACGCATGTTGATATTCTCGCACAATCACAATCTGGAACGGGAAAAACAGGCGCGTTTACTATTGGTGCGCTAAGTATCGTGGATACTACTATCAAGGCCCCGCAAGTACTTGTGATTTGTCCCACGCGTGAGCTCTCACAGCAGACGGAACGGGTAGCGGGCTCTATCGGGTCGTATATGAATTTGAAAGTACTATCGGCCACGGGTGGCAATCCGCTTCGCAGTGATATTCAAACCTTGAAAGCCGGTGCACAGTTTATCGTAGGAACCCCTGGGCGTATCTTTGACCTAATTCGTCGTGGGGACCTCGTCTTAGACAAGATGAAATATGTGATTTTGGATGAAGCAGATCAGATGTTGGAGGATCTCTTTGCAGAGCAGATTAAGGCCATTCTAAGCAATAAATTTCCATCTACGACCCGTCTCGCGCTTTTCAGTGCTACCATGCCACAGAATGTACTGGATATTGCCGAGAATTACTTGAATAATCCGGTTCGTATTCTTCTACCACCCGATGAAGTAACGCTGGATGGAATCAAGCAATACTATGTGGGACTGGATCGCGAGGAATGGAAATTGCCTGTACTCCTGGATATCTATCAACAAATCACGGTGAATCAGGCGCTCATCTATGTGAACAAACGCCAAAAGGCGGAGTGGTTGGCGAAACAATTGTCGTCGCATGGATTTACGCTGATGTATATTCATGGGGAGATGGATGTGGCGGAGCGCAAAAAACGTATGGACGATTTTCGCACGGGGTCCGTGCGTGTACTCATTAGTACCGACTTGTTGGCACGCGGGATTGATGTACAGCAGATTTCGTTAGTAATCAACTATGAGATGCCGATTCAACGCGAGAATTACGTGCATCGTATTGGACGATCGGGCCGATATGGTAAAAAGGGTGTGGCGATTAATTTGATCTGCGGAGATGAGATGAACGCGGTAAAAGAAATTGAAACGCATTACTCTACGACGATTCATGAGCTGCCTGAGGATTTGTCTGTGTTATCGGTGTAAACTGCACTTTTTAGAAAAAAGTGCGCAAAAAGCCTTGTGTAATTTAGAAAAAAGTGCGCAAAAAGCCTTGTGTAATTTAGAAAAAAGTGCGCAAAAAGCCTTGTGTAATTTGGAAAAAAGTGCGCAAAAAGCCTTGTGTAATTTGGAAAAAAGTGCGCAAAAAGCCTTGTGTAATTTAGAAAAAAGTGCGCAAAAAGCCTTGTGTAATTTAGAAAAAAGTGCGCAAAAAGCCTTGTGTAATTTAGAAAAAAGTGCGCAAAAAGCCTTGTGTAATTTGGAAAAAAGTGCGCAAAAAGCCTTGTGTACTTTTTAATTACGCAGGGATTTTTGCGCACTTTTTCTTAAAAAGTGCCTATTCTCGTCGTCCATCTTCGCGAACATCATGACGACACGTAGGGCATCGCACATTTTGTTGAAACCATTGCATAATACATGTTTCATGAAAGGTATGCCGACAATGATTGATTACGCAAAGAAGTTGTCTATCTTCTAAGGGATCTTGGCAAATAGCACAGTTATTGTCTTCGTGTTCTGTAGCCGTTCGAAACGTAGTATTGTTTTCAATTTGCGCAGGACTTGGACGTACAATAACCGCATCGTCAAGAAATGTACTTGGTGGTTGTGAAAAGACCTGATTAAGTAGCGCAGATAAGATACTTGGATTTTGACGTGTTGTAAAATACGAAGACATGTCTACTGATTCTTGTGGAATACTATGTGTATTAACCAGCGGAATAGGCTGATAAATATCACGAATAACAAATGGATTTGCCATAACTTGACTTTGTCTACTTGGAACTCTTGGAACGGATTGACTTGGAGCTCGTTGACTTGGAGCTCGTTGACTTGGGACTCTTGGAACGGCTTGACTTGGGACTTGTGGACTTGGCTGTGATATTCGTTGTTCATACTGTTGACGGCCACGAGTATATGGATTATTATTTGCTACATGGATGATATATTGTAGTACATCCTGAACAGTTTGAAATTGCTCAGGATGATACAACAATTCTGGAAACGATTGATGAAGGTCATTAAGAAGAGGACTAGCGTAGATTCTTGAATCAGACATACCTACTACTTAAGCCCTGTACGCGATCAATTTTATATGGAACAATTGCAACAACAACAGCAACAGCAAGATCCTGCCTCTGGCATTGCCAGAGGCGTATACTCTCAAGCTTCGCTTGAGAAGGATCCCGCCCTAAAAGGCGTGGTCGGTATTCAAAACATGGGAAACACATGTTATTCTAATTCCGTTCTTCAGCTACTTCGTTCATGTCCCGAATGGAATATGTTTTGCTTAACGGAAACATTTACAGACGATGAAACAAATAAAAAGCGAATGATTATTGCCTACCAAGATATGTTAAAATCGCTCTGGTCGGCTTACAAACCGGCCTATGTTCGCCCTCTTGGTTTTCTAACGGAAATTCGTAAAGCGGTGCGAGACAGTCCCTATGAAATGTTCGGTATACCCGTTCCAAATGATAGTCATGAGTTTTTAGTGTATTTGTTGGATCAGTTTCACGAAGCCATACGAACAGATACTCCCTATGTGGAACAGCAAGTTGATGCGACCATGTCTCCTGTGGAAAAAATGCGTATCCTTGCCGAAAATGGCTGGAATAAATTTGTATCAAAAAATACCAGTGAGTTAGTCCGATTATTTTTTGGCATGATGCGAAAAACAGTAAACTGTACAAACTGTAATAATAATACGTATCAGTGGGAAGTCTACAATGCGCTTAAGATTCCGTGCGAAGGTGCCACCTTTCATGAATGGATCCAAAAGGAAGTAAATGAATCTTCTGATATTGAGGGTTATCAATGCGATCATTGTAAGGGGCGGCATTTGGCAAAGAAATCCTCCCATTTGTGGCGTTTACCGCAATGTCTATTTATTACCCTGCATCGGTTTCATTATGATGGGCGAAAGAATATGACACCGTGCCCCTATGATGGTCAACCGGTTTCGTTTCAAGCATTCTTTGCACCTGAGGTAATTGCTGAGCAGGACATGTATGAGTTACGAGGTATTTCGGATCATCATGGAACGCATATGGGCGGACATTATACCGCACAATTTAAACATCCTATTACAAATCAATGGTGGTGGTTTGATGATGATCGCGCCCAACCCATGGAGCATCCACAGTTTTCTGCGTCGAATTATATTTTGCACTTTGCACTTTTTAAGAAAAAGTGCGCAAAAAACATGGAATAATTAAAAAGATATAAAATGGTTTTTGCATACTTTTTAAGTTACATAGGGATTTTTGTGAACTTTTTCCTAAAAAGTTCAGCCGAATACAATTAATCCACGGCGCAACTCAATACATCCCGTGAGCCAGCCGAAGCGATCGTTATCCCCAGGAAAGATATTCCATCCTGCTTTTTTGAGTTCGTGGATGTTTTTGGGTCCATCTGGGCCTGTTAGTTCATCTTCCGCCAAGTAGAGAAGGGCATTAACTAGAGGATGATTTGGTGAATAGACACCGTCTTCAATAAGAATGGTATCATTGTTATTGATCACAGTTAGAAGATTATCTATGAGTTGGAGCGTCATATGCCTTTTTATGCAACGTGTTGTGTGTCAATTTTGTTACTACACGCTCGGTCTAATATACTTGTCCCTAATACAGAGTAGATCCTGTTTTACCCCAATTGAATGGTTAATGGACTGATACGCTCCAGCTGTCTTAGGAACATCGATCATCGGGCGAATACGATGTGCCCACCATGCTCGATGGTAACCTATCTTAACCTGGGCTGTAATATTTGTAAGACTTGCTACATTATCTGTGCATTCTGCTGTGTAATATACTGATTTTATAGGACAACGATTGTCTACCAGAACCCAGTTAGAAGCAATATCGGACATACAAGGGCTGTAGTAATCTGTACCCATGTGTGTACAGACATAGACAGGATAACGGGATTGGATACATGCATAGATGGCAGGAAGAAAGATGAAAAATACATATAACGTATTCATTCTAATTAGAGTTAACTTATAATATTTGTTTAATCTCTTGCAGATGTGCTCCATATAATCTAATGGCAAATGGAATAATATCAAGACAATTCCATAAACATAAAAAAACATCATATTCTTTTTTAGAATCTCTTAGGTATTTAGTTTCTATTTTTATGTCCAATTTACCATTATAAAATATATGCTTCAATAATGCAGTAATTGCCTGAAATCTGGTTTGACCTATCTTTTTATATTCAGTATGTAAAGTGTGTGTTAGAAATAATTCATACACGTCTTGTTTATAACATGGATTATGACCATAGAAATATCCATTTGTAGATGTATTTCCCCAAAAATGTGGTGGAGTCCATTCTTTAATGCAAGAAGGAAACTCTCCCCACAAAAGCCTATTTCGTCTATCAGGATTAAGTAGTGGATGTTGTGAATTTTTTATACGTCGTAGTAATTCGGCTTCCCATTCATGTTCTTGCTCTTCACAACGATAACACCCCCATTCATCTCCATTATGTTCTTTCCCTTCATGGATTTCTATGATAGTAAGGTCATCGCATAATAACATATCTAATCTGCGTTTATGGATATCATCAACTACACGTTGTGCTAAGGAAAAACAAGTAGAGGGGTTGTCTCCAAAAATAGAATCCCATTCTTTGATTGTATTTGGATACAGATTTGTTTCTAAAAATCGCATTGCGTGCGAATCAGCCCATTTAGAAACATGATCGCCATACCATTGAACGAATATATTTTTACGATGTTTATCTAAATATTCCGTCATCCAATAATGTAATACGGGTTGATATATATCCAGGTACTCCAATAATTTATCGAGAAGTAGTATTGCTCGTTCGACATTTTGAAAATGAGGACTTGTATGGTCACTTAGTTTATTAATATTATGAACAATTTCTTTCCATTTGTTTATAATATCAAGTACTTTTGTAATATCCATGTATAATAAATATTACTATTGTCTTAGGTAGTCTAAATACGGTTCATATATTATTTATAACGTGCAATATGCCGAAAACATCATTGTTTGAAACAGATCTTTATTTAGGTAGGGCATACAAAAAAAGCAAGAATAATGCGTCTATGACAAAGAATGATTTTATTAAACCAGGTATGACATTTACGATGCATTATGAACATAATTCGCGATATCTATCCAGGGAGACAGACAACTTCGTGTATATCATAAAACCAGAAACAGTTATTGTTACGGTTATTTCTATACGTTTCATCATCGAAGAATGTTGTTGTAGTGATGAGGATGATGACGATGATGATGACATTGACAATTCAGGTCTTCATATAAATGGGTGTGTTCTTCAGTCAGAACATCCTATTTTTGTGTGTGTTCGTCATGCATTTTATGGACGGCCAATTACACTGTGTAGTGATGATATAATGGTTGCAACAGGATCTGTCAGAGAATTTCTAGATAAAGCCTCTTCATGACGTTAGAAAACACTCGCCGCCGACTCTGCCCAGCTCTTCAATGCTTTATTGCAGGGGCATTCAAATCCCTCCAGCGAAGCATTATGATTCACATAAACCGTGCGAACGGCTCCTAAGAATCCTGCATCTTCGCTGCAAACACGATAGTGCACATGCGATTCCAACTTCCCCTTAAAGGGAACTTTATAACTTTGCGGATCGCGTACTTTGAACACAGCTACGCCTTCACCGTTGGAGGTGGTGACACCTGCGTTTTCGTATTGTCCATAGGCTTCTTTCCATGATTTGATGGAGCCTAGTTTTTTATCAGCATTTGGTTCCGCCGCCCAGTACATTACCTTAGTATTGGGAGTAATGACGACAGAAACCGACTTGGTGGCGCCCGGGGGCTCCTTGTTCTGTAATATAGAGCACGGGGCCAAAGTAGTACCGAGAAAGGGCAAATAGGTATCGCGACTAAACATGATGCCGAGCGCGGAGAGACCGACGAGGATGTAGATAAATGGTGTAAGGGATCCAAAGAGGGAGGCCACGAGGTTCACGTCGAAGGCGCCGATACTTAACCAGTTAAGCGCACCGACAATCACGAGGACCATGGCAATTTTGAAGAGAAGCTTTTTGAAGAAGGGTTCTTCTGTGACTCCGTCGAATCTTCCAATAACGTTGTTTAGACCGTCCATTTCTATTTTAGGCGTCAATTAAAATCGTAGGATAGAGTAAGGATGGCTACCGAAATAGGGAGTAGTTCTCAAAATTATACAAATTATACAAATTTAAAAACACAAATTACAAATGCAATAGGTAGGTATAATAATACGTATAATAATACAAGTAATAAAAATGAGCATCCATCTATTGCGATACGTAAATTAATTAGAAAATTGCCTTCAGATAATCAAACGAATTATATGGAGAAGTTGAATGCGGCTCGTGCTGCGGATGAGCCTAATTATGTTCCTGTTCCTGCTGCTCCTGCTACTCCTGCGGCTCCTGCTACTTCTGCTACTTCTGCTACTGCTCCTTATCGTAGAACATATCCCACAAAATATAAACGACCCATACTACCTCCTCCTGTTTCTACAGTATTTCCTATACTTCCACCAACACAAACACCTAGTAAAGTCTCTTCCTCTCGTAATCCTACCATAATAACAGCGCAAGTCACAAGTGAAAATGGGCAAATAGTATATGGATCATATAATGCAACAGTACATGGAGGTACTCAACGACATAAAAAACAAACGAAACAGAAAAAGTCTTACAAAAAATCTAAACACGCACCTAAATCCTTAAAACGTACGCATAGATAGAACAATGGCCCTTGATAATGCACTCTTACAAAAACACAACGTACGTCTCTATGGAAGCGACGTAGATACCTATGACATCATCAACGATTTTCTCGAAGACAATCGCAGTGAACAGGCTTTCTACGTCGTGGATCTCGGTGAAATTGTACATTCGGTTACACAATGGAAAACGCTTCTACCCATGGTCAAGCCCTATTACGCCATCAAGTGTAATCCGAACCCAGTTATGTTGGAAGCCCTTGCATCCTTGGATGTAAATTTTGATTGCGCGAGTGAAGCCGAGATCAAAACGGTCATTGAAATTACGGGTGATCCCACGCGTATTATTTTTGCCAACCCGTGCAAAATGTCTTCGCAGATTCGCTATGCCCGCGCCAACGATGTGGACCTCATGACATTCGATTCTGAGGAAGAACTCTACAAAGTCAAACTGTTTCATCCCTACGCCAAATTGGTTCTGCGACTCGCCGTGGATGACAGCAAGAGTATTTGCAAGTTTAACAAGAAGTTTGGATGCACCATTGAACAAGTGAATGACCTACTGGTGATTGCAAAAACGCTCAAACTCAATGTGGTAGGGTTCAGTTTCCATGTAGGGAGCAACTGCAGTTCGGCAGATACCTTCTTTGAAGCCCTAAAAACAGTGAAGGCTGCTGCGGATATGGCAAAGGCACTTGATATTCAAACTACCCTGATTGATATTGGCGGTGGATTTAAGGGAGTGGATAGTGGCACGGTTACCTTTGAAGATATCACCGTCAAGATCAAAGAGGGAATTGCAGCATTTTTTCCAGATCATGAAGAAAAAGGGATGGAGTTCATTGCCGAGCCAGGGCGCTATTTTGCACAGCGCACCCACACGCTAGTGATGAATGTAATCGGGAAGAAAATGATCATGGACAAGGATGAAAAAACCCTCGTCTATTACCTGAATGATGGTATCTACGGATCGTTTAACTGTATTATGTTTGATCACGAGAAGCCGACTATTCTGCCGTTTAATGAGCGAAACGAGAAACAGTTTCGTAGTCGTTTATTTGGTCCGACGTGTGATTCCATTGACATGATCTCCGAGGACGTGATGTTGCCTGAACTGGCCACGGGCGAATGGGTTTACTCGGAAAACATGGGTGCGTATACGGTGGCGGCTGGATCAAACTTTAACGGGTTTCGGACGAATTTGTTTCGGTATATTTTACGCTCCTAAGCGCAGCGCTTTTTAGAAAAAAGCGCGCAAAAATCCCGTGCAAATTAGAAAAAGCACCAAAAAAATTCCTGTGCAACTTAGAAAAATCTCAAAAAATCCTGTGCAAATTAGAACAAAGCGCGCAAAAATCAGAGTGTAACTTTAAGAATAGTAGAACTTTTTAATAAAAACAAATAGTAGAATGGCAGGAATTAATCCTACACGCGAATTTATTAATGTACTACGTAGCAATAATACTACAAACCTTGATTCTTTAAATACATGGATTCAAAGAATAGCACAACAACGTGGCGAGAGATATAATGGTCCCGATGTACTTGTTCCTGAAAAGGGATCAAATATATTAGGGCATGAATTTGGAGTACTATCAGGCGGTATTCAGATGAAATCTTCTGAAAATAGAAATGATTGTCTTATTCATTCATTCTTATCATCTGTAAGTCCTGCGTTTAGAAAACTTACACTTGCGTTAAGAAATGCAATTGCATCTACATTTCGTAGAGAGGTTCTTCCATTATTAACTGATTTTCAAAATTTACCGCGCTATGAAGACGAAGAGGATAATGATAATCTAGAAGGCGGTGAATTTTTAAGTGATGATATTGGAGAACGTCTTTCTGCAAGATTTTTAATAGGTATTTTATTTGTGCAACGCGGAAATACAAAACGAAATAAATCATTTGCGGAATCAAAAAATCCCAAAATGTCCGATAGATCAATTGTTATTCATGGAACACGCGCACATTTTACACCTGTTAAAATTGGCGAAAACTATATAATTGACTCTAATGATGCTGCATCTTCTATTGATTCAATCATGCGTGCATTAAGTGAAAATATGGCTCCAAAGAAAGGTAACCGTAGTCGCAAGACAGTAAAAGGAAAAAATATAAATAATAATAATAATTTACAAAAAGCACTTGCTGCATCACTCGCAAATGCTACATTAGCAAAACAGATGAAAAACATGAATCTAAACAGTCAATCATCACGTAATACACAAAAGCAACCCCTAAATTCTAAAAAACTCACATCAATTAAAGGTGCATATACAAGGGCAATAAAGAAATTTCAAGAAAAAAATAAGCCAACCTTTACACCATTAGAGCAAGAGGCATTAAATTATTTTAGTTAATTATGTATACATATGAAACGGTGGCGCATCACGGTCCTCTTTCTTCTTCAAGAATAATTTCATGTGGTCCTTTTTCACAATGAACGGTAAAGAGAAGTCCTTAATATAGAAGGGTAGATCAGGCGAATTATACATGCGCAACATGTTGATTTTCTGTGTGATTTGCTCAATGCTCCGCTTCAACTCCCTAACACCTTTTTCCTCGCTGGCATATTCCTGAATCACATTCGTCAGAATCTCGGTAGAGATCGCCACTTTCTCTGTCAAGTTCACCTCCTTGAGTGCAATAGGCAACAAGTACTGCTCTGCAATCACGGTTTTCTGTTTTAGATCATATCCCTTCAAGTCAATGACGGTCATACGATCCAAGAGAACCCGATCAATCTTATTTATATCGTTTGCTGAAAAGACAAACATCACTTTGCTTAGATCGATTGGCACGCCTGCCAGATACTTATCTTCAAATTCACCATTCTGTACAGGGTCCGTCAAGTGGATGAGCAGGTTCATCACCTCTTCGCCCTTCGGTGTTTGCGAGATTTTATCCAACTCATCAAACAAGATGACCGTGCTCATGGACTTAGATGCCACCAGCGAATTTACGATTTTACCGCAGTGAGACGATTCGTATACCATTTGATGGCCCGTGTACGTACTGGCATCCGAATCTCCACCGAGCGAGATGAACTGAAAGGGCCAGCTGAGTGCTTTGGCAATTCCGTTCTTGATGATGGTTGTTTTTCCGATACCAGGCGGACCTACTAAGAGGAGACAGAGACCACGACTTTCAGGATTTGCAATTTTAGTACCGATAAATTGCATGATTTGCAGTTTTGATTCATCTTGACCATAGACGGCATCGTCTAAGCACTTCTTAGCTAAGCGCATGAAATCTGCACATTTATCGGACCCATCCTCTAGTTTAACGGGAATATCCTTGTAATTGCCAAATGGCAAACTTACTACCTTATCGAGCCAGGCTCGAAGTTTGAAATATTCATTGGAACTAGCCTCTAATGTTTGCAGACTATGGTATTTGGATAAGATCATGGCCTGCACATCGAGAGGTAGTTTCAAGGTCAAAATCTTCAACATCAAATGAATGCCAGTATCATTCGCTACAGGGCGATTCTCCAGAGCCTGAATAAGCTCCTGCTGTTTGTCGATGGCCAAGTCTTTGAATTGACCAATGTGGGTATCAATTGTATTTTCTTCCACTGGTGCGGTCAAGAGTTTAACGAACTTTTTCACATTTTCGGGTTCTTTTTTCATATTGTATTTCTTGGGAATCATGGCTTTCTCCTGAGGCGATGTACCTGTCAGCGCCATCAGGATACGTCCCAATGCTTCCTCCCCCTGATTATCTCTTTCTTCTTCCTCCTCCACATCTTCCTCCTCGTCATCCTCGTCATCCTCGTCATCCTCGTCATTATCCTCCTCCTCTTCTTCCTCTTCCAAATCTTCCTCTTCTTCCTCATCCTCATCCTCATCCTCCTCCTCCTCTTCTTCCAAATCTTCCTCTTCTTCCAACGCTTCCATGTCGTCTTCTGATTCCGATTCTGATTCCGATTCCGATTCTTCATAATCGGATCCTTCAGAGGATTCCATCATTTCATCGAATAGCGCATGCTGTTCTGATTCATATTTGCGTTTAGAAGGAGTAGCATTTCGTGTTTTAGGATAAATAACATTATTTGTGGTAGTTGTATCTTGATTCATTAGACCTTTAATCCGTTTTTGAGCAACGATTGCAGCTTTACGCTTACCGCGTACAGTGCGTAGTGGTTTTTCATCTTCAGAAGAACTGTAAGCGATCAGGTCACGAAGATTTCCCTTACTGTCTGTACTGGCATCACTGTCCGAATCATGCGAGTTTGCACGTTTTTTTTCTTTTTCTTTATCTTTCTTGGATGGCATTCTACTTACCTTATTAGAATTATTCATTGTTTAAATTTCTGCACGTAACTTAAACAATAAAAAAAAATAGCATCAATTTTATATGCTTTTATGGATGTAATGGAGAGGATTTACCATTTTTGAATATCCTCATAAATGCTAAGGAAACCAAAGCGAGCCTTGTTGCTGATACCCACATATTCAGCATTCTTCATGGTCCATGGATGAATGCGTTGGGCAGTCTCTTCCTTTAATGTGGCACGAATGGCATTCTCCACTTCATGCTTATGACGTCGCGTGGTGGTAGTAATCGCCTTCATGATTTTGATGAAGCAATCCGCAAATTCTTCATTGAGTTTAATGGAACTTGTGATGCATAGATTGGCTTCTACTTGTTGAATAATTTTCGTAATGATTTTCATGAACATCTCCGTATCAATAACGTTGTGTTTAATCAGTTCAGCCAGAAATTGTGAGTAACCACGACGGTATTTCTTCTCCACATTCCGTTTGCAGAGTTCGTTGTAATTTTCATCCGTACCGTCTGCCACCTCTTCAAAGATCTCCATGTACTGATCGTACAGCGTAGCCATTTCCGTCAGAAGAACGGGATAACTGGCACTTAATTCGCTCAGAAGCTTGGCGTACAGGGGGCAAAAGACTTCTTCACTTGCCGCCTTTTCAAATACCAACTTCATAAAGCACGTAATCATGCTGTTTTGACCACTATCGATGATGTGCGTGATGAATTCTTTGATTTCGTTATAATTCGGTTGGCTAAATTTGTTGAGTTTTCCGAGAAGAATGGTGTTTAGAATGGTATCTTCCACATTTTCGGATGTTTTTTTGAATTTGCTGACATATTTTTGAGGACGGTAGCCATCGGTTGGCCATGATGGAGTACGCCGAGTATCACTGGCTTCGGTCTCAGCAGCCTTTGGAGTTGTGTTTCGTGATTCCCGTGCATCATTCAAGTGATGAAGGGGACTTTGTCTCAGCGATGGGGCATTCCCTTTCGTTGCATTCATGGAACGATTTTGGTATTGATAGGGGGCTGATGAAGTCGTCGAAGAAGCACTTGCAGCGTCACCCGCATCACGATTTCCAAAGAAGGAGCCTCCTTTTGAACTAGGTTGTCCTCGCCACTCCACCTTTTTCCAACCGTTTTGATCCGTTCCATTCTTCATGCATTGATGGATATTTTCCATTGCCTTCAGAACAGTACCAGGGATTTTTGGGTCCCGGATAGTTTTACGAAAAGATCGTACCAGTTGGATGTCGTGGAGAAGAGTGGACATTAGTTCTAATTATTGGCAAATGTTTAAGCTTAGAGGGGCACAATATAATATGCCATTTTTGGTTTCAAATTTGGCCTTTTTTAAAAAAAGGCCCCAAAAATCCCTGAGAGATCATTGGTGTTTTAGAACATCATTTTTAAAAGGGTAAACTTTTTAGGAATTTTATTGTGGGGTTTTATGGACATATGCGGACATCCGTGTTTTTGCGGACATCCGTGGATTTTTGCGGCCTTTTTTCTAAAAAGGCCAAAGTAAGATGAGTTCAATTGATGCGATTGTTGACGTTCCTGCTCTTTCAGAATGGCTGGGTCTTCAAACCATGATATCAAAAGACTGCTTAGTAAAACAACTAACCGATTGGACATATCATGAGCAGAGACTGCATCAACTTAGTGCAAAATGCAAGCGTTTTAAAGCGGCATTTGAAAAGGATCCCACTTTTTTTGGAAAATGTCATACATTGTTTCAAGAGGTAGCACAAATCGAAAAACAATTAAATGCACTCGTGCAAAATGAATCCAAATTGGAAAAAGAATCGTACAATGAACTCCTTTTTATGAAACCAATTCTACAACCCCTTAATTTTATACCCTTTCTCCTGCCTATCTGGGCAGTCATTCGCGTCTATCTCTTGCCAGGATTATCACTCTTGTTTCCCATTTTGATTCTGATTGCTCCTTACCTGATTTTATCCTTTGTTTTTCATATTCCCATTACCTTTACGAATTATATGAATCTGCTTCATTCCATGATATCAGGGAATGTTCAAGCGGTAATGGACCCTCAGGCAGCTCAAAAACTTCAAACGTCCATTTCTCCCGTAGCATTTTTGAAACAATTTGGCGTTATCCTTGCCACATGCGTACAGGGTATTGTTCAGCCCTATTGGTCCTATAAACATTTGAATTCCATTGATGACATTATTAAGGAGAATGGCCGTCTCGTCATTCGGTGCAAGGAGATTTACATGACGCTTAAGGAGCTTCTGCAAAAACACGGATTTACCATGTTTGCATGTCCCTTGCCCGAGTTTTCAAATGAGCGGGATGCAGTTGCTCGCATTATACTGGAATCGTCTTATTTTAAAATGACATTGAAATACATTGGAGCACTAGAAGTGGTGATGTCCCTGGCAAATCAGGAGGAGATTCATCCTGTTCGCTGGGTAAAAAGCACAAAACCCACATGTATCATGAAAGACACCTATGATTTTCAAGTGGATAAAAAGAAGAGAAAAACGATAACAGTATCCTTCCATCACAAAAGTCATGCGCTCCTAACAGGTCCCAATAAGGGTGGAAAATCAACCGTTCTAAGAGCAATGGCATGCAGTGCTTTGTTGGCCCATACGTATGGCTGTGCATTCGGCAAGGCAACCATGACCCCTTTTCGAAAACTCTTTGTTTGTCTGAAACCAGACGATTTACCTGGATCGAAGTCGCGATTTGAGCGGGAGATTGAATTTACAGCAAATACATTAACATATAAAGAGCCTATACTTGTATTAATTGACGAACTGTATCATTCTACCAATCCGCCAGATGCATTGCGCAGTTGTCAGATTTATACCAATCAGTTATGGAAAAAGCCAAATGTAGTAAGTGTGATTAGTACGCATTTGTTTGAATTGGTAGAGAAATCAACGAATGCTATTCAGCACTTATGTGTACCTGCTAAACTGGATAAGGAGGGTACAGTTCAATTTATGCACGTCTTACGACAGGGTATTTGCAAGATAAGCAGTGTGGATCTTTTGTTAAAGTCAAATGGACTTTTATGTTAGTAAACCATCTTTTTACCTTCTTTATGATGCAGATGCTGCATTCATTCTGTTTGAAGACTTTCTAGTAGATGATGTAGGTGATTTAGATAATTTAGGTGATTTAAGTTTATTAGGATTATCAACCGATATAAACATAAAATCTTCTTTTTCATATATCACTTTGTTTAGTGTTGAAAACTGTTTCTCTTCTAGATAGTCTGGATTTTCATATGCTTTTTTTACTGCATTATAACCAACTGCATTATCCTCTATAAACCTACGAACAAGCGATAATTTAATGGCACGTAAATATCCTTTTTTAATCATCGTTTGATGTCGTTCTCTAATACGTTGTTGTATTATCTCTGTTGCCTTATCAATATCATTATTAGCAGTAATATGTATCACAATAATTTTATATTTCACATGCACATTTGCGAGTAAGTCCATAATATGGTCCATTTTATTCGTATTTGGACCAAATGTTGTATCATATATCATATTATATGATTTTTTTAATCCTAATTTTATTACAGAGTCAAATACAGTATTAATAGAGCCACCTTTCTGATCATTTAGATATCCTTTATTTTTCCGATATGTCCCTTTATCAAAATGTGTTGTTGTTTTGAATGATTTCTTACAATATTTACATATATACTCAGTGCCAACAACTATATATGGCTCTTCTTTTACAGGATCTACTGCCGAATGTACTTCTGGATGTTGCAATTCGTTTAGCTTTTTATTTATCTTTGTATCTAATGTGGGTACTGCCGAATGTACTGCCGAATGTTGCAATTCGTTTAGCTTTTTATTTATCTTTGTATCTAATGTGGGTGTTGCAGTATGTAATCCAAAATTGTTAGTACGTGCGTGTATAACGGTTGAATATAAATTTGCAAATGGCCCATATAATGAATTATGAAAATTGTTTGGTAAACCAAGTGAATTTTTAGTAGCCTTATTAATTGTATTATATTTAACTTTTGCTACATTATATGCTTTTTGTGTTAAATTACGATATGGTTGAACGTGCTCTACCAGCGTATCAAGTGATACATTATAAAAATGATCGTATGTAATTCCACGGTCTTGTAGCAATGGATCATTATTAAGTATTATTTTGAGTGAGGATGTTTTTCCTACACCAGGCGAACCAACTGCAATAACAAGAACAGGATGTTCATTAAATGGATCTTTGGATGGTGTAAATAATATATTGGCTGCAGCAGGTGTTACATTCTTTAGTGTCTTAAATAGTGGAACACCCTTTCTAGGCGATTCTGCTAATGCAGCCATCTCTACTATGTACACCGTTTATTATCGTATCGGACTCATTCGTCATGTTCATCCTGGCCAATCCATAGAGCAGGCAAACCATCAAGTGCGTCAAACAAATCTAGGAAAAAACCTTCGCCACGGCAGAATGTCGGACTTCACAGATACCTTGACAGTTGCATTTGTTATTATCCTATTGTTTGGATCCATTGTCATCTATCTGTACACATGTATACAGCAAAATTCGCAGAAGGTTAGCTTGTTAGAGTCTATTCTGTTGGATCTCAAACTGAGTACTGAGATTCAATCCTATACAGAACTACCGGCAGAAGTTCCGGCAGAAGTGAAGGAAGAACCTTATACTCCATTTGAAGAGGAATCGGCAGTTACATGTGATACTCAAGAGGCGTCTTCGCTGGAAGAATACAGCTCGGCCATTGATAACGCCATTAACGAAGTCAAAGAAGAGACAGCCACTGACGCTATTCAACCCATCGAATTAAATGAAATTAGCGATGTCATTGAAGCAGTGCACTATGATACAACTACGGTATCGTATGACGCAATGACTCTCAAGGAACTGCATGCTCTGGGCAAAACACGTGGAATAGCGGGATCCTCTACGATGAAGAAGGCTGCTATTATCGACGCATTGAAGGCGGACGATGCCACGCAAACGCAAGCAACAGGCTCAAATTCGTTTCTAGAAACCAGCTCACCATTTAGCAATGATGCCTAAAAGCAAAAGCATCGATAAAGATAGATGGCCGCACTTGCCCTGGATTCAACATCTGGCTTTGCCAGAAGTGCTACCTGGCAATCTTCGATTGCCTTGGATCAACCTGGATTTACACGAGATACTCGCCCGAATTTATTTGCTACTTCTAACGGTTATCACAGCGGTGAAGCGTATCGCTCAGCACATAATGCTTATGTTCAGCCAGTTAAAGAAGCATATCCTGCCCGAGACGCCCGATATCCCGCCCGCGCCGCAGCGATTGAGGATGGTCGTTTGGTAACCGATTACCGTCCGCAATGCTCCAAGAATATTAAGACCGGTCAGCAGTTTAATACGAAGGTATGGCTCATTAATCATGCGGAGAACATTATGGATGAATCACGTAAACGACAAGTGGAATGGACAGGGGCTTCCTTACCGATGGCCAACACAGTTCCTCCGCCGGCCGCAGTAGTTCATTCTACGCCCTTTTACTCGGAAGTAAATCCGACACATTTGAAGCATGGATTGGGTGTAGAACGGGCCAATGCTGCCGCACCTGAACTCTTTGGAACCTTTGCCTATGCACCGACTATTTCGGAAATGCAGATGAACCGTAAGAACATTGGGATTACGACGCATTCGGAGGGGGGACGGAACTCTGTAAGAGGAAAAATTTAAATTTGAAAGATAGAGATAGTAGTATACTTATTCAAATGCCTGTTAAATTAACATTTGAATATGTATATGATTTTATAAAAAGTAAAGGCGATACTCTTATAAGTAAGGAGTATAGTAATAATCAACAATTATTGGAAATTGTATGTTCTAAATGTACAGTGGCTTATAAGCAAACATATGGTAGATTTTATATGGGATATCATCATGCACATTGTATAGCTGTACAAACTATATTGAGTAAAGGATATAAGAGACCTAGAGGAACAAACCTACTACCAAAAGAATGTATTGTATGTAAAAATAATTTTCAACCAACACAGGCTTCTGTAAAAATGTGTTCAATGGCATGTTCTATTGCATTTACAAGAACACCAGAATACAGAAAAAATGCAATTCAAAATGGTAGTAAAGGTGGACAAATTTCGGCTACCAAACAATCAAGACGTAGTAAAAATGAAATCTATTTTGCAGAGTTATGTCAAGAATATTTTACTATTACTACAAATGAACCCTACTTTGATGGATGGGATGCAGATGTTATTATTCATGAACAAAAGATAGCAGTATTATGGAATGGAGCATGGCACTACAAACAAATTAGTAAAACACAACAGTTAACACAGGTACAAGCTCGAGATAGAGTAAAAACTGCGATTATAAATAAATATGGTTATACTCCCTATGTAATAAAGGATATGGGAAAGTATGATAAACGATTCGTGGAAGAACAGTTTGCGATTTTCCTATTGATGCGGATGGAGTGGTAGGGAATCTAAAGACCTTCTTCTAGATAAAGGTAGGGAGAAATCCCTCATGATGGACCTGTAACTCAGTTGGTCAGAGTGCCGCTCTTATATTTTGTATAAGCTAGGTGGAAGTCGTGAGTTCAATCCTCACCAGGTCCATACATTATTCTGATAAATGTCATTTTCTCAGAATATAAATAAATCACAGCATACTCAGGTAATGTATAAAGGAACGTATAAGAAGGTCCTCGCCTTCGACATCGGTATCAAAAATCTCGCCTTCTGTGTTCTAGAGGCTAATACGAATGTCATCGCCCTTGACAACTGTAATCTGTTAGAACCTGTAGAAGTGACAGCATGTCATAACTGTAAACTAAAGGCATCCTTTACTGTGAATCAACAGAACTTCTGTAAGCGACACATACCCAAAACGCATACTGTGTTAAAGGAACTGTCTACTAAGAAGTTACCATCCAACAAAGTGTTGAAAGATCTGGTAAAAACGCATGTAAGCCCTGAAATGGGTCAAAAGGCAGCGCATACAAACGCAGCATGTCTCGAAGCGTTGTCAAAGAAGTTTGCCATGCCATTCGAACAAGCCAAACAAGCCAATGCATCCAAAGTATCATTGGAAATCGTGCATGATGCCTTGCGCGCATTTGTGAAAGAGAAATGGCCTGTATTCAAAGGGTGTACGCATGTTCTTCTGGAAAATCAGCCTGTATTTAAAAATCCGCATATGAAATCGGTGCAGGTTCTACTTTTTGCTACACTACGAGAAGCCTTTTTACAGCACGGCGAAACCCCTGAATATCACTTTGTCCATGCGAAAAAGAAAGTAGCGGATGCTCCTGCGGGCGATGAAGGATATGCAGAGCGAAAAACAAAGTCCGAAGAGCGCGTAAAAGCGCTATTTGAATCCAACCAGATTGTGAATCCGGTTTTATTTAAAGCGTTTCAGCAATCAAAGAAAAAATCGGACATGGCCGATGCAGTATGCATGGCGGTAGATTCTTTTGTAGAGAAGAAGTAAGGACGTACGGGGTACAAACAAAGTACAAACGAAGTAGAAATGGAGAATCGTCGAAATAATATTATAAGGGGATTGCGTGCAGAAAAAAATCAAAATGTAGGGAATGGGAAGAATGAGTTTCGCAAAAAAGCATTTAATAAACATATTAATGCAATCGAAGCCTATCCTAATCCTATTTACACGATGAATAATGTTGAAAGGGCATATGATGATGCTGGATTTACACTTACAAATAAAGTAAGAACAGGTCGTCCCTATGGTATTGTTGAAGAACAGATGTTGTATCCAACCCATCATATTAAATCTATTCCGATGGCATCTCCGATACAAGAACCAGTAAAAGAACCAATGTATGAACCGGCTCAAGTACCGATGTACGAACCAATCCCAATACCGATGCAAGTACCGAGACCGGTTGAAAGGAAGGTACCAAAAGTTATTCGTAGACAAAGTGTGAAACGTGTTCAAAAAGAAGTTCTACCTAAGGCTCAACGACGAGCACTAAGTGTGAAACAAAAGAAACCAGCTGGTCAGAAAGCACAGAAAGATTATAAGAAAGACATACTCATACGATTACTTGAATTACAGGCAGTTGAGCACGGCAATGGAAAAGATGATAGACGAAAGAAGGCCTTTCAGCGCCATATTAATGCAATTATGAAATATCCTTACGAAATTGAAACGATAGAGGATCTTCGCACGATTTATCGTAAAGCGCATCTTCCGACCCATGGCATCGCCTACAAAGCAATTCATAAATTAATACCTCTTAAGAATATAACTCGGCGTAAACAAGTAGTATATCAACCAAGTAGTTTCTTATGAAAAGCATTGTTGATCTTCTTTCCACCTCGCTTAGTGTAGTCTATATCATACCAATTCTGTGTTATGGATATACACTTCATTTCCAACATCTGTTCATCTGGATTGGTATTATACTAACCACCTGTATCTCTGAATTCATAAAATATACAGTCATTGGCAAACGAAGTTTACGACCGAAAGGCGCGCGTGATTGCAATCTGTTTTGCACAGATGGACCCTGTGAACATGAACCAGGTATGCCTTCCTCCCATTCCGCAATTGTAGTGTACTTTGCGTGCTCCTACATTGCATATCTTACCTACGCTCAGTATCCATTGATTACGATTGGTCTTGTAGTGTATGCATTCCTTGTCATGCTCTCGCGGTATCTTAAACGATGTCATACGATATATCAAATAGGAGCAGGAGCGATTCTTGGTGTAGTATTGTATAACTTTTTCTAAAACGTTCTGCGCACTTTTTTCTAAAACTTTTTGGGCACTTTTTTCTAAAAAGTGCAAAGTGCTGCGTAGTTTTCCTGCTTAAAAAAACGCTTCTGTGGAAAGACATATGAGTGGGGTATCCATTTCCGACATGCATAATTTTGTGGAAACCATGGGATCGTCCGACATGCAAATGAGTTCAACCATTGGTAATGTGGTAGAACTGGGCAGTGAAGACCTAGGAAATGACTTCGGAGCCAGTCTTCTATCTAATACCCGTGTTTCTGCTCGTCCGGCTGTAAATACCACGCAAAGTGTATCATCGCTTGAACCTATTCAGGACATTGGTGTCGGTTCATTTGAACCCCTTGAATCTATTTCGTTTGATCTACCGTCTGGACAACAGCAATCGCCTGAGATTAACATCAACCGTGAATCAGTGGGGAGCAATGACTTGTTTTCCAATATGCAAACGGCCTCTGGTCCATCCATTAATTTGGCGGCGGCGACCCGTCTCAGCCCTGAGGAGGAGCGCAAGAAGAAGATTGATTTGATCAACAAACTGAATCGTCTGGAAACAAAGGGATACACGCTAACGAAGCGGTACACCATGGACAATACGTTGGAGGAAATCCAGTTGGAATACGATCGCCTGGTAGATGCCAAGAATTTGGAGGCATCCCTTCGGTTTCAGCGTCAGTGCTTGATGGGGGTGGCCACGGGCGCTGAGTTCTTGAACAGTAAGTTTAATCCGTTTGACTGGGAACTCGATGGCTGGTCTGAATCCGTGCACGAGAACATTGAGGATTTTGATGAAGTCTTTGAAGAGTTGTATGACAAGTACAAGGGTCGTGGCAATATGCCGCCTGAAGCGAAACTGATGATGTCTCTTGTTGGAAGTGGATTTATGTTTCACATGAGCAACTCCTTCTTCCGTTCAAAGATGAACAATGTAGATCCGAGCGACATTTTTAAGAACAATCCGCAGCTCGCGAAGCAGTTTGCGGCGGCGGCCGCGCAACAAGCGGGACCTGGCTTTGGTAATTTTATGGGGGCAGCAATGGGTCAGCCTCCCAGTAATCCGATGGGACAACAACAACCAACTGGTGCATTCTTTCAGGCACCTCAACAGCAGATGCCGCAACAAATGCAAACGCCGCAACATGTAGCCGCCCAACAACCGGCTGCAGTACATCGCCGTGAAATGGCAGGCCCGCGTGGCGTGGAGGATATCTTGAAGACGTTTCAGGAAGTTCGTGCCAGTGACATGGAAGCGAATCCGATCATGATGCCTGAACACCGTGGATCCTACGATCAACACCCCGCACAACAGGCTGCCTTTGAAATTGCAAGCATTCACTCGGCCTCCTTATCGGATGTGAGTGGGGAGACGGGGCACACTGCATCGGGACGTCGTGGTCGGCGAAAGGCGAGTGCTCCAGTGGAGAATACGATGATATTGAATTTATAAAGAGCTGCACTTTTTAAGAAAAAATGCACTTTTTAAAAGCACCTCTCGATTGCCCGAAGGGCAATCTCTCGGCCTCCCTTCGGGCGGGGGCCGACCCCCACAAAGTGCGCAAAAATGCACTTTTTAAGAAAAAGTGCGCAAAAAGTTGTTTGTAATTAGAAAAAATAGTAGAATATAATTCGTAGTATGTATATATTATGAATTATACAATATAATTAACTATCTATTTTTGTGGCGTTTTTCCTAAAAAGGGCTACGTAAAAGCGACAAATTCGCAGCGTAAATCTCCGTGTGAAGCACATCATCATCCGATTCGGTCGGCATGTCATCCTTTTTCGGCTTATTAAATCGCTGTGATTTTGCCATGAGTCGCTGTAGAATCTCTTTTTCCTCAGATGTCATTCCTTCTTCCACATGTCCTGCATTCCCAGATGGTGTGTTCGCACACGTCGCTCCCTTTGCCCCGCCTTGAAACAAACACATGGCCGAGTTTTCATTGAAGAGATAACCCAGCAGCAATACTACCACAACGGTAGTCCAAAAGGCGACATGAAGGCTGCGAGTGGCAACAAAGAGAACAACAAAGATAAGTATACGTCGTACCCAGGGACGCTGTAAAAACAGTTCTTGATTTTTGGTCACTTCCAGATTGATAAAGCGCCCACCCAAGTTAAGAATCAACATCATGATTCCGATGAAATAAGGATTGCTATTGAAAATTTGTAGAACGGCATCAACAGGTGATAGTACCGCTGAGGCACTCGCTGCCGTTAGAGCAACCGGAAGGCTCATCCTGATACCTGGTAAGGTATAATAATAGACGACCAAAGGACCCTTACAAGTTGACCCTTTGGGTCTTACAAGTCGTCCAAAGGACTTACAATAATAGCCCCTTTGGGTCTTACAAGTCGTCCAAAGGACTTACAAATTAGGCAGCGGCGTAACCAATGTATTCATGTCGCTCAAATAAAAGAAGAGAAGGAGCGATAGCATGACGCCAATCATCGGAGACCATAGAGCCGCAGCAATCAACAGAAACACAACGAGAAATCGCCACCACGGATGAATGTATAAATACGCTAATTTCTTACTGTAATCTGCTTCAAATACTGTGCTATACGCGACAAGGAATACAATAATAAGGACAGCAACTACGCTTTCAAGGGGTGAAGACTCTAAAAAGAGGAATTTCATCTCTCTAATCTGTAATGGCCTGGGTTTTAACTTGGTCCATAGAAATGGCGACAGGCCGTTCATTTAAGACTCGTTCCACGAACCAGCGTTTTCCCACGGTTTTCTTCTCGGAGACAGAACCGCCACCATCAAATCCTTCAATCCCGCTCTTACGGGGTGCACCATGGAGCAATAACAGAAAGGCTAAGGCGGTCAACAGGCCATAGACCCAGCCAAGTGAATGGGTAGCGAAGAAGACGGCTGTAATACCGAACAGTTTTCCGAGGAGGGAATCGGCAAAGGTTCGGTATTCGCTGGGGATAACCGAGGAATAGACGATGGCTAAAACAAGGATAAAGCCGTAGAGAAGACGGCTGGGTGAATCGAGTTGAGACAGTGTGGTATGAAAGAGCTGGGTGATTTTATCAACTTGTGGAGCGATTGGTTTCATTGCTGATTGAAATTGCGACTGCGAAGCTTGTATAGCCTGTGCCATTCTGTTTACACGATTGATTTGTTTCATCTTGGTAGTAGAGGCGCATGAACTACTGTGCTTTGGAGGATGCCTATCAGGAGATAGGCGGGGCTCCCTCTCCGGGATGTGCCATGGATACAGCTACAAAGGCAGCACGGAAGGAGGAACGGAAAAAAGCCAGACGGTGCAAGGGACCGGCTGCCACGTATTTGAATATTCAAGAGCACAAGGACGATATTCCTGCTATGAATCACACGATTGGCTTGAAGGAACATGCACCTGTCACGGAAGAGCCGTTTGAATCGTTTACACATCGTCATACGGGAAAAAAGGATTCAGATAAAAATCCATTTCCAGCCAGTTATCCTGAATACGACAAAGACCCCTTGCACGACTATGTTGTAAATGAGCAACGTGCACAAGTCATGACGGTACCGGTTGTTACGGAACATTTTTCTACAAAAAAAAAGTTCTTTGGGGCGGATCCGGATGGCGATGCCTTCGCAGATTATGTTCCGGATCAGGATAATTACCGTTTACAGCCTGACTTTTTGACTGCTTTTGAGCATGCAGGGGTAGCAAAGGCTGGATCCGCATCAAAAATGGGAGCGGGAACCGGCGCAAAGTTGCCGCCCCCGTCGGCAAATATGTATTGGAAACCACTTACGCCAAGTGGCGCACAAACTTCTTTTATTGAATCGCCATCACAACATAAGTACTACCCAGATGCGAAACATGGTGGAATAACGAATGCAGAGATCATGAAGAAAATAGACAAGATCTTTGCACGGTTGGATGATTTGAATGCGGCGTCGTCGCCTGAGCAGATTCATTCGGAACTACTGATGTTTATTTCAAGTGGGATTTTTGTACTGTTTATGATGGATCTATTAGTGAAAAAGGGGAGTACGTTGCGGTTTTAGTAAAACATTCGCAAAGCATTTTTTATTAACGAAGATCTAAAAAGTCCACAAAAATCACTACTGCATGGGTGCTAAAAATTTAAAAAACAAAAATACATGTTAACTCCATTGGTTTTTCTAAGAAACCGAATGGATTTATTTATGTTTCATCGTTTTATATTTACGATTACTTTTTCTTTTTTTATGTGTTCGGTTATATTTTCCACCAATTGACATGCGACGTGATTTCTCAACTGGCTTTTTAGATGGAAGTATATTACTAACAGACCCACCACGACGTTGTTCTACTTTTTGTTTTAAAAATGATTGATTGCCTTTAGGTAATTTAGACAATTCTGCTGGAGTAAGTTTACCAATATTTTTTATAGATAATATTTGTGGATTTATTATTTTTATTCTTCCAAGGATCTTATTTTCTATCGCTTTTGTTTCTGCTGTTTGGGCACTATAAATATCTTTACTCTTTCTTTCAGCGCGTGCAATTGCTTCTGCCTCTCTCTGCTTTTTATCTGTTTCTATTCTTTGTAATGCCTTTAATGATCGTGCTGCTTGATTTGTCTGGTTTTTATTCAGTTTATTCTGTATACGTTGTTGCTCAGCTGCTGCTGCATTTTTACGTGCTTTTTCTTTTGTTTCAATTGCCTTCATACGCTCATCTGAAATGCGGTTTTCTTCGGCTTTCTTCGCAACTGCAGCGGTTTCTTCAGCAGCCTTTTTAGCGGCAGCTTCTTCAGCAGCCTTTTTAGCGGTTTCTTCAGCAGCCTTTTTAGCGGCTTCTTCAGCTTCCTTCGCAGCAGCTTCTTCAGCAGCCTTTTTAGCAGAAGCCTCCTTCGCAGCAGTCTCTTTAGCAGCCTCCTTAGCAGCAGTCTCTTTAGCAGCCTGTTCAGCAGCCTTTTCAGCAGCCTTTTCAGCAGCCTGTTTAGCAGCCTGTTCAGCAGCCTTTTCAGCAGCCTTTTCAGCAGCCTTTTCAGCAGCCTGTTTAGCAGATTCAGCTACAGCCCTATCCTCTGCACTATTGTATAAATAGGACATGCTCTTTTCTTTTGCATATTGTATTATTCTTTCATCATCTAATTTATTATCTTTCTTACAAACGGTATTAACTGTATTAAATTTTGTTAACCGATCTACAAATTCAATGGTACCAATGGCTGATGCAGCATTACTATTTACAATTGCATCTAAAAATGATTTAATATCAGTACTATGTTCTAATCTTAATTGTTCTTTTTTAGTAAAAAATGTAATAACTTTATCTATATTTTTAAGTATAGTTAGCGGGAATGATTTCATTTTATTTTTATACGTGTTTGTAATTTTTGAAACAAGTGATTTTAATTCCGCTTCTATTATTGTTCTCATTTCCTTTGAATTAAATAGGGGATTATTAAAGGTACGATAAAGAAGTGTAGAATCAATGTAAGGAATAGGAGGAGGATTATTTGCAGTTTGTGATAAATTAAACACACAAAATACACTAAGTAAAATTGTATTATAGGATTCCTCTCCAACAGTTTCCTTTATCGCATTAAATAATACAGATGTTCCATTATTAGGTTCATCTATTGAAAAACAATTCTTATGAAGAGGACAATAGGTATCCAAACATATATCCATAAACAACGGAGTAGGACGAATTGTACTTTTAAGTTTTTCATGCAAGAATTGGTTGATGACCTTTCGAACATCGGCTAAGGATGTATTAATAAACTTACCCTCGCTACGTCGATGTTCACAAATTTGTTTCATGGCATTATCACTGCAATAAATTTGTTTTTCTAAGGTACTCAGAAATGTAGGAAAGGGTTCTTTCTTACTTCCATATTCTTCAAATATATTTTTAGATAATTGTGTATAGTCATTAAATGTCATAGGGTTAGTAGTAAAAAATTTTTCATATTTTTTGACAACTGCGTTATAATCAGCTTCAATTTTTTTAACGATACCATCTAACACAGGCTTATATGCAATTCCAAAACTTGATGGTGCTCCATAAAATGCTTCTGGTTTAAAATCAATTGGACCAGAATATTCTTTAAGATTATTTTTATCTAATGCATTTTGTATATCTTCTTCTAATGTACGAATAATTGCATACTTGTTTTTATTTTTTTCATAGTCTGCTTTAATATGTGGTAATGCTGCAATTCGTGGCATGTCTCGTGAAGAAATCATCAATTTACTTAATGGACCACTGTGTTGAAATTGAGCATCATATTTATTTGCTATACTTAATAGTTGTGTTTTTATCGACGCAAACGTATTTCCTATTTTAAATGCATACAATTTCAATTCTTTTTTGAATGTAACTATATTTATCTCTGTATATTTTTTGACTCTGTCTTTTGTATCAATCGGTTTACTATTTGGAAAAAATGCATAGAATTGACTAAGTTCAATAGCGAGTTTTAATCGTCCAGGCACGGAATAATAGGATGTTATTTCAGGAGATACGTTCCACGAACCTTTCGTAACTGGTTCATTAAAATCAAACAGTGTTTCATTTGGATCAGATGGCACATCTTTGCAAAACTCATCCATTGCTCCACCAGAAATAGGGTCATCTGATTTTTGTATTCCTGTGTAATATAACGGCGCAGTTTTGTTTCCATACTGATGAATGTCGGCAAAGGACCGAATTGTATCTGTATTATCACACATGAACTCGTTTTCAACTCCTGCAAAATCACCAATCACTAGCCATGGATTTTTATCAGATGATTGCAATTGAACAAAAACAATCATATGACTCCGTGAACTGTTTGGATTGTTAGGGGTTGCTTTGATAAACCGATCCTCTTCAAGTAAATGATAGATAACCTCTCCTAATGTATTTTTATTAGCAGTGAATGTAGTCGTCAATGATGCATTTTGTATTTTATATGTATGATTATTTCTATGTTCATAGTTACTTTTTAGTACAAAATCATTATTATTAAACTCAAATTCAATAAATGTGTCTCCTTCTGGGGAACGTTTTTCAGATGATTGATTCATACTTGCCATATGATAATCCGAATAAAATTCTTTACAGCATAGTTTAACCGCTTTAAATGCAGTTGATAAACTCTTGCATAATTCTATTAAGATGCCATTTTGAGCAATACCTGATTTTGTATCTTTATAATAAATCAGAGAGGATGTTTTTCCTGCTCCACTTGCTCCATATCCCATCATAAATACAGATTTACCAGCATTGATTTGCGCTAAAATAATATTCATTTGTTTTGCAATGGATTGATTTGTTTGTTCAGGTAAAAATATTTTTGTAAATGGACCAAATGCATAGGTATGGTTATATGTTAATGATGTTCCTTTTTCACCATATTTGCTTTCAAACTCAGGCGTATATTCATATGGATTTGAATAATACATCATATCATCATCGTTATAATCGATTAAGAGCGATGTTTCATTAGATTGAATTTGAAACCTTCTATTATATTGTTTATCTTTATCTTGATCATTTCGCATACGAATATAGGTAACAATTGTTTGATTTGTTTGCTTAGCAAGTGTAGTATCAATCGCGTCTAATAATGTTTTATTTATTTTGTAACCTTTTTCATTTGTTGATTGAAACATAGAGATATATCCATAACATGTATCAATTGGATAATAGTGAGTAGTTAAAATACCAAGTAGTATATTATACACCTTATATCCTGTAAGACCGAAACGATTTTTTATATTGGATTGAAATGAGGTTAGTAATATGTACATTGTATATAAGGATACTTTTAACGATGCAATATTCGTGTCGACAGAATTATCTTGATATGCATTTTGAATATCTTTCAATTCTCTTCTATTAAAAAATGTATATAGTATGTCGCCCATATAGTCTTTATAATTTATATCTGATATATTAAATGCCGATAAATCAATCGTCATGCATTCTTTAAAATCATTAACCATTTTATTTTTTGATGCTGTATTATAAGTATCTGTACTTACATTATGAATTGCAGTAGTTGTTAATAAGGTAGTTAATGTATCAATTGACATTCCTGTCATTTTATACACGATTGGATGATATAAAAATCGTTCTAAAAATAAAATATAATCTAAAATAAATGTATTTGCAAATGAAAGATTTTCTTCTGGAGTATTTTCTTCTTCAACATTGGATATAGAAGGGTTATTTCCGTTACCTCCTAATTGCCGGCTTAGTCCTATTTGTATCTTTTTAATGTTTTGCATTTTTAATATATTGTCAGGTGTAATATTTTTATCAAGTATTTGTACTGTTTTTAATGCTAGATTTACCTTTTGTGCTTTCTTTTCTAACTCTTCCGCAGCCAATCGTGCAGCCTCTGCTTCCGCCGCCAATCGTGCAGCCTCTGCTACCGCCGCCAATCGTTCCTCTTCAGCCAATCGTGCGGTTTCTGCTTCCGCCGCCAATCGTGCCTCTTCATCTTCCGCCGCCAATCGCGCCTCTTCAGCCAATCGGGCCTTTTCAGCTTCAGCTAATCTGGTTGCTTCTGCATCGGCAGCTGCCTGTGCAGCCTGTGCAGCAGCCTGTGCAGCAGCCTGTGCAGCCTCTTCTGCTTTTTTAGCTTCTTGTATATTTTTTTCATTTTTATTGCGCTGTGCTTTTGCTGTGGCCTCTTCTGCCGCTTGTTCGGCTTGTTGTTTTATCTTTTCTGCTTCTTCAGCCTTTCGTGCAGCTTCTTCCGCATTGGCCTGTTGTTTTCGTGCAGCTTCTTCAGCCTTTCGTGCAGCTTCTTCAGCATTTGCCTGTTGTTTTCGTGCAGCTTCTTCAGCCTTTCGTGCAGCTTCTTCAGCCTTTCGTGTAGCGTCTTCTGCATGAGATTGATTTAATACACCGCGATCCACCAGTGCTTCGACTGCAATCGCTGCGATAGCTGCAATTGTTTCATTATCTATTTTTTTGGATGATGTAACTTTAGCATCTTCTACTCTTTTAGCTTCATCTGCTCTTGCTGCTGCTACTCTTGCTGCTTCTGCTTCTTCAGCTACTCGTGCTGCTTCTGCTACTCTTGCTGCTTCTGCTTCTGCTACTCTTGCTGCTGCTACTCTTGCTGCTTCTGCTGCGGCTTCTGCTTCTGCTGCGGCTTCTGCTTCTGCTTCTGCTACTCTTGCTGCTTCTGCTGCTGCTTCTGCTGCTACTCTTGCTGCTTCTGCTGCTACTCTTGCTGCTTCTGCTGCTTCTGCGTTTGCTTGAGCTTTTTCTTTTTCTTTAGCATTTTGTGCTCTTGCTGCTTCAGCTACTGCGGCTACTCTTGCTCTTTCTGCTTCAGCTACTGCGGCTACTCTTGCGTTTTCTGCTCTTGCTGCTTCAGCTACTGCGGCTACTCTTGCGTTTTCTGCTCTTTCTGCTTCTGCTGCAGCTACTTTTGCTGCTGCGTTTACTCTTTCAGTCTCTTTCCTATTTAAATTTTCCCGATCCCTTCTAGCAATATCTTGTTGTAATTGTTCAACTACTTTAGTTAATCGTGCAACCTCTGCATGTACTGCATCTTGTGATTCTAAAGCACCTACTGCAGCAGTTGTTGCTCCCACTACCGCAGCTGCGACAGCTTCTGGTGATCCTGATATAGATCCTGCTTGTCCTGGTGTAGCTCCTGATACAGATCCTGTTACTGGCGCAGTTCCTGTTACTTGCTCAGCTTCTGGCGCAGCTTCTGATGCAGCTTCTGGCGCAGCTTCTGATGCAGCTTCTGGCGCAGCTTCTGATGCAGCTTCTGGCGCAGCTTCTGGCTCAGCTTCTGGCTCAGCTTCTGGCGCAGCTTCTGGCTCAGCTTCTGGCGCAGTTTCTGACACTGGAGCTGATACAGTTATATTCATATCTGACAGTACATCTATTACAGCCGTCGCCGCAATCTCTGCAATCTTTGCTCCATCCTCTTCTGCTTGTTTCTGCGCAGCAAGTTTTGCTTCCTCCTCCGCGGCAGCCTTCCTTACAGCATTCTCATCAGCATTCGTCGTAGCCTTTGCCACTTTCTTTTGTTTTGCATTTGCATTGGATGGTACATGTAATTCGTTCAAGTATTTCTCCATCAATTCACGAATAATGCGACGAAGAGGCTTACATGTCCCTTTTAGACCAAGTGTAGTATTATCATTGCATTCTCCATCGTAAATGCCTTGTAGAATCTCCAATCTGTATTTTACATTTTTAATTTGACCTACTCCAAAAAGATCTAGCGCCTTTTGTTCATCATCTGATGCGACAAATGTGTCTTCCTTATCTATAAATTGGCGTGGATCACGCAACATAAGTGATTGTTGAAAAAGGATAATCGTTTTTAGCTGACCAGGTTTTTCTGGTGCTTTTTGTTCCTCTTTTTCTTCTGTTGTACTTGTTAATGCCGCTACTGCAGCGGTAGCAATGATCGATTCCAATGGAATTGTAGTAGCTTTTAAACCTATTGCATGAGATTTCTTGTTACGTTGGAGTTGAGCTAACATTTCGTCTGTAGTTTTTGAACTGGAAGATGGATGCAATGGTGTACTACCAGATGTAACAGCTGCATTTGGACCATCCTTTCCACCGCCCCCACGATAACCAGCAATGGCTCCCGTTACAGAAGGAAGCATTGACTCTTGTGGATTATAACTACCACCACTCATGGCATGGATAGTACCACTTGCAGCAGGTAGTAAAGAAACCGCGGGATTATATCCACCTGGCGCCGCCATTCTATCCATATGATTCATTTAAAATGCTGTATAGTATACGAGTTATAACAAGTTATGTACGAGTACTACATACTGTAATAAAAGAGAACCTAAGAACGTATACGTATATATGATTCAGAAATGGATACCTATACATCCGATCCTCAAACACGTAAACGTAAGATTGAATGCAAACCCGAACTTGTCATCGCATCCCTTCAGCGATTTTATGCAAGTCATCCGGAAATTGATAAAGTACTACAGTATTTGAGTGGGGAAGCGCCGCTTAGTCTGCGAATTATTGATTGGTTTGTCACCAAATACAGCCGAAAAAGCTTTGTTCGTTATCCGCTAAATGGCCAAGAATTTCTCGTTTACTTGAGTTACAAGGGTCAGCTGAAAGCATATTCGAAACAGTATTTTGACCCCAATTGTCGCCGAGAACGGATTATGTTTACCATTCCTGGACATGAGCAATTTATGACCACGATTGGTAAACTGAATTTCTTTCGGTGGGCACTGGAGTCAAATATTTTGGAATACATTGAAGCCCATGAGGAAGAAATCCGAACGGGATACAATGCATATTTGAAGGAGACGATGGAGCAACAGAAGCGGAACAAGACGCTGGATCAGAAGAGTGCGGATCAGAAGGTAGAACAAACGGCAGATGCAACGAAAAAGACAGACCTGCGTACTACGCGCCGACGCACGAAACAATTGCCGTCTTCGTTAAATACGCTGCAGGTGTATACGACACCTGTGGAGTTGGACTTCAATTAAGGGGACATCCGCCCGAAGGGCGGCCTCCCCTTGACCCCTGTCTGGATATAACTTGTCCTGTCTAGATATAACTTGCCTTGTCTGGATATAACTTGCCCTGTCTAGATATAAATTGCCTTGTCTGGATATAACTTGCCTTAATATATAGTTAACTAAAGTATGCAAACGGATATTAACTGACAGGGGGTCAGGGGGAGGCAGCCCCTTTAGGGGCTGAGGTCCCCCTATTTACATAAAACTGCCGAATATCATCCATCTTTGGACGCAATTCCTCCGCAGCCGCCGCCTGTTGTTTCATGACCGTCGGATCCAGCCATCGGCTATCAAAATTCCGCTGTAGCAGCCGTTCGGATTCTTGAACAAACCCCGTATTTTTGTCTTCGTACACGCTAGCTTTTAGTTCACGCGCCATGTTTCTAGCATCCGATGTAGTATCATATTTATCAAAGTACGAATTCTCCACCCCTTTTTTACCATCAACGTCATAACGGGGTTGAGTTCTATAATTGCGATCGCTCATACGAGTTGTATTAGGAGCCATATCATAGAAGGGTGCTTGTTTATTTACATCCGGGCGGTTATATACACCAGATTTTCCATTTGTTTGCCAGTGTTCAAATTGGCGTGCATTGATGGCATCGATGGGATCAACTTCACGCCTGGTCCGTGTAATAAATTGTGGATGAGGAAAGGCATTCATCATGGAGGTAGTGCCTCTATCAGGAAAAACTGGCTGAGCCATTTAAAGTTCCTACTTAATATGATTGTAAGATGTTTATTATCCCGTTTATTCACAAGAAAATCCAACAACAAATGCCCATTCATCAATATCATATTTTAACCGTGGGTGGGACTGCATTATGGACAGAATCATGTAGTATACGTACTATTGAAGCCGACCATCTTGAACCCAATGGTATTTATTTAGTACGCAAGCCGATTCTAAAAGGGGATATTGTGTACTGTTGTGTGGATATGCATAAAACCAATATGACCGATTTTTATACATGGAATGAATTGCCGATAGAGGACAAGGAAACCTTTTGTTGGAGAACCTTTTATACGTTTGGGTCAAAAGAGTCCTCATGGCTACCGATTTCTAACGAGAAATGTTTGGGACCGTATCCATGCCAGGAATTGTTTCATACCATTCAAACCATCTCCTAGTGGACATCTAAACCCTACTCACGATATAAAGGTAGACATGGAACACCCAGTTGGAGGTGATCACCGCCATAAAACACAAAAGAAGCCTACTTGCGATGCAGATACGGTAAGCGATACAAAGCCATCTGGTGAAACCACCTTTGCTAATCTTTTAGAGGATAGTGCAAGAGAAGCCTATACGCGCCCATGGCATCGCATTGAACGCGGTCTCCGTTTGAATCGCCTTCGTATTTTTGTAGAAGATATTTCGCCACAGTTTGACATGACCAAGGAAGAGAAGGATGGTCTCTTTCTCTTCCTTCAAAAAGCATTGGATAAGAAATTACTAAATACATTGAAAGTTGTAAATTATGATCAAGAAACGCAGCGAATTACTGCGATAAAAGGATTAGAGATGAAGAGGGCAGAAATCCCTACTGGGGCCACGGATGGGGCTACCGACGGAACAAATCCTGAAGGGATAAGCCCTCTGGGCGCTTTAAAATGGGGATTCAGTGCAAAGAAGCCAAAGACGATTGAGACACGTAAACGAAAGAAGGAGGAAGTACCATCGGTTTCTACAAATGTGGTTATAGCGCAATAGCGTAATAGCGCAATAACGTAATAGCGCAATAACGTAATAAAATTGAGCAAATATAAACCCTGTAAATAGATAACATGTTTCATGAAAAACTAAAGACAATCATTCATTTATTTGATGCATGGTTGTCTCTTCCACAAGATTATGCGCAATTGGAGCAATGGATGACTTCTGCACAACTGATTATCGATACCTTCGATATTAGCTCTGAACTAGAATTATCCTATCTGGATCGTATCCTTGAAATGTACCAAGAACAATGGACAAAATGCATTTCACAACAAGCGCAACATAAAACAGATATTCCGTTAAAAGAAACGCTAGATGCCCTCCTCTTAGAAAAGCAAATAGAACAGCGTACACCCGAATGGTATCAGCAGATGGCCTCGATTATCTCGGCCAGTGAATTAGGCCATCTCTTCGGCTCTGTCCGAGAACGCGCCAAACTCGTTCTTTCTAAAACGGTTCCGTATCCATCGCGGAATCAATCGCTAGCGGTTGTATCCGAACGCATGAGCGCCTTTGATTGGGGGATTCGTTTTGAACCTGTCGTAAAACAAATCTACGAGTACAAATATGGTACGATTATCAAGGAACTTGGACGGCTAAGTCATAAAGTGGATCCGCGTTGCATGGCTTCACCTGATGGACTCATTTATCATTGTCCTAAGAACGAACGTACAGGCCGACTGATTGAAATCAAATGCCCTGTTACACGTGAAATTGATGGGTCCATTCCAAAGGATTATTACGCACAGATGCAAATGCAATTACATGTAACGGGGCTCTCCATTTGTGACTATGTGGAGGCGGTCTTTACTTCGCCCTATCATCAAGGACTGGCCTTAAGAGAAGGTCCAGGACTTTACAATGGATACATCGCACTTGTTCAAAGGGCCGATGCAACGTATGGACAAGACTTTTACTATGTGTATAGCCCAGTAAACTGCGATTCAGAATGGTTCGTGCCAATTACGATGAATGAAGAAATCGTGGAGATCATTCCATGGACATTGCATCAATGGAGTGAGCAACAGGTGCGGCGCTCAGAGGAGTGGTGGACCGCTCTTCAGCCGATCATTCAGACCTTTTGGGAGGATGTGGAGAAGGCCAAACGGGGCGAATTTACAGTGCCTGAATCCAGTAGACCTGCCAAAAAAGCGAAAACGGAACAATGCATGATTGTCTTCAAAAAATGCGACGAGGATGGAATGGTGGGGGTCGGCCCCCACACGGCCGTTCTTGACAAGATGGTGGGTACATGCTCATCTAGCCCAGCAGTTCTTATTAAAAAGTATGACGAGGATGGGATGGTGATTGATGCGTAGAATAGGCCATTCTTATTTTTGCGGCCTTTTTCTTAAAAAGGCCTTGTCTTATAAAAGTTCATCGTCAGTTCCTGTTGCAATCCAGAGCAACTATCAGGATAACCGCGCTTGTAATTATTGGTGAGTTGGCGGAAGGAACCATTTTTTTCTAGAATACGCTGAAAATCACTGGCATAACACGAACGGCTAGTAACACAGGACAGGGCCTCTTTTTCTCTGGGCATACCCATCTCGTCGCTTAGCAAATGATAGGGTTGGCCATTGTGGAGGTCGACTGGCTCTCCTGATCCTGGTTGGAAGGCAAATAGTGGATCTTCTGTTTTTTCCGTTTTTTCCAGCTTGTCCTCTTTTTTAGAACTCTCAAAGGCTTCACTTACTTCGTGCTTATCATATCCAGGCAGTGATTTGCTCTGAAAATAAAAAGGGGCATCACGGAGCAAAAGAAGAAGTACAACAATAAATACACATAGAATAATGATGTGCTGCATCTCTACCTACTTGTGTTCGTGTTAAAAATGTATACCTATTCAACCAAGTAACTGCGGGTTACAGTCCATTCCGGAAAGAAAGATAAGAGTAGTATGAAGGTTCAGAAGCGGAACGGTGTCGTAGAAGATGTATCCTTTGATAAGGTCCTTCATCGCATTCAAGCTGCAGCCGATACATTGGAAGTAGACTCCACGTTAATCGCCCAACGCACGCTGCTTCGCATGTACGACGGAGTGAAAACATCCGAATTGGATGAGCTCGCTGCGCAGCTGTCTATTTCCCTGATGACGACCCACCCTGATTATGGCACATTGGCCTCACGTATTGCCATTTCGAATCATCATCGGAATACATCGGACAAATTTACAGATGTAGTGGAGGAATTATCGCACCAAATCACCAAAACCGGGGAGAAACTCAGCATTGTTTCCCAGCAACTAATCGACCTATGTGACAAGTACGCAGATGAAATTAATCCGAAAATCGATTACCAACGCGACTACCTCTTTGATTACTTTGGCTTCAAAACGCTAGAAAAACAGCATTATCTTCTTCGTGATACAAACGGTCGCGTAGTTGAACGACCGCAGCATTTAATGATGCGAGTCTCCCTTGCTTTATGGGGGTCCACTGATTTGAATCAGGCCTTTGAAACCTATGACCTTCTGAGTCAGAAATACTTCATTCATGCTACGCCGACGAACTTCAACGCGGGTACGCCGAGACAACAACTCAGCTCATGTTTTCTATTGGCCATGAAGGGCCCCGATAGCATTGCTGGAATTTATGACACTTTGAAGGATTGTGCCATTATTAGCAAGCATGCTGGCGGGATCGGTCTCCATATTCACGATATTCGCGCCAAAGGGTCACTAATTCGGGGCACAAATGGAACCAGTAACGGGATTGTGCCGATGTTGCGCAATTTTAATGATACTGCACGGTACGTTGACCAATGTTTTACGCCAGATACATTGGTTTATACGGAAAATGGGCTACAGCCAATTTCTCAGATTCTTCCTGGTGAAAGAGTACTAACAAGCGAAAACACCTATCATACCGTTCTTAAACAAGTGATTCATCAATATTCTGGCACAATGTATATTATTCAACTAGAAGGCCATGATCATTCAGTTACAGTAACGGAAGAGCATCCCATTTTATCTGTAAAATCAAATGGAGATTTATTTACAATTGTACAAAATCGCATACAATCTGGCTTAATAAAGGAAGACTTTCATGAGGTTAAAGAGTTGTCCGTGGGAGATTTTACTGTATTTCCAGACAGTATTCATAAAAAAATTGTGTCTATTACGCCAACTACTTACTCAGGTCCAGTACATGACTTTGAAATAGATGGTCCACACGATTATACTGTTGCGCATTTAGGAATTGCACACAATGGAGGTGGTAAACGCAACGGCTCTTTCGCCATCTATTTAGAACCCTGGCACGCCGACGTGGAGGACTTTCTAAAGTTGAAGTTGAACACGGGTTCGGAAGAAGAGCGCTGTCGCGATTTGTTCTATGCCCTCTGGATTCCTGACTTGTTCATGGAGCGCGTCGAACAAAATGGACAGTGGACCTTGTTCTGCCCCTCAGAAGCCCCTGGTCTCGCCGATGTAGTGGGCGATGAATTCAAGAAGCTGTATGAGCGGTATGAACGAGAAGGACGTGGTAGAAAGACAGTAGATGCCCAGAAGCTCTGGTTCAAAGTACTGGATTCACAGATTGAAACGGGTACGCCCTATTTGCTGTACAAGGATGCCTGCAACCAAAAATCGAATCAGAAGAATTTGGGCACGATTAAATCGTCCAACCTCTGTTCAGAGATCATTGAATTCTCTTCGGATAAGGAGAGTGCCGTCTGCAATCTCGCTTCGCTCGCCCTCCCTTCGTACGTCGATGCCAAAAAGCGCGTATTCGATTTTGATAAATTGAGAGAAGTGGTCAAGGTAGCCATTCGGAATTTGAACCGTGTAATTGATATTAATTTCTACCCGACTGCGGAAACACATACCTCAAACATGCGTCATCGCCCCGTTGGTCTTGGTGTTCAGGGCCTGGCCGATGTGTTCGCTATGCTACGTATGCCATGGGAATCGGAGAAGGCGGCGGAGTTAAATCAGCGTATTTTTGAACATATTTACTATGCTGCAGTGGAATCTTCTTTCGAAATTGCGATGAAAGAGGGCCCGTATCAAACCTATGAAGGCAGTCCGATGTCGAAGGGGATCTTTCAATACGATATGTGGGTAACCGAAGGATCACGGATGGGTGGGAAATCCATTGTACCACTTACACAAAAGGACAACACGTTAGATTGGGATGCGCTAAAGGAGAACGTAGTGAGATATGGTGTGCGAAATTCCTTATTACTCGCCCCGATGCCTACTGCATCCACTTCACAGATTCTCGGCTATAATGAATGCATTGAGCCAGTCACCAGTAACATCTATACACGACGCACGTTATCAGGCGAATTCATTGTTGTCAACAAATACCTCATGAGAGACTTACAGAAACTGGAAATTTGGAACGAAATGATGAAACAACAAATTATTGCGCAAAACGGATCCGTTCAGGGCATCGATCAGATTCCCGATCATATTCAAGCCTTGTACAAGACCTCCTGGGAAATTAAACAAAAGACGCTGATTGATATGGCTGCTGCAAGAGGAGCATTCATTTGTCAATCACAGAGTCTGAATCTCTTTGTAGCCGACCCGAACTATGCCAAGTTAACTTCGATGCATTTCTACGCATGGAAGAAGGGGTTGAAAACGGGCATCTATTATTTGCGCACGAGAGCCCCCGTGATGGCGCAAAAGTTTACGATTGATCCTGAACTTCAGAAGGCAGCCGCCAAATCGGAACAACAACGGATCTTGCGAAAACAAAGCGATAAGCAAGATCAGGAATGTACGATGTGTGGATCTTAGACCCGTGAACATTCAAAATGGGCATTAGCCGAATATAACCAAAGGTAAAATGTGCCTGAAATCTTATTTAAGAATGTTCACGGGCCGCGGCCGCTGAACCATTTTCCATGTTCAGCGGCCTAATATAATTAAATACAATCCAGGTAGGATGAACCTCTCTCGAGTACAACGATATACATTTGACAGTATTCGAAGAGAAATCGATGGAATAATAAAGAATCCGACAACCATTTATACCTCTGTCAATGCGCTATCTTGTATGCTTCATGCAATGATTACCACCGTGGGTCATAACTGGGCAGCGCATGTCATGAACGATAAGGGACAGCCTATGTTTACAGAACAAGAACAGGTACACTTTACACAGTTATTTCAGCCCTATATGCCTACTATTCTGTCTTTTTTTGGTAAGACAATTCACAGTGGTGGAGCAGAGGAGCCAGAAAAGACAGCGGAACCAGAAAAGGAAGAGGAGCCAGAAAAGACAGAGGAAAAACAAGGCATAGATGACCTTTATACCAAAGTTATTAAACAAGTGGAATCAATCAATTCAATCGTTACACAGCATGCATCATCCGACGGAGTTCTGAGATTTGAACGGGATGACGATACGAAAGAGGATATTCAATTGATTCCCGAGGCATTGCAAGTATTCATTGCTGGTCCAAATCCTGTTGTTAAGAAAACCCTTGAAATGATAAAATTATCACGTCGCACACTGGTTTTTTTGATATATACCGCACTTGATGCAACGCGCATTGCAGCATCTGTATCAGGATCCGAGCAAAGTCGCAAGTACTTATCCGTTGCTATGTCCTTGCTTGAGCTTTTACGAGGTGATTGGAAAAAAGCAATTGCATCGTTTATGGGATACTATGGGACCACGCCATTGATGACAGGACAGCTCATAAAAATCTACTTAACCTTATTTCGTATGCTTTCGCCCACGTTACAAGAGTCCTTTACCTATGGAGCCTTAGATACTGCTAAATCATTTATGATTGGTGTTCTTCTGACTGTATTCCAACTTACAGCACCGTTTCATGTACGTGAACCACTCGTCCGAATTTTTGATGTGATTCGTGAAAAGAAAGAGAAGATAGATGGAGTGCTAACAGACCAGGGGCTACACGCACGCCCTTCTTATTTAACACCAAGTTTTGAAGATTTTAATAACCTTCAGGCATTAATGGATGATCCTGAATTTATCTGTTCCTGCGAATTCAAAGAGCTTGTTGAAACGGTGGATCAAACAAACGTTATTCATATTATTTTACAGATGCTACGAATTCCAGTTACCAAGGAATTTAGAGAGTATCGGTGTGGTAAAGAGGATTGCAAACCCTTTATCACAAAGATTGTGGAGAAAGGCCTTGGCCATGAAGTGAAGGCGGATACAGAGAAGCCGCCTGAAAAGACAGAGGAGAAGACAGAGGAAAAGGCAGAAGAGAAAACGGAAAAGACAGAGGAGAAGACAGAAGAGAAGACAGAGGAGAAGACAGAGGAAAAGGCAGAAGAGAAGACAGAGGAAAAGGCAGAGGAAAAGGCAGAAGAGAAGACAGAGGAAAAGGCAGAGGAAAAGGCAGAAGAGGCTCCACTACCTCCTACGATTGAACCAAAGGAAGAACCAAAGGAAGAAGAACCAAAAGCAGAAGAACCAAAGGAAGAAGAGGCTCCATTACCTCCTACCATTGAGTCAAAGCCAGAGGTAAAGCCCGCAGTAAAAGAACCACCACTGCCTCCCACCATCGGTGGGAAGAGAAGACGTACGCTCAGACTTACTCGACTTGCACGCCAACAAGCCCATGAATAAACATCAGGTATTCTTTCGGAAATCCCCAAAAGCAAGACGGTTTTTCATTGGGAGGAACGCTGCGACTGGACTGATTTGCACCATGCGTAAAGGCCACAATGATTTGTTGCGGCGGAATTTCAATTACTTGATCTTCACGACCTTGAATCCAATTTTCTCCTTCTGCCACCGATACATGTGGAAATTTACGCGTTAGCCATGCTTCGCGACGAAAGGTGAGGGTGGCTTCAGAAATACGCTGTGACAGTGGCAGATCAAACGGGGGTACATTGACCGCACTTGTCCCTCGTTTCAAATCATACAGAGCAAGGGTGGTACAACAAGCAATGCTTGCACCTTTAACGCCATATTTCATCCCTTTTAGAAGCCACGCCACACGTCGGCGAAAGGAAGTAGACGGGTAATGGTCGTCGTCATCCATAAACAAAAGGATATCATGTGTACTGTGTTCAATCGCATGATTTCGTTTTTCACCAATTGTCATCCGCCCTTCAATCGGAATATATTTGATGCGGATACCAGGAACCTGAATTTGAAAGTCAATGATTTTTTCACTTGCCATATGCGGTGTTTTTTCATTGTCTTCAATCACTACCCATTCAATCTTATCTTGTGGATAATCGGTGGCCAACATATTATGAAAGGCAATCTCAATCAAGTTCTTGCGATTGTAGGTTGGCGTAATGATTGAAATCGGCGGACAATCCTCGATCTGAAGAATGGGGGGGCAGTAATAAATCCCCTTCTTCGGTTTGCGCTCTAGAACAAGACGATGAATCGCTTCAAAGAATAGCTTGGTCTTATCGCATAATGCAGGAAATCGTCCAAATGCATCATGGTGTCTCATCGCGCGAATAGAATCCATGTCTACCGTGCGAAACGTCTCGAATGCGCGATCTAATTCCTGACGAAGGTTGTCCGTGGGAGATGCCATAACATATGGTTTCGTATCATTCTCATAACGATTACTTAGCCATGCAGAACCAACTGTTCCTTTATAGTTAGATTCAAACACGGGAAGCTGGTTCATAATGGCAAATGAGCCCAACGTCTCGGCATGAGCTGCCGCGTAGCCAAAGGCTTCTCCTTGACTGCAAATGAGTAGGCCGGCATGGGAAGCCATGCGCTCTTTTTGTTTCGCATCGGTTAACTCCTGATGTACGATGGTAATGTACTGCGCATTTGTCAACGTTTGTAATCCCTCTGCAACGTCGGCACGACTCGTATAGACCGTCAAAGGTGGATCCGAAGGTAGCCAGTGAGCAAGTACTTTTTTTGTATACTCATACTTGTTCGTAGAACCGCCAATAAAACAGCCAAACGTCTTTTCATTTGAAGCAATCCTACTCGAAGTAAGTTGCCACGAATCACACCAGGGAACAACATGAATTCGGTCACAGAATGCTCCTAATCCTTTTTCCGTAAAATCGGCACGAAAATGCTCGGCCGAAACGGGGTCACGAAACAAAAGTACATCAAATGCATGAACGTACGCATCGTAGGCAGGGGCCCATTGTTCCGGATTTACCAATAGAATATTCGTAAATGCCCCGATTACAGCACCAAATACAGGAACTTCCAAATGGAACTGAATATCACAGTGGCTGAGTGGTTCTCGCATGTCTACCACTTTTGGTTTTTGAATACTTACATCCCGAATGGATTTTAAGAGACGCTCTAACACGGTGATATCCTCTTGTAGGCCATAGGTATTCGCTTTATTGCAAATAATATGAACGGTAAGAGGTGCCATTTATTGTAATAATATGTACCATTGTTTAGGCCGATATATTATAGACTTATATAGTAGTATGACCGCAAAAGAGGTCAGGGATCTCGGATATGTAAAATGGAAAGATCCCTATGCCTGGATGGAATCTATGAGGGGTAAACGTTGGGAAGCACTTCTTCATACAGAGAAAGCACATTATAACGCATTATTGGCACAACCTCATGTTCATCGTCTAAATGTGCAGATGGAAAAAGAAATCAAGGCGGCACATCAGTATTTATCGTTGGAACCCTTTAAAATTGGAGGAGGGACTATTGATATTTTCTTAATACCGAGTTCGAGGTTCATGTGGAAGTGGTCCTGGCTTCCGCGAAGTGCAGAGAAGCCCGCCTATGATGTAGATGTACAGGGAAACATTGTATGGTATGTTACCTCAAATGAGGACAAAAAATACAAGAATCAACTGATTTGCGAGGATTCAACGGGAAAACGTATATGGTCAAAATCGGCAGTTTCTTCACAGCTTGCCATTATAGATGATCTGTGTTATTTTATCAAAGTGGTAGAGTATTTCCGAACGGTAGAACTTTGTGTATGCGATGCACAAACGGGTAAAGAGGAACGAGTGATTTATCGTGAACCCGATAAGGAGCGCGATCTTCTTTTATACAAAACAGCCAATAAAACCCTCTATCTCCAATCGCAAGATCCTGTATCAAACCATCTCTATCGTATTAAAGATCTACACGTAATCCCGCTGTATAAAAACTCAATCTTTCAAATGCCACTTGGTGAAAGTATGTTTAGCGCGAATTGTGTGTATACAAGGAACAAGGTAGATGAGCCATGGATTCCTCATGGAAAACCGATTGAACAGTGGACCTTACCTGCAGAAGAGATTCAATGGATCAACCTGGAAACGGGGCAGGTGTTAACCATTCATGAAGGATCACAGACCATATGGCATTGTGCAGAGCGACGAAGACCAGCAATTCTATTTAAGATAAAAGCTGGACTGATTGATCCTAATATCTGGGCCAAATGGGAAAATTCACTTATTCAATCGTTCCATATCAAGTGCCCGTTTGACATTCCTCATATCATTCATATTATTAATAATAAAATCGTTAGGAATCCAATTCCAGTAGATATAAAGATAAAACATCCACTTGCCTTCCCTTTACTAGATGTTAAGCGATTTCACGTGCCCTCTATGGATGGTATCATGGTTCCTTACGTGGTAATCAAACAGAAAGGTGTCACACCGAAAGCACAGATCCTCTATGTGTATGGTGCATATGGGGATACTACGCCGATTGATTGGCCCTATCAAAACTGGTATCCGCTTTTAATACGACGCTGGGCGATTGTATTTGCCTTTGTTCGTGGAGGAGGCGATGTAGATGCGGCATGGGCCGAGGCGGCTCGTCGTGAACATCGGCATGTATCGATAAATGATTTTGAGTCCGTAATTCGGGCGGCCCAACATAAACTGCATCTAGGCCCAGATAAAACGGTTCTTTATGGGCGGTCCGCGGGTGGTTTACCGGTTGGAGCCATGGTATCTCGCTATCCTGATGGACAGCTCATGGGGGCAGCGTATACGGAGGTCCCTTATGTGGATGTGCTACGGACCAGTTCCAATCCTGATTTGCCACTTACGATAGGTGAATATAAAGAGTTTGGAAATCCACGTGAAATCTTGAGTCAGTTCAAGGAATTAGTAGAGGTGTCACCGGTTAATACCGTCCCCTCCGACGGGGCTCCTGGTGTGTTTGTGATGAGTCATGTGGGATTGTTGGACAAACAGGTGTATGCATATGAATCATTCAAATGGATTCAGAGACTACGTGGACTAGAGCATGGTGTAAACGATTCATCTGATCCAAAAGGGAAATATGTTACCTTTGAAAGGCATGAAGCACATACGTATGATATTAAACATCTTCCGAGATTTCGTTCGATGGATCTGGCGATTCTGGAGGCATGGGTAGAAAAGAAACTCCGATAGATCTTTTATCCGCATTGCGTAAAAATAAACGAAGGGTATACTATAGAAGATGACTGATAACGACAACACCAACACCCCCACCCCCATGCCCCCCGCCCCCACTGGTGGCCGTCGTCGCAGCCAGCGCCGTCAAGGCGGCTCCCGTCGTCGCAGCCAACGCCGTCAAGGCGGCTCCCGTCGTCGCAGCCTCCGCCGTCAAGGCGGACAGCGCAAGAGCCAAGGTGGCAAGCGCAAGAGCCACGGCAAGCGCAAGAGCCACGGCAAGCGTAAGAGCCAGCGCAAGAGCCGTCGTCACACTCGCCGCCAATAAATCATTTGATTAATTGTTCAGGTAAATAATTTATTCAGTAATTACTATTTATCTATATATTTCTATGCGATGTATACACTCCATTGATTTATATACACTCCGGCCCCTCTTTATGATGATTAACCGTTTATGCCATTTCATGTTTAGGATCCTTCTTTTAATAAATGTAAAGTTTGTACTAATAAGTAGAGATGATTCTTAAGGTAACATTATTTGGTCTTATATTATTGCTGATCGCAGTTATTTCCGCATCCTATTATGCGAATAAAGAGGGATTTGATAATTTACCTGTACCTACGTCTGTAACTGCTCCTATAGCTACGCCTGTAACTGCTCCTATAGCTACGTCTGTAACTGCTCCTATAGCTACGCCTGTAACTGCTCCTATAGCTACGCCTGTAACAGCTCCTATAGCCACACCTGTAACTGCTCCTGTAAAAGCAGCAGTTCTTCCTATTGCACAAGTACCGCAAGTACCGAAAGGACAGCAAGGACAAGTAGCTCCTCGTGACACTTCACCATTGGCGAGTCTTATGCCACACAACATGACATACACGCCTACCATAACGCCGCAATCCTCTGTTACGCCTCAAAGAACGGATGTACAAGCGCAAGTAGAAATCAGTGATACGGGATACAATGCCATGTCTCTGCAGCAAAAGTCAAACTTACTGAAGACGATTCAACAAATGGTTAAGAATGAAGTGCTTGCTACTCGTTCTACGCAACCGATAGATTCAGATGATGATTGCTCTTCAGCCTCTGCTTCGGAAGCTCAAGGCAATGAATATAATCATAAAACAAAGAAAGATATGTCGCAATATATTAAAAAAGATTCTATTCCTTGCGCGGGGTGCACGTTGGACTACTAAAGGGGGACGCAAGCCTCCCCCTGACCCCCTGACCCCCTGACCCCCTGACCCCTGACTTCTTACTTCCTAAACACGAAAGAATGTATCACAATTTCTAAAGATATAACCTACATCTCTTTCTAAAAGAAAGTATAATGACTGTAAAAACTAATCTTCATACATGTTCTGAAATATATTACATATACCGGTGTAATACAATTAAAATATCTAAAATACTACTACAACGTGTCATTTTTAGATATTCAAGACAGGGGGTTAGGGGGAGGCTTGCGTCCCCCTTTTTTTCTAAAAAGTGCAAGTAGTATGATCCCCTTCTTCGTATTACTTTTTGTTCTAATCGTGATCTATCTATTTGCATCATCCGATGCTATGGAAGGATTTGATCCAATGAACCAAATGCCGTCGCACACAGTAAAAGTCCCAGTAAGCAAGGTACCTGTATTGGTTCCTCCTCCTCCGGCTACTACTGATACTGCGAATAAGGCTATTACTAAAACCCTTACAGATTCATCGAACTGCAATACAATGACAGGAAAGGCCACAGTAAGTCCCCGTTTGGTTCCTGGTGATATTCCCGTGGCACCTTATCAGCAAATCGGAGCAACGAACCCATTACCCTATCAGGATACTTCCCTTATTAAGGCCAATCGTCAACAGCTTATCTCTCTCTTAGAGCTCCTAAAAGGTTTTCTAGCCTTTGAGGCACAAGAACTGTCTGAGAAATCGGATCCCACCATTCAATTGCCCTTGGCTACTGCACGAAGTGACTTTCAAGTGCTACAGAGTGAAGTATCGGTACTCAATCGTAATCCTGGTGTGCAACCAACCATTACGCTATCGCATTTGAATGACATGAATTCGAATCTGGCATTCTTGCAAAAACAGGTTCGCCTAATCGGCTCGGCTGGAGCTCTTCAAGGCCCCATCTATCCATTTACAGAGGAGGGATTTGAAGGATCACAAGGTCCTGCTACCTTAGAAGACCTGGAAGCATTTGTTACACGCATTCAAGGTGAAATTCTCCGTCTTTCCGCCAGTGGAACCACCGATCCCACCATGACATCTCGCGTAGCTGCCTTAACACAAATGAAGAATGACGTACAAACCATTGTGGATCAAGTAAACAAAGGGACATTAATGCGCGTAGAGATTCCGATCATGAAAGACGACATTGACAAAGCCCTGCCGATCTTAGGAAAACCGAGCGAACCCCTGCCACAACTGCTAAAGGCTGCGAAGTTGCCTGCTGGACTGGCGAATGCCCTGCCATCAAATGTTCAAAAGGATCCTGATACGATGCGCGAAATTAGCAAGTTGGTGGACAAGTATGGGGATCAAATTGTAAAAGGTATCACCGCTACCTTTCAGGTGAAATATGCGCCTGCAGAATCGCATCAGGGTACTTCCACCATTGATCAAACGGGATTTCCATCCTTAAATGATTTGGAAAATGTATCTAATGCCAAGTTTAGCCCACATGATTCTGGTGCCCCTGTCACGGATCGATTGGCAGCATTGCCCGCACAGGCAGGCCGAGGCCCCTCGCATTTTGACTGGAAACAACGGGCCAAAGAAATTGAAGCACAGATTAAAAAGCGCGGTCTGAAACCGACCGATTTTGGCGTGATGCCTTTAGAAAAAGTCTCCGCCGATTTCTCGTGGAAAGGCTATGCGCGTATGATTTGCACACGCTTACAGGCTACCACCGACCCATCGCTCCCTGAAACCTGCGGATGCCCTCCGATGAACTGGAAGGGGTGGAGAATTTCTAAATAAGAAGTAATAAGAATGACAGAACAATTTGTGGTAGAATCTGAGATTATTATTCGTGCAGTAGACAAACCCTTTCATGAACGTCAAACGTTAGGCGTGTTTGCGACAGCAGATGTTGCCTATCAATTTATTGAGAAATATGTTGCAGACAGTAAGGATTTACATACGTATTTCTCGCGGTCCATTATCTGCTCAAAGGATGATTACCTGGAATGCATTGAAACAGGAAGATTGGTGGGAATCAATATTGTATTGGGTCAATTTGAGGACATGATTTATGTACGAAAGACCCTTATTCAGTAAAACAAAATAAATAAAAACCCAGAACAATTAGTATGACACCGTCCGTCATTCATATCATAGGAGTCTTTATTATCGGCCTTGCCATCGGTCTGTTGTTTTCAAAATTCATGCATATGGAGGGATTTCAATCACAGTACGCAGAATCGTGCGACAGTTGCGGTCAGGTTTCGCCGTGTCAATGTCCGACACCGAAACCGTCAAAACGCCACCCACATCCGGCATGCCCTGAATGCAAACAGCCCAACATGAGCAAGTATGTATTGAAGACCTCCATCCCGCCGTGTCCTGCGGTACCTGATCTGAGCAATTATATCTTGAAGAGCGAATGCCCGCCTGTGCCCGATTTGAGCAATTATGTGCTAAAGTCTTCCATTCCGAAGCAGAATCCCGTTATCCTCGATTGCTCGAAGTGTCAAAAGACCAAGGGCGAATGCCCGCCGTGCCCGCGCGCGCGTTGCCCTGAAGTGACTTGCCCGCCGGCGGCGAAGTGCCCGACATGTGCTCCATGCCCTCGTGCCTCTTGCCCTCCGGCTAAGGTAACATGTAAGGCAGATGGTGGATCCGATTCGTCTGATTCACTCATTCGTCCTTACCTGGCTCCGATGAGTTATCGCGGGTTTGGCATGGAATAAGGGGTGGGGACACAAGCGTCCCCACACCCCTCTCTTTTTGCACTTCTTATAACTATACTTATTTTAGGTAATAGTACTATATTGTTTGTATACCATATAATATTTTATCTTCATAATAGCTCCTCCATTAGCTCCTCCACTGTAAATAGGGATGGACACTCGGTTCTGGGGTCCGTCAGGATGGAAATTACTCCATCTTATATGCGCATCCTATGAATACAGCGCCGAGTCGGCAATTAGTTATGCGCGTTTCTTTGAAACAATTCCCTACATTTTGCCCTGCAAATACTGCCGCGCCTCTTTAACGGATTACTACCGTCAACATCCTTATTCCATCGGCGGTTTAATAACAAATGGGCGTAATGACATGAATCCATCCTTAGATCTTCCCAAATGGATGTATACGATTCATGGTTGCGTAAATGCCAAGCTAAAAAAGCAAGGATTACAACGTGGATCTGTCGTACCAAGCCCGCCCTTTGCACAAGTAAAGAAAACCTATAATGATTTGCGAAAGTGTCCATGGGATGAACAGTTGGCACTCCTATGGGACTTTCTCTTTGCGGTTGCGTATCATCATCCCACAGAAAAGGCTCTTTTTACCAAACCTATGCCTGAGTGTCCCAAAGACGTGCATCGTTGCACCGATCCATGTGAAAAGAACAAATGGAATGTGTTGCCGTTAAAAGATCGTGTGGAGTGGTTTAGGCGGTTTTGGTTCTTCCTTCCGGCTGTGTTACCTGCTGAAATGGCTACAAACTGGCTTAACCAGCAGAAGAAGAATCCTCCGACTTTATCCACGAGACAATCCTCATTAGCCTGGTTGTGGCGGATGCGGTGTGGACTGGATGTTCATTTTAAGGATCCTTATACGACGATCTGTAAAAAGATTGCTACCTATTCAAGTGATTGTGGGACAAAGAAGACAGGAATTACTTGTCGTAAGCATAAGAGTCATCGTAGCAAACACACGAAAAAAAGAAGACACACCCTGTAATAGCAAGTATTCGCAAGATGGAATATAAGAAACTCGTCATTTATGCTACCATTATTATATTGGCAGCATTAATCACTTTATTTACATTTGATACCTGGCAAACAGTATTACTTACCACCCTTTTACTCCTTTCACTTAGTTATTTGGTCGTTCTAGGCATGGATCGTCTGACTACCATCAATTATGGGACAATTAAAGAAGGGTTTGTAACAAATGCGGAAGAACTAGAGGAAAAAGACACGAGCGATGCACTTGTATCCTTAGCATCCACTTCCAAGTACGAATGGCTCGGCAATGATGATCTCTTTGATGATTTCTATGCTTCTGTCTTTACCAAGCTCACCCAGAACGAAACCCTGGTACAGGCCGAAACGGGCATTTGTTTGGAGGAGTTCATGCGCACAACCTCCAAGGACCAATTAAGAATTTTGGATGCAGGATGTGGAATTGGTGTAGGGACGTGTTCCTTTGCCAAACAGGGCGTGGGACATACCGTTGGCATTGACAAGAGCCCTGCAATCATTCGGTACGCGAAAGGGACCACCTTGCCGAGTACTACACTGACAGATATCCAGCAACAGAACCTTGAATTTCGTCTCGCGGATTTGAATGGGCCTGGTGCGGCGGGGGCGGCGGAATTTACGGATGCCTGTCTGTTGTATTTTACGGTCTATTACTTTCGTGACCTGGACATGTTGTTTCGGAATTTGGCGCTCTGGGTAAAACCGGGTGGTCACCTGGCAATTGAGGTGGTAAATAAGTACAAGTTTGATCCGGTCTTGAATCCGAGTAATCCGTGGATAGGCGTATCGCCACAGAAGTATGCAAAGGAACGCATTACAAAGTCAAAGATAGTGTTTGATACCTTTGAATATGATGCGGTGTTTGAACTGGAGGACCCGAATGCCGAATTCAGAGAGACATTTCGGTTCAAGGATGGATCGGTGCGACGACAGAAACACAGACTTATCATGCCGAGTATTTCGACGATTGTGAAGAAGGCCACACAGAATGGATGGACGTATACCAAGTACGTGGACTTGATGCCGCTCTCTTTTCAATATGGCTATTTGCTGTTTTTTACACGGAATAGCGAGTGAACTGTATAATTAATGATGAGGACGCTTCTTTAAAGGTGTATTCGTGCGTGGGGACAATGAACGAGAACGCTTCCGTGTATGAGGCACTTGTGGAGGGGGATGTATCATAGCATGTTGTCTAATAAGCCGCGGAGGACCTAGAGGCAATTCAATGTCTTCTGCTGCAGGCATATGCCGTGGCGAGTGCGGATGCACATGTACACCGCCTCTTGTCACGCGCCGTGTGAATCGTTTCCGCGCGCGGAATACTTTTTTGGTTTGTTTACCAGCCATTTTATATAGTGATGATAAAATAAATGCATATGTGTGCTACATGTTGTAGGTATCATATGAATGGTTAATGCTTTCTGGTGCTGAAAAATGCATTATCTTTATTTGCGTTTGTTTTGCTTGCGCTTCGTACGTGTGCTTCTCTTTTGTTTACGCAAGGTACGCTGTTTTTTGTGGCGGGTGCGGCGGCCACCTGTCTGTTCTGGTTTACCTTCGCCTACACATACCTTATATTTCATGCCTTTTGCTGAAACGCTGGCAGAAGTTCCATTACAATTGGCGTTTTTGGCATTTTTGGCAACGACTTGGTTGGAAGGTTTTTTGACAGAGTTGTTGGCAATGACAGGGACTTGGTTGGCAGCGACAGGGACTTGGTTGGAAGGTTTTTTGACAGAGTTGTTGGCAACGACAGGGACTTGGTTGGCAGCGACAGGGGCGACGACAGGGGCGTTGGCGTTGGCAGCGACAGGTACTTGGTTGGCAGCGACAGGGGCGACGACAGGGGTGTTGGCGTTGGC